ACTTTTTATATAAATATAACTAACTCAATAAATAGTTAATCGTACTATACTAAAAATTATAAGGTCTATTGGTGAAGTGGCTATCATACCTGCCTGTCACGCAGGAGTAGAGGGGTCGGAACCCTCATAGACCGCATTTGTTTTATTAACTCCACCGAAAAACCCACAAATCTTTAGTTTGTGGGATAAAAGGTTTGATTAAACATTTCTTAATTTAGGAATATTTATTTACGTGAGAGAGCAAATACGCAAAATTCTAAAAGAATTAACTTCAGGTGACGGTCCTGTAACCTTTAGTTTTAGTTATATGAGGGCTTATAAACCAACATACGCTCCGTGGAGGGTATACTTCAACGACTTAAAAACCGAAGAAGGCCAATATTCACATGGTAAAAATACATATATAAATTTGATTGGAAATAATATTAAGTTGACAGGTATTACTCCTACAGATTTTAATTTTACGAAAAATGGAGAATCGGGTTACGTTGACTATTGGAAACTTGAAGAAATAAAACCTGATATTCGTAAAATTTTGTTCGGTAGTAAGGATAGTGGAGAAGTAAAATCAACTTTAATTAGGAGTGCGTTAAAAAAGGCGTTTCCAAATAATTGGAAAGAACAAGATGAAATATATAGCGCAGGTATTAGAGATATAAATACAATAGGTGAGAGAACGGGTAAGGGTGAGTCATGGTCAATTATGAATTATTTTGATACAAAAAAAGAAGTACAAAGAAAAATATCACAAAAATGGAATAATGAAGGTAACGGAGATTTAGAGGAATGGTTAGTGGATGTATTTAAAAACGACAAAGATTTTATGAAAGAGTTGTTGGATATCCAATGGAGGTCAATAGAAAATGGTTATAATACTGAGGTATACGCCTCAGAAGTAATTTCTAATCATATACCAGGTAATGTTGAGTTGTTTCCTCCTGGTTCTATAATTGACCGACACAAATCAATAGACATGATTATTGGGGGTCAGAGTTTTCAAATAAAACCTTTATCTAAACTCCTCGTAGAAGACGGTAAATATTTTGTTAAAACTTATGGTATGAAGAACGACTATAAGAGTAAAAGTATTGATTATATTGTTTATGCAAAAATAGGTGGTAAGGTATATGTTTTCCCTAATAAAAACTATGAAGTAGGTCCTGGAGGTAGTGAAGTGATACATTTTGAAAAACCTGAAGAATATTAATACCTTCAGTTAAAGATTAATTTACGTAGATCGAAAAAAGTCACATCAAGATTTGGAAAGATCAATCTCCTGCCATACCTTTGTGGTGTTAAAACAATCACACCATGAAAAACGTCATCTCCAACCCCCAAAACCGGATTGGCCGTGTAACCAACAACTTCGACTACGAAACCGTAGCGAAGGTCGTAAAGGCTCTGAACCGTGAGGCGATGTATACTTCTTGGTTGGAAGTGTCACCCGACTCTTTCAACGTCCAAACACTCAAGGACTATACCACCGTCGTGATGAACCAAGCATTCACTTCCTACGAACAGGAAGGAGTGACCAACTTCGGGATGGGTGGGTTCATTGTGGACATCCGAAACCACGAAGACAAGGTAAACGTAAACGTGGCTTACGTGATTGATGAGATGGACGCCTACTAAATAGTAGGCTCCTCTCCCCTCCCCAAAAATATAGAATAGAGGGAGGGGTTGAAACTTCAGAAGATTTGTTGTATGTTTTGGGTGTTCTTTGACATATCGGAATAATCATGGCCGGATGATGAAATTGGTATACATGTTTGACTTAAAATCAAATGGACCGAAGGGTCCGTGCGGGTTCGATCCCCGCTCCGGCTACCGCAACAATTAAAACAAATGAAAGTAATTTTTATGGATCACGATGGTGTGATCTGTTTGGAATCTGAATGGGGTTCAAGATTCGATAAACAAAAAAAATATGATCCACGCCCCACCATCAAAGAAATCCCAATCTTGGATAGGTTTGACAACTTCAATCATAGTTGTGTTGAATGTCTGAATCAGGTCATCAGGGACACCGATTGTGAGATTGTAATTTCTTCTGATTGGAGAACATGGGCAACTTTGGAAGAAATCGGTGAATATTATGAAAGTCAGGGGATCATCAAAAAACCAATCGGTTTTACCCCTTTCATCGATCGAAGTGAAGTTCCACCTGAGTTCGAATTTAAGATGGGTCTTGGGTTAAACCAAACCCGAGTTTTGGAAATCAGAAAATGGTTGGACAATCATCCTTACGTCGCATCATGGGTAGCAATCGATGATATGAGACTTGGAGAACAAGGGTGGGGTTTGGAACATTTTGTTTTGTCAACAGATCACAAAAATGGAATTTGTAATTCCGAAGTTAAAACCTTATTGATCGAATATTTGAATCAACCGGTTCTTATATTGTGACAATAAGTTGGAAGGTTACCCAAGAGGCCGAAGGGGGCGGTTTGCTAAACCGCTAGGTCGGGAAACTGATGCAAGGGTTCGAATCCCTTACCTTCCACAAAAAAATAATGTTATGATCAAAGTACTCGGAAATATTCCAACCTCTGAATTTGGTCTTGCTTGTTCGGGAGGGGTTGACTCTATGGCCGTCTTGGATTTTTTGAGAAGATCAAATTATAATCCACACGTCCTTTATTTCAATCACAATACAGAACACGGTGATGATGCTGAAAAGTTTATCACCAAATATTGTGAGGAAAACGGTTTGAGTTTGTTTGTTGGAAGGACGGATCAAAAACCAAAATCCAACAAGGAAAAGGTGTGGTCTGATTTGAGGTATAAGTTTTTTAGATCATTTGATTTTCCAATCGTAACGTGTCACCATTTGGATGATTGTCTAGAAACATATATTTTCACTATGACGAGGGGGTTTCAATCGGTCATCCCTTATCGTAAGGAAAATGTTATTCGTCCTTTTCTTTTGACTGAAAAGTCTGAGTTCGAAAGTTGGTGTAAAAGGAAAAATGTACCTTTTATTCAAGACGAATCAAATAACTCGGTGGAATATTCAAGAAATAGAATCAGACATAATATTATTCCCGAACTTCTAAAGGTCAACCCCGGTCTTAAAACTGTCGTGAAAAAAATGATCAAGGATTATGAACAAAAACATAATACTGTATATTTATAAATAAAAACATGAAAAAATGTATAGTATGTGATATTGAATTATCTGGTCAAAAAAAAATGTATTGTTCTGGCGCTTGTAAACAAAAACATCACTACCATAGATTAAAAAAACAAACAAATACGTATCATTCTCAAACAATTAGGGCTTATCGTAGAAAACTATCCTTGATTGAACAAGCTGGAGGATCTTGTAAAAGATGTGGTTATAATAAAAATATAGCGGCATTAGAATTTCATCATATTGATCCAACACAAAAAGAATCCAAATTAGATATGAGGATACTTTCTAATCGTAATATTGATTACATAAATCAAGAATTTTTAAAATGTGAACTCCTTTGTTCGAATTGTCATAGAGAGGAACACAATCCCGAAATGAATATAGAATTAGTTTCAGAAGTACTGAAAAAAGGTTTAGTTTAATTTGGTTAATTAATCCAAAATTCATATCTTTGTGGTGTTCTTTGAAGTATCGGAATAATAAAAAAACCCTCTCATAGCTCAATCGGTTAGAGCGGCGGTCTCATAAACCGTAGGTCCTTGGTTCAAATCCAAGTGGGAGGACTATTTGCCTCTATAGCTCAGTTGGTAGAGCAGCTCATTTGTAATGAGCGGGTCGGGGGTTCGAGTCCGTCTAGAGGCTCGTTTGCAGGAATATCTCAGTTGGTAGATCGTCAGACTTCCAATCTGATGGTCGCGGGTTTGAATCTCGTCTCCTTCTTACAGGTCGAAAGTTCTTCACCTACAGGCTAGTTGGGCCCTTCCTCTTCAGTGAAAGAGGCTTGTTGGGCCCTTCCTGGCGTGTTGAACTCGACCCTTTTTCTCCCTTAGCTCAGTCGGTTAGAGCGGTTGACTGTTAATCAATAGGTCCTTGGTTCAAGCCCAAGAGGGAGAGCAAAAAAATAAAAATTATCTGAATCACTATGAAAAAACTAATCAACATCACAGGATTTGCATCACTCACACTCTTCATCCTGTCATTTATTGTTTTTTTAACTTGTATCCTTTGGGATGTGCCACTCGACGGTACCCTACTTCACGAGCTAATCAGATACTCTCTAGTGGGTGGGTTGACCCTTAGTTACATTTGTTTTTTCATGTTTGTTTATCGAGAGTTTAAAGACTAAAAACACAGTCAGGTGGCGGAATTGGTTAGACGCACTCCTCAAATAAGATGTGTATAGGCTACGCGCTAATCCTATACGTACAGGTTCGAGTCCTGTCCTGACTACTAAAATAATAAACTAATGAAAACAATCTTTATCGGAGATATTCATGGTCGAGACATATGGAAAAAAATCGTAGAAAGTGAAAAACCTGATCGGGTTGTTTTCATCGGGGATTATTTTGACAGTTTCGACATTGGATCAGCAGAGCAACAATATAATTTCAAGGAAATTATTGAGTTCAAAGAAAAAGGTGAATGTGAGGTTATTATGTTGATTGGTAATCATGACTTCCATTATATCAACACTTACGAAGTGTATAGTGGATTTCAACGGAGTGCAGGACCGGCAATTCAACTTCTTATTAAAGAAAACCTACACCACCTTCAAATGTGTTATGAGATGGATAATATCTTGTGTTCACATGCGGGTATTGGTTATGATTGGTTGGTAAATCAAAATAGATACAAGGAAGGAGAACCTATCTCTAACTTTGTAAATGAAATTTGGAAATACAAACCACGAAATTTTGAATTCAACGGAATATTTGATCCAACAGGTGATGATATCATGCAAACACCGATTTGGATTCGTCCAAGAAGTTTGATGTCGGGAAATAAAAATACTTTTTTGAATGATCAATATATTCAAGTCGTGGGTCATACAGAAGTTAAAGAAATGCCGATGAAATTGATGTTGGAAAATAAATTATTTTTAATTGATGCTTTGCCCGTTGGTAATTACTTGATCTACGAGGAAAATTATTTTATGATTGGTGTTGTAAGTGGGTAGGTTTGTCCGTGGTAACGGTCTGATGGGGGAAACCCTGTCAGACTTCCTGAACTAAAATCCATCACAAGGTCCCTCTCTTGGGTGGGCTAATGGGGGAAAAAACGGTCATTTTGGGGGTATCGCATAGTGGCAATTGCGGCTGACTGTAAATCAGCTCCTAACGGTTCGGTGGTTCGAGTCCATCTACCCCCACAAGTTATATCGAGAAATAGTTCAATTGGTAGAGCGCTGCGTTTGGGACGCAGAAGTTGTGAGTTCGAGTCTCGCTTTCTCGACAAGGAAGAGTTCTTTGACATTAAAAAAATTTAAAAAATGACAATAGAATTATTAAATTTCGTGGGGGGTATGATACTATCAGGTTTTATTGGTTTGATAGTGTTTTTAGTTTCCGTGAACAAAAAAATCAAATTGTTGCAAGAAAAACAACAAGAAATAGATGACATAAGAGAACAAATGTCATACGATCATTCCAACTATGCTCGTGATCGTGAAATGATGGATAGACGTGTTTCAGAAGTTGTTGATGATTTGTCTCGTGAGCTTGACTTATCAAAAGATCACCTTCACAGACGAATCGATGAAGTTGAGATGAACTTTAATCGTGATTTGGACAGTAGATTAGATAAACTAGAAAACCGATTGACTAATCGTTATGGGTCAATCATAATGGGTGAATAAATAAATAAACAAAAGAACTCTTCCTTTTCTTTAAAATATTTGGTAATTCGGTGAATTGGTTGTATATTTGTTTCACTGAAGAAAACCGATATGGAAAACCTTTTTGATTTCTACTCTGTTGAGATTTGTTCTCCTCGCAAACGATCTATCTACAATGCGTTGGGTAAGAAAGTAAGTTATTCCGATGGTCTCAAAAGTCGTAAGGTTCAAAGTAACTCTGTTTTTCCGAAATATGAATATTCATATAATGTAGGTTTCTCTTCTATCATGAATTCTTCACCTGAAGAAGCATCCGCTAAGGCAGATGAGATCGCAAACAAATATCGGAATTTGGAAGATGTCCGAGTATTGATCAAATATCATTGTCGGGATTGATATTAATGACCTCTTAACTCAGCTGGCTAGAGTATCACACTTTTAATGTGAGAGTCATGGGTTCGAATCCCATAGGGGTCACTTTTTTTTCAAAATAATTTGTCTATTGAATTTTTTTTACATATATTTTTATAAAAAAAATGCAAAGTTATAGAGTTCTTGTTAGTGGTTGGGAGAACCACTTTCGTACATTCGGGTTAGATAAATCTGATATTGAAACAATCAAAGATATTTTGATGAAAAACGACACAAATGATATTGTGTCCGTTTATGAAGAAATTGAAACCATGCTCAGTCTTGCAGGTATGGAACTTATGGATATTTCACGACCACATTTCAATCTTGAAAATCTTTGGTTTAAAGTTGAAGATTCCGATAATAATGTGGTTTGTGAATTTATCGGAACCGAAATCAACAATCATGAGGAATTTTATGATGAAGAAGATTTGTCAGAAACTTTCGATATTATGATAGATGAAGAATTCGAAAATGTTATGTTGTTTGTTGACGAATACAAGGGAGGTCTTTTTGAATTGAATATCGAATCCGACACAGTTCCGGTTCCATCAGATTTTTCATTTGTAAGCGGATCAGTGGTTGCACCAAATTTCGAGATTGATTTTATCTCCAAAATCTTCTTTAAGGGGGAAATTTGTGCACCTCAATACACATTGGATAATGATCATAAGGGATCCTCTGTCTATATGATAAATGGTGATATTCTATAATATTCAAGTTTGACATTTTCCAAAATCGAATTATATTTTAATAACCAAATGAATGAAAACCATGATTGAGAATCAAACACCATATCTTGGAAAGGTAAAATTCAGGTTTCAAAAATCTCCGAATTATATCGGAAAAAGTATCCTGAACCAAGTTCATTTGGATCTTGGATTTGTTAAGTTGGTTAGTAGGGTTTTTCCCGACAAAGACAAAAATGGATGGATTCCGGACATTAACAAAATTTATAAGATTAACAGATTTACCGGAGGATACATCAGAAAATATTCTTGGTCTCACTCGGGAGAAACCTTTAACATTCCAAATTCATTTGTTTCCAAAGATGGAACTTTGATTGGAGATCTAAGGACAGGTTGGTCGTATTATCAAAACAATTTAAAAGTTTGTGATGATTTCCCAAAAGGTGTTGCGATCAAATACGATGATGTTGAAAAAACGACTCATTATGCTTCTCTGAAATATGGAACACCAAAAATCGTTGGATATGTGACTTCAACTCCTAAAGGAGAATCATTATTCAAAATCGGTGATAGATACTTCGAATCCGATTATATTCCAAACATTCAAGATTATGATGAACATGAATGGAATAAATACAATTCCGAATTTATTCAATCGATAAAAAACGCAAAAGATTCCAACGAAAGAAAAAAGATTGAAGAAGCGGGAATCAAAAATTTTATACCGTTCTCAAGGTTAGGAAAAGAAAAGATCAAGACATTGTCTGAAGCAAAACAATCTGCAATAAATCTGTACACCTATCTTTCGTCATGACCAAGACTGCCGGAAATATTATAGTGGAGGAAATCAGAATTGGTGACATTCATTATGAATATGATGGCCCAATTGGTATCAAATGTCAAGTAATCGAAATTCCAACGCAAGATCAAAACGGAAATTGGACGTGGGTAAGTAAAAATTTAAAATCAGGTAAATTAATTCATTTTTTTGTTAGCGAACAGTATCCACAATTTTCACCAAAGCTTTATGATTATAATGCTTATGATGTAAAAGAATGGATATAAAAAATTTTATCAGAAAAATAAGAATTCTTTGGTGGAAATGTCAAAGAGAAACTTATTGGAATAAAGTCAACAAAAATTGGAGATGATTAAACCACCAACCAAGATCGAGATTAAAGAATCACCCGGTAAAGGGTGGGGTGTCTTCGCAACTGAAGACATCGAAGAGGGTGAAATAATTGAAGAATGTTTAGTCCTGACCTTACCAATTCAAAAGGGTGAGGTCAGTTCTTTGTTTTTGGACTACAGGTTCAACTATCCACAACAAGGTGAATGGACGGAACAAGTATTAGCGATGGGATACGCATCCTACTATAATCATTCAAATAACGCAAATGCTTATTGGAGGGATCATCCGACTCTCAAAGCCTTTCAATTTATCTCAAATAGGAAAATATTTAAATACGAAGAAATTTTTGTATATTATGGTGATGATAGTTATTGGGGTGATGGAAGGACTCACGTAAATATTCTTTAATTACAATAATACATTATATTTATATAAAAATAGAATTTTATTAATGAAAATTAATGGTGTAACACTTACAGGTGGATCTTCAGGAACATCAGGTTCGAGCGGAACATCAGGTTCGATCGGAACATCAGGTTCGAGCGGAACATCAGGTTCGAGCGGAACATCAGGTTCGAGCGGAACATCAGGTTCGAGCGGAACATCAGGAGTTGCAGGTGGTGTTAGATATAATTTCACCACAACCACAACCGATACAGATCCAGGTAATGGTCTTGTGTCTTACAATAACGCAACAATTGCTTCTGTTACATTCTTGTATATTGATAACGTAGACCAGTTAGGTAATACTCAGACTGCGTGGTTCAATACATGGGATGACAGTACAACTACAGCAACTAGAGGTGTTGTAACTCTATATAGTCGAGACACTGGAACAGTAGTAAATCAATTTCAAGTTACGAGTACTGTTACAGTTGCTAGTGGATATTATAAAATTCCTGTGTCTTATATAAGTGGAACTTTACCTTCTAATAATGCCGCTTTAGCTATAGACTTTAGTCGAACAGGTAATTCAGGTTCTTCAGGAACATCAGGTTCTTCAGGAACATCAGGTTCTTCAGGGATTAACGCGTTTCCTGTGGTCAGTTACACTGCAACTTCTGTGACTTTGGGAACGGCAGATGCAAGTGATTATCTTAGGATGAATAATGCTAGTGCAATAACCGCGTCAATACCACCTCAATCTTCAGTCACTTGGGCCAATGACACCGAAATTATTATTGAACAAGCGGGAGCTGGTAAGGTAACACTTAGTGGAGGTTCAGGTGTAACATTAAATTATAGTTCTTTGAGTGCTCAAACCAGAACTCAATATTCAGTTATTGGTTTAAAAAGAGTCAGTCAAAATGTTTGGACAATATTCGGAGATTTAACAACATGAGAACATTTTTTTATTTTTTAGATACCGGACAAATAGGTGACATTCGAGAAGGTAGGTACATGGTTGACGGTTTACCAGGTTGGTTACCTGATAATATTGTCGAAATTGAGTATTGTGAAGACAATACTCCGATATTTGATCACAATTTACAAACAATAGAAACAACTGAACTATTGGACTTGAATCAAAAAAAATTCTTCGTAACACATTCAGTCAGAGATCTAACACCTCAAGAAATAGAGGATAGAAAACCAAAATATAATGATTGTACACCTAGACAATTTAGGTTAGGGTTGTTAGACTACGGAATTGACCCTGATACGATTACAAACATGATTAGTCAAGTACCTGACTTGGACGAAAGAAAAAGAATTCTAATAACTTGGGAATATGCTGTTCTCATAGAAAAAAATAACCCGTTGATTGTCAATTTTGCACAATTGTTGGGTGTCGATCAGTCAGGTATCGATGAAATATTTAGATTAGCAAATCAATATAATTAAATATGCCAAGTTCTATTTTTTCTGTTATACCAAAATTAAAAGGGGCATTTACTCCTTATGATTGGAGCACTTACAATAGTGATATGGAATGGAGAATTGACTTAACAAGTACTGCGTCGTATGTGGGAACCGGAACTTCAGTTACATCTTTAGGTCCTGGTGGTGGAACATGGACAGTTCAGGGAGATCCTCCATTTCAACAAGCAGGTTATGCGAAATATTTCAATCTTGATGGTTCAAGTGATGCTTATTATAGTAATACAAATTATACTTACAGCTCCACTTACACATATTGGGTTTGGGGTGCTTGGGTTTGGTATAATACAACGGCAACAACAGTCAAGAGAGTAATTTTTGGGATAGAAGATTCTTCACTAGATAGCATACAATTTACAGTTAATAGATCCGCTGGTGGTGTCTATGGTATAATGGCATATATGAATAACGCATCAACTCAAACCACTTTTAATACATCAATAAATCCTGATACTTGGAATTTTTTATGTTTTGATCACAACATGAACACAAATACTGTCACACTATATAAAAATGGAGTTTCTGCTACGACTATTACAAGTCAACCAGTCATTAACGTTGCACTTGAAAGGTATGTTATTGGAGCCACGAATGGATCCGGAACCGCAGGGGTACAAGATTGGTGGTTAGGAAGAATTCCCGAAGCTTTTCTCTGGAGAACTACTGCTAATACCGACCGAGCTGCTATGATTTCGGCGATTTATAACGGAACAAAAGGTCGTTACGGTTTATAGAATAAATATCATTTTATAGTATGGATAGAGTTTTATTTTTAGTAAGGGGTGTACCCGGTGCTGGTAAAAGTACCCTTGCACCTTTTTTAACATCTAAACACATCGAAGCGGATATGTATTTCACTATCAATGGTGAGTATAATTTTGACTCATCAAAACTGATCTATGCTCACAAATGGTGTCAAGATACATGTGAAGACATGATGAAGTGGGCTGAACCTAAGATTGTGGTTTCAAACACCTTCTCTACAGAGTGGGAAATGAATGTATACTATGAATTGGCAGAAAAGTACGGATATAAGGTATTCAGTGTGATCGTTGAAAATAGACACGGAAATAGTTCGGTTCACAATCCACCTGATGATGTTGTGGAAAAGATGAGAGATAGATTTGAGATAAAAATTTGATCTCAAAATTTGGAAAATTGAAAAATATGATATATCTTTGTGATGTTCTTTGAATGAGGAAATAAATCGATTGGTTGATGACCATCACCGAAATCCAGTAAGGCATCTGTTGATGTTGTGAACGAAAGTAAGCGGTCATCGTAGAACCAACATCAGACCTGACGAGGAACCTGATGAGAGTTATTATAGGAGGAGACGAACCTCCAAAAAAAGCCAGTGTCGCATAGTGGTCGATTGCACCTGATTTGTACTCAGGATCTGAAAAGACTCGGGGGTTCGAATCCCTCTACTGGCTCTTAATACCGGTGTGGCGGAATAGGTATACGCACATATTTTAGGTGTATGATAATTGTAGGTTCGAGTCCTATCACCGGTACAAAAAGAAAACGAATATGTGGAACGGAGAGTATGAAGATTAAAAAAGGAGTCATCTCTGACTCCTTCTAAACCAAGGTATTTTATCTCCTTTTTATTGATTGGTTTATGATGTGAGGTGGTTAATCTCACAACACGATTAAGATACCAACTTGTTTTTGATATCGTCAAATGTCTTCTGTGTGTTCTTTAACAAATCACCATATTGAGGACAAATCTTATTTGTCAACTGTTGTTTGACCTTTGATTTGAATTCATCCTTTTTTATGTTGTCAATTATTTCAGATCTTAATAGATCTTCAATATCTTTTGGAACACCAACGACATCAAATTTTTCATCTACCATTCCTTTGACCATGGCTTCATACATCATCTCAACAACTTTATTACAATCCGTAAATAGAGCCGGTACAGAATCATTCTCCAAATCTTCAATACTTGTTTCCAAACTCTTCTTAAAGAGTTCACTTTCATTTGGTAACTTCTTCATTAACCATCCTTTGTAAGAATCTTTGATTTTTGGTATGAAAGTCGGATCATCATCATATAAAGATTTCATCAGTTCTACCAATCCTTCTTTGATAAGAACGGAACTATAATTCTGTTTTTTCAAATAATTAACTTCGGATATTAGACTTGATGCTGTCCAAGTCTTTTTGGATTCTGAAAGAATGTTGAATCTTTTGGAAATGATATTCTTATCATTTTCTCTTTTTTGGAATTCTTCTTTTAGAATGTTTTTCATTACTTTACCGTTCATTGACTTTAAATTTTCATTAATCATTACCACTCGGTTTATCATCGAAATCATATCATCTTTATCCATCCCTTGAAGTTGTGTCAGTGTAAATAAAGAATCCGATGAATCTTCTCTACCACCTTTAACATCTTTTACCAATGCGAGAGTATTTTGACATCCTGGTTTTTCAGGATTATATTTATATGATCCCAAAAATACTTTTGATTTGTTTGTTGCATAAAAATTAACATCGACGTATGTTTCTTTATTTTCATCACAATTTGTAACTTTCTGATCTGTAAGTTTTTTCACAAATTTATCAGGTGACACACCCCAGTTACTTTTTAGCTTATCCATCACTTCAACGTCACTTGGTTTGTTTGGATCTAATTTACCCAAATGAAAATCACTTTCTGGATATTTTTCAGATGATTTAGAACTTGACCCTTTTTTACCATCCTCAGAACCTAAAACTGAAGAATCATCCGACCTCTTTCCTTTTTCTACAGGTTGTGGATTCGTCTTTTTGGGTCTCCTTGCTGGTATTTTAGTTTGTTCACTAATATAATTCATTTTTTTTATGATTTTTGATTAATATTCAGATAATAAATATCTTTGTCCATCGGCAACGTAACACCATTTGTTTGTGGGAAAGTCATAAACAACAGGGTATTTTTCAGTGTCACTGACATAAATGAAGATTTCACCGTTTTCTTTATTTTCATAAATTGATTTTTGGATTTCTTCAGGTGCCGCATTTTTAGCCTCTTCAAGTCCCATAAAAAGTCCTCCTCCTGTTGTAACAAATCTATAAATAGGTAAATCCCACAATCCTGCATAATTATTGACATATAGAACACCCAAACCAACAAGAAGTTGTATGAACGCCGGTCCAAAGACAGGGACACCTATTAAAAAACTTAATTTAGTCCAAAAAGTTTGTTTTCGCCACCAAACACCTAGGCCTTTCGCTCTAAAAACTTCATCAAGTTGCTCAACAGTTTTTGCATTTTTCATTAGTCCATTTTCATACCTTTTAATTTCTCTAAGAATTTCATCATCCGTTTTGTTTGCGTAAAGAGGTATTTGTCTTCTTACTTTATCTTGTATATTACTTGGTTTGAAATTCCCTAAAAATCTATTCCACCATCCCGTATTACTTACCGGTGGAGCACCTCCTCTTGTACCTCCTCTAGCAACATCAATCGCATCGTCTATATCGTCATCTAAGTCTCGTACTAATCTTTCGATCAAATCTTTTTCCGATTTAGTTGCATTTTGGAAATATGCATCCAAACCTTGGTCCAACCTTAACAATACATCAGATTTTGAATACCCATTAATGTGGTCAACAATGTCTTTTACTGCTGTCTGAGTCGGGAGTGTTAAACGAGAAAAAATTTTTGTTCTTAGTTCTTTAGCTAATTCTGGATGTTTTGTTGCTATGTCTTCTAATTTCGAAAGTTTAGCAGTGTCGTCAGTCAAGGCCACCAATTCTTCGAGAGGTCTTCTAACATCATCACCGAATTGAGCAACTAAATTATCAATATTACCCACCAAAACATTCATTCCTTTTAATATCTTGCCATAAAAGGCTTGTTCCATTATCAAATTAGACGGCATCAATTCTTTGATTCTACTTACCTCCGTCAGAATATTTTTTTTCATATTTCAATTAAATTTAATTTACTTATTGTTTTTGGTCCTATGATTCCATCTACAGTTAGATCATTTTCTTTTTGGAAATTTTTTACAGCATCTTCCGTTTTTTGATCAAATTTACCTGTAGGTATAATACCCAACTTTTCCTGAATGGTCTCAATCAAATCACCTACACCTTCATAACCTTTCTTTGTGTTGTAAGTGTGACTACCTTTCATCAAAACCCAAATACCTTTCGAAATATTATTTATCCAAGTTTTTTCATTTGTAGTAATAGTTGGAGTAATCTTAGTTTGAGTTTTTGGTGATTCAAGGTCTGTTGTTTGGTTAGGTTTCGTAACTCCGAGTTCTCTTTGTTGAATCGCTTTTAATTTATTTCTACCTTCTTGTAATGTTTTTTCACTAACCTGAATACTTTCAGAAACATCTATATTTTCATCAATATTTTTTGGGTTTACTTGGTATGAAATTATATTGTAAATTTGTGTTGGATTTTTTAATAGGTCAACGAGAGGTTTGAAGTCAGAAAGCATTCTTTTTTCTTCGAGTGTTCTTCTCTCTTCAGGTTTTTTGGTCAAAGTATAAAGGTAATATAAAGAATCAACACCAACAGTTGCACCGTAAATTGGAAATAAAATATTTTTGAAAATTGGTCTATTTGCCGTATTTAGAAGAAATCTGAACGTTTTTTCCAATCCAATTTTACTCAAACTCGTTTTGATTGTTTGTCTAAGAGATGAAGAAACTAAAGAATTAAAAAGTTTGGGATTCTTACCAATTTGAGTCATACCTCTTTTAAGTAGTTCTTGTTCGACTTTGGTCAGTGGAATACCTTTTGCTTTTTTCATGAGAATTTTTTGCAAAGCTTCCTTTCCCCCCTTTCCGAACACTTCTTTACCTAATTTATAAGTTGATGGTCCTGGGATCAAGGCCAACGCAAGAGCAATCGATGCTGAATAATTATCACCTTCAGATGCGTATAAGGCGGCATTTGAAACACCGAAACCTATTGATATTGCATTCATAGCTAAAGCAAAGGGAGGGAAGGGAATCATACCCAACAATCCTGTTGAAAGTTCACCGAACGCCAACCAGTCATGATTATCCCATGAATCAAAGTATTTAAGAATACTTGATCCATTCGATTCATTGATTAAAAAACCCTCAAATTTTTTTGAGTTCAGAATGTTTTCTTCTTCTTGAATCAGAATAGATTTCTTGACATCGTAATTTATCAAAAAATGTATTCTTGATATATCTTCACGCAGAACCATATTTTATTTATTTATAAATACTCAGATCAATTAAAAAATTGAAACTTGTATTACTTAATTTTGTGTGATTTGGAAGTTTTGTATTTTTAAACCACCGTATAAGGTTCATATCCTCTCTTGAACGCATCATTCACAATCATAACTATTTGGTTTTTCACATCCGGGTTGTTTCGTAATATATCGACCACATTTCCATTTCTGTCGGTCAAAGATATTGAACCACTTACATTCACATTCATATCTTTAATTGAAACTGACTGTTCTTGTTTTTGAGTATATGTTGTATTTTGTTGTATGGTTTCTAAAACAGCGGATTGTTTTTCCATTATTGGTTGGAAATTATTTGAAGGCTGTGTAGTTGTTTGGGTTGATTCATTTGGTTTCTGAATTAATGAATTATTCATCTCTTGAAAAGGCACTGTAATCCCTTTGTTGATTTCAGCACCCAAACCTGTTGTTGTATTGGTTTTATTAATTTCAGCACCTAAATCTTTCGTTGTATCGTTTTTATCAATTTCACCACCAAGTGTGTTTCTTTCAGGAAAAACTTTTTCTTTGATATATTTTGTCAAACTATCTAACGCGTCTCTAAATCCTTTTGTACTTTCTTCAGGTAATTCAAGATGTTTACCAAATTCAGTTAAGTCTTCTTGAAATAAGTCTATTGTGTCATTTATAAGTCCTTTTATATCTTCACCTGTTACTTGTTCTTTATTGAAAACTTCTTTTACGTTCAAAGCCGTCTGAGAAATTGATTGAGTGACATCATTCACTGAATCTTTAAGTCCCCCCAATACCTTTTCCACCTCTTTACTGTCAAATGCTCCCGCAGCCACCTTTAATAAGGCTTCTTTACTTGTCAAGATTTTAAGAGTGTCATTTAAAGACTTCATTTCCAAAGTATTCGCCCTTAAAATATCTTGTGGATCCATAGTGGCCTCGGCTTGTTGTTCTTTCAACTCATTCATAGCCTGGGTAATTCCGGCCTCATCAGTCAATTGTATCTCTCTTGTCTCTGTACCTTCTTTCAGTTTTACAACAAGTTCTCCTTTTTCATTGATTTCACTAATGTTTGCAATGAATTGTTTGTCCTCGTCCGACATACCAGCCAAACCACTAAACTCGATCTCTTCCAACGCCATCATCTGTCTTTTTGAATTGACCGCCGCGGTTGACAATTCATCAATATCAAGACCCATCATTTTTGCTTGTTGTCTTAATCTAAATCTTGCTTCGGGCGGAATTTCTATCTGTCCAGTTTCTTGGTTGACTGATGCCGCCGCACTTGCAAGATCGATTAAAGAATCCTGAATTGCACCAACATCGTTTAGACTATTAAACATAAGAGCATAAGGATCACTCAACTCTCCGATGTCACCACCAAGAGTCGCGAGTTCCGCGGCAAGTTCAACCGCTTTTTCGGGTCCTCCGTCTAAAATTGTGTCAGCAATATTTACAGATTGTTGAATATCGAATCTTAAAGCTTGAGCTTTGGCCACCATTTTAGCTAAACCATTTATCCCCTTATCAAAACCATATTGATTTACTAATTTAATATTATCACCAATCTCACTAATAAATGCTTTAACATTTAACCCTAACCTTTGAGCTTCCACTGCCATTTTCTCGACGTTCTGAATGGCAGTTAAAGTCCCCATCCCTAAATCTGACATCTGTGCAACCATTTGAGCCATCTCCTCACCACTAAGACCTGTTGCTTTTGCCAATATGTTCATCCTCACGACTTCTTGACTTGTCAACAAATTCATCCTATCCAACTCAGAGTTGAACCCTGCAATGCTTTTTTCTTGTTCATCTAATGTAATACCGAACTCATATAATTCCATGTTTGCGGCAACAAGTGTGTTTTGCATCGCATCGGAAAAATACCTTGTTTGACCAAAACCCGCAACTACTTCGGTGACACTATCTTCAATGTCCATATAGGTTTTTGCAAAAAGGAAGCTTGCCGCTTTGGCCAACCCTATCGATTCAGCAAGAGCAAAAAATCCTTTACCCAAAAAACCTACGGCACTAACACTTTGACCAACAAAATCACTGAAATTAGAGATTTCTTTAACGGCTTCGTTTGTTTTTTCTGTAACTTCTTCTAATCCTTCAACCAATCCACCTGTTCCTTCTGTTGCGTCTTTGATTGAATTTTCTAAATTTTCACCTACGTTTTCTGCCATTAGTAAAGACTATTTGCTTTTCCTCTTGTTAATCCTGACTCCCATTTATACTTGGGATCATTCATGTATGTTTTACCAAAATTTCTTCCACTTGCCCATACGGGAACTGATGGTGTTCCACCACCCGAACTTGTCGATGTTGTCGATGCTGCGGCAGCATCTTCCTGCTCACCCAACTCTTCTGTTGATTCGGTGTCACCACTGAATTCAACATCATCAAGATCCATTAGTTCTTTTATTCTTGAAATTTCTTCTCTTAAAATTTTCATCTTACCAGATAAATATCCGATAAAGTCAAATTAATAAAAGGTTTTCAATTGTTAAGGATGTCTTTAATCCTTTGAAGATTTTGAAGGAATTTCTCTGGGTTATTATATGCCCACTCTTTAATATTTTCAGGTAATTCCTCCTCCTTTATTATTATTTCTATTTTTCTTTTGCCATAACTCTCAGATAACGTGTCGTCCGTTTGGAGAACGTCACCAAAAATGTTGAACAAGTGTCTCTTAAGTTTTGGTAATTGCGCCACAAAACTAACTTGATATCCATGTTCATCCGCCCATTCTTTTAATTTTTGAGTGTCCAAAGTTGACTTCTCGGATAGACCAACAGAACCCCTTAATTTTTCAGGTTTGGTGTTGATCCTAATAATCTTTAAAGAAGGTGTAATATAAATTTCTATTTTATCCAATTGCAAGCCCAAAAACCTCTCTTTAGTGAGGGTAATCTTTCCAATAAGTTTTTTCAACTTATCTAAATAATCTTCTCTTTCGGGTTGATCTGAGTATGGTTTCATACTGATAAATATCAGAAAAAAGTTTTTTCGGGTAGTTTTTTTGGATTAATTGTGTAATATTCATTTAGAAATGAAATCAATTCATCCTCGTCCAACATGATCCAATCTTCAGATTCGTCATCGTCAAATTCATCGGCATATTCTTCAGATTCAAACACAAAATCTTCTATCTCATCACCAATCTGTATACCATATTCGTTTAATATAGAAAATTCAAATGTATCAACTCTACTTTCATCATCAGAATCTGAAGTCAACCTGAAAGTGATTTCAACAGTTTTTAATTGTTCATTCACTTCATAATGGTATATTTCTAAAATTTCCATATGATTAATTAAATTCTTATTTATTTTTATATAAAAGAAATATCTTTATTTTTATGAAAAACCATTTTTTAAACTAAATTAGTAGTAAAATATTCAAAAATGACAATAAAAGAAACGACCATGACCAATGTTTTTTTAATAAAAGAAAACATTTATGAAGATGAAAGAGGTAAATTTTTACAAATTTGGGATGAAATTTCATATTCAGATAAAAAAAATATAAATAAATTCACACAAAATACCGATGAATCATTAATTAAAACGTATTTTATTCAAGACAATATTTCCTATTCAAAAGAAGGGGTTTTCAGAGGTTTACACTATCAAGTTGGGGATTGGTCACAGGCGAAGTTAGTTAGGGTCTTGAAGGGTCGAGTAATTGATTTTGTGGTTGATTTACGGGAAGACTCCCACACCTTTGGTAAGTTTGAATATTTTGAACTTGATGATAAGAGTGGGTTTTCTCTTTTTGTTCCCCCATATTTCGCACACGGATTTTTATCTTTAGAGGACGACACAATTTTTCACTACAAGTGTGGGAATCTTTATAAAAAAGAAAATGAGGGTTCAATTACCCCCTTCGATGAAATTATTAGACACGTATCGGACAATAAAACAACCATCAAAGAAGTTTTTGATTTATTCCTACAGGATACTGATTTAATTCTTTCTCAAAAAGATTCAGAATCACCAAAATTTATGGATAGAAGAATTAATTAATTACTATAACAATCTTTAATGTTGTTTTTAGTTTCTTTGTCTAACTTCTTAATATAATCTCTAATTTCTATTATTAACTCATTTGAGACCTCACCAGTTTCGATCATTCCTACTTCAGACTGAAATTTCTTGATGGCTTGCATCGTGTCATCGTCAAGTAAATTTGTTTTTTCTAAATTACTATCCACCCCAGAATGTTTTAAGAAACACTGTAAAGTCCCAATCGAAGAACCCCTATAACCCTTTTTCAATTTTTCATCTCCAAATTCTTTTGGATTTTTTGACAAATCAACAACTGTTTCTGGATCAATATTTTGATCATTCCTTTTGACTTCCATATGTAAATGACAACCTGTTGATAATCCAGCACCTTTGGTGTTTTTTTCTCCACCTGTACTGGCAATCTCATCATTTTGATTTACCCAATCACCTGTCTTTACAAAAATTTCTTTCAAATGACAATATCTGGTCGAATACATACCGTGATCAATTCTGATCCTACCTCCACAACCATCTTCTTTGAAACCGGCCTCTGTAATTCTTCCGTTGTCAGGTGATTTTAATTTTGTACCACATTTTACAGGTATATCAATACCATAATGCATTTTATTTTTCCCTGTTACAGGATGTTTTCTCATACCATAACGACTTCTGATCGTAGTAGAATTCGATGCACCATAAACAGGATTCGGTATTTCTAACTCCAACAATATTTTACGCAAAAGTTTTTTCATCCAATCTTCATCCTTTTCATCATTTCATGAATCTTTGACTTCTGATTTTCGAAAGATTCTTTGATTTCTTCATCGACTTTGCTCTCGTAGGAACACCCACATTTTTCTTCTGTAAGACCACAAGTAGGACAAACTCTTTCTTCTATTTTGTATTTTTCGGCAACTTCAGATTCAACATAATCAAATTCATCTTCATCTTCATATCCCACCTCATCAAGCATTTTTTCCAAGCTTGACATAAGTTCGGAATATTCCATATCGTCGTATAGGTCAACGGGTTCCTCATCTTCAAAATCATATTCATTTAACTGATAATTTTCGTTGATTCCATAGTTCTTATAAGAAGAAACCTCACCTTTATTGTTGACGGTTATACCTCCCATATCGTTGGCATAACTTTTTTCCTCTAAAGGTTGGTACGATGATGGAACGTTTTGTACTTGGTATCCGTTATAAAATGTTTTGTGTTGAGAAAGAATTGATTGTCTTTCTTCATCGGTCATTGTTGAATATCCTCTCATGGTAATATTTATTTTATAAATATATTGTCAAATGATATTAGAGAGCAAAAATCTTCAGGTAAGAAAAATTATATTGGAGTCAGAGAACAAAGTGACCCCTGTAAAAAAATATCTCGAGGATCTATATGAAGATGGAAAAGACTTTATCAAAGAAAAGGAAGTGGAATTAGGTGTTGATTTGAAGTTTCTTTTGACATTCGGGGCTGCCATCCCACCACTTAGCAAAATATTTACAGAATTTTATGAATTTAGATATCCTGAACTTGATTCAAAAGATATTACACTCTTGGTTATTTCTCTTTTGAGTTCAATTTTCTTTGAAAGAAGAGACCATAAAAAAGGTATTTACGATTCAATTGTGGAAAAAGGTCTTGAAGATGAACTAAAAGCCGGTGAAGAATTTGTGGGAAAGAGAAACTTAAAGATTGAATCTTTCTTTACTAAATTTGGAATTGGAGTTAAAAACTATTCCAATATAATCAAGTTTTCCGCTCTTGTTCCGTTGATGTCCGTGTTGACAAATATGATTCAAGAACAAGAGATGTCAACCAACGATGTTTTCAAAATATTTGCAGCAATTCTTTTGTGGTTTTCTTTTGAAAAAGGTGGAGATTTGGTAAAAGAATTCTTTTCGAATATTCTTAAATCTTCGAAAGAAGATAAGAAATAATATCCTCCACGTCCTCGTCCGATAGTTCATATCTCTTTTTATTCTTTTCAAAATAATTTCTTATCAATTCCTCAATAGGTTTTCCTGTGACCCTAGCTTGTCTTTGAAATCCTTTGATCTGAGCGGGAACTTCAATGGGGTGTTTGTAATAATCTTTTCCTGTTGTTTGTGAATATTCAGGATATTTTTCCAAACTCACGTCTCTATATCCATAGTTCTGATAGATGTGTTCTAACTCGTGAGCAATAAGATCATTCAAATCCGAAATTAATGTATATATTATCGATGGATAATCCTTTTTATTTATCTTGATTAAAACACCGATGGTGTCATCACCCAACAGATCAGCATTTGTAAAATATTCAATATCGTCTTCAATAGTAAAATCAAGAATTACATCAAAACCAAATGGTAATTGACGGAATTTATATTCGGGGATATAATTTTCCGAAACTTCTTCAGGTAAATAATATTCTCTACTCACTTGAGTTTTCACCATCTTAATGATGTCCTTAACAACTTGACGAACTGGTTGGTCAGTGACCGCTTCAGATAAAATATTCATCTCTTATAAGTTTTTCAATATTTCAATTAATTTGGGGTGAGGATACATATCACTCTTGTCTTTTCTATATGAAGTATGAGACCAAATTCCGTGACCACCCAACACAGCAAGATCGTTAAATTCAAAACCATTTATATCACCTCTTTTTGTGTCGTTATACATCCTTTCAGCATATTTTGTGTTCCCACCCATCACCCCGTCGGTAGATAATTTCTTTCCATCCATTCCGACATATCCTCTGTTATTAAGGAATTCCTGTTTTTGTCTAACGGTCATTGACGAAAGGTTTTTCTTTTTACTCAACGCCTCTTTAAGACCCAACTCTTTGTTGATCCCGTGTCTTTGGATAATATCTTTGATTAAAAATTCCAACGATTCAAGTTGGTTTGGGGTATAGTTGTGCCAGTATCTGTAACCTCTAAATGGTTTTCCGAGATCCAAAACTTCTGATTGAGGAACAACAGAGTTCACATAAGTTAAAAACTTTCCATCTTTGGTTAAGGTCAGTGGCCCGTAGTTACAGACTTCAATACCTATGGAATGTTTGTTTACATTGGCATTGTTACTGGTTTTCATCCCGATATGGTGAGCCCAATACTTATCCTCAAACGCTTCATATATCTTTCCATCAAAATCTTGGTTTCCGTCTCTTACAGATTTTCCTCCGATCACATAAGAAGTTGCGATTCTGATGGATTCGTTTTTTGATGTCTTATCTTTGTCCCAACCCGAAATTGTCCAATCGGGTCTGTGACCACCGGCGGTATGGTGAAGAACCAAAATGGTCTTTTTGGTTTCGTTTTTGAAATACTCGTCTTGAGGGAGATTTTGTTTTGTTATATTGAAATCTGACATCGTATTAAAATATAGTTGTTTATTAAAATAAATATAGATTAAAAACTTTCTTTGAATATATTTGTGACATGGAAATGATTGTCGCCGTCAATAAGTTGGGTTATATCGGAAAAGATGGAAATCTTATGTGGAAATGTTCCGATGATTTAAAGTGGTTCAAAGAAGTCACGATGGGGAAAAAATGTCTTGTCGGACGAAAGACCTTTGAATCCCTACCCCCTCTTAAAGGAAGGGAACTTATTGTGGTAAGTAAAAGTGGACTTCAGTTTGAAGATGCTTTGAAACTAAATCCCGATATTGTAATAGGAGGGGGTGAGATCTATCGCAAAACAATTGATTTGATTGACACTCTCTATCTGTCGATTATTGATGATGAACAAATTGGTGATACAAAATTTCCAATTATCCCGAACAATATAAAAATTATAACAAAAAGATTCTGTTAATGGACTTGATTTCAACACACCCAATCAAAAAGTCGGATTTGGGTTTTCACGGAAATTTATTTGGTGGATCATTACTTAAATGGATTGACGGAGCTGCGGCGGGTTATGCAATGCAGTTATGTGACACACCAAGAATGGTGACCGTATCAATTGATAAATGTTTTTTTGAACGACCGGCAAAGGAGGGTCAATTACTTAAAATCTATGGATACCCAAGCAAACTCGGAACCACATCCATAACTCTCTATATGGAAGCAAGAGCCCATAACGTATATACAGGACACCAAACCGTGGTTCTGAAAACAAATATCAGATTCGTAAGGATTGATGAAGAAGGAAACCCAATCCCGATCGGAGAGAAGGGGAGGATCCGAATTGACAAACTTTTGGAAAAACTTCAAATTGGAGGAGAATAAATTTGGATTTTGGAGGAATATTACCTAACTTTGTCGTGTTGAAAGGATAAAAAAAAAATAAGCCCCCATAGTTAAAGGGAAATAACCGAATTCTTCTAAAGTTCTATTCCTGGTTCGAGTCCAGGTGGGGGTACTAATCTTGATCTGATATGAAATATACAATTTGGTCGTTAGGTTTGGTTATGTTGGTATTACAATCCTGTGCTTCGGGCGGATATGTATACCAAAACGGAAAACGAAAAATGGTTCGTCAACGAGACGTTCAAGTGATCCATTCGGGTCACGCACCTAAAGATTTCTTGTTCGGCAAGAAAGAAGTTCCTTGTAGTGTACATTGGTAATAATATGAAAAAATATCTTCAACTTAGTGGAACCATCAGTGGTTCAGTTTTTCTCGGTCGTTATTTTCTATCGAGTATTTTAGCATACCTAACAGGTTTTGGATTAGGGTATTTTATGAAAGTTGAAAACTATGGACTTGTAGTAGTTTTTGCAATCCTGATGTCTTTGGCTATTTATTTTAACCTTGTGAGTATCTTCAAAAGAGTTAAAGCACTTTTTCCAAACCATTTGATGGAAATTATGATCTTCGCCGTTATTGGTAATCTATTGGGTGCATTTTCACATCAAACGGCTATTGTAGGTATTGTGAATTTGTCTTTTTTGATTTTGAACCTAACTTTGATTTTCAAAAATTCTGATGTCGAAAAGCACGAGGGATAGACAGATTAAATTTTCCGAAGACACAGCATATTATGCTATGATCGGAGTAATAACATTGACACTTTTGGTAATTTTATTTTGTTAAAGGTTTTGTTTTTTTGGATTCAAATACTTACCTTTACGTCCTCTAACAACTACCCCAATGAAAAAACTACTTTGGCTCGATGATTTGAGAAATCCTTTAGATCCTAATATGAACTGGCTCTCGTTCTCACCTATTGGAACAGATGTTGAAGTTACATGGGTTAAGAATTACAAAGAGTTTATTTCATGGATTAAGATAAATGGGCTTCCCGACGGGGTTTGTTTTGACCACGACTTGGGTGAGACCAAAAAAGAAAAGACGGGGTATGATGCGGCAATTTGGATGGTGGAGTATTGTTTGGATAATAATCTCAATCCTCCACCTTACGGAATTCAGAGTTCTAACCCCGTCGGAAGATTAAATATTTCAACACTCATAAACAACTATAAGAATCACAGAAAAGATGATAGAATTTCAAGAGTCAAAAAGATTCACAGAGGAGGGAAATGCTAAAACAGCGTTCGTTGATATTGATGAAACCATTTGTTTTTATTCAGGTATTCGTCGGTATGACTTGGCAGAACCCAACTTTGACAACATAAAAAAAATCAACAAACTCTTCGAGGAGGGTTGGATTGTAGTTTATTGGACGGCGAGAGGGTCTACCTCAGGTTTAGATTATACTGAATTTACATTAAAGCAACTTGTTGACTGGGGATGTAAGTTCAACTATCTTAAGTGTGGTGGAGAACACAAACCTCATTTCGATCTTGTGATAGACGACAAAGCAAAACGAATCGAAGAGTTGTGATTTTTCAGGAGAGATGGCAGAGCGGTTCAATGCACCTGACTTGAAATCAGACGTACCTGAAAGGGTACCGGGGGTTCGAATCCCTCTCTCTCCGCAAAATGGTCGGTTACAACTGACCTCTTAGTTTTAAAATGAAAACATACGATATAGTAGTTATTTCTGGCGGTTTTGATACCATCCATAGAGGACATATAAATCTATTCAGAGCCGCAAAACATATGGGATATAAAGTCATCTTGGGATTGAATTCTGACGAATGGTTGGTTTCAAAAAATGGTAAAGTAAATTATTGTTGGGCTGACAGGTCCCACATTCTCCGTGCAGTCAAGTACATAGATGAAGTAATTCATTTCAACGATATGGACGGAACTGCTGTAGATCTATTAACAAAAGTCAAACAACTCTATCCAACCATGAAAATTGCATTTGCAAATGGTGGCGATATGGATGAAGATATTCTACCTGAAAAAGGTTTCTGTAATGCCTATGGAATTGATATGTTGTGGAATGTTGGTCATAAAAAATAAGACGAATTAATTATAAATTAAGACGAACAAAGTTCATATACATTATCTTTTAAAACAAATTTAGTCATTTTCAAGAATTAATAAAATCCCGATATATTTATAAATAAAATTTATTGGGGATGGAATTCTATGATTATTTTGTGATTTTTATGACATCAATTACATCAATAATTGTTGCGTTGATTGGTAAAGATTATTTCAGAAAAAAAGAAGATAAGAAGAGAAAGGACAAATCCAAAGAGGATTTGATGGAACAGATCGAAAGAGATGAGATTATTCATTTAGCGTTAAGAGATGTAAGAAGACAATTTCATGCAGATAGAATTTATATTTGGCAATTCCATAACGGAGGAAATTTTTATACCGAATCATCTATGCAAAAAGCATCAATCACTTATGAAAGATGTTCTGAAGGGTTGGAAAGAAAATCAGAAAAATATCAAGGTGTTCTTGTTAGTTTATTTGCTTGGTATATGAAACAAGTTATGATGAATGAATCTTACTTTTTGGATATGGAAGAAATCGAAGATATTGGAATTCGTTCTCTATGTACAGGAAATGGAACCAAGTCCCACGTGGCAACACCGATGTTCGATGATAAGAACCATTTGATTGGTATCCTATGTATGGATTGGGTATTCAGTTCTATACCTTCAGAAATTGTTACAGATGGAAAGTTTAATCAAGAATTTATTCAAGAAGTAACACAACTTTCAGCATCACTCAAAACATATTTGTGATATTTATATTCAAATATATGTTATGAATAAGAAGGTTCTTGTTAAATATTTAAATTTATTATATAGTGAAGGTCATATCACCAAAGATACTTGGAATACTTGGGATTTATATGAAATAGAATCTTTACCTAGTATTTTAAAATCAGTACCCTTTTGGGATGAGTGGTTTGTAGTAGCTTTATTAAAAATTAATAAAAAAAATATAATAGATGGCACTCTTTCAGAAGACAACGTAATAATTCCTGAAAAAAAACTCTATAGGTTACATTATGTTGTAAAAGAAAATCTGTATCAAGGAACTTATTATGAAGATACCGTAGAGGGTTACGATAAAGAACAAGTTGAACATTACTTTCACTCCAGTGACTTTGAATATTGGGAGGGATCTTCTTTCGATACAGAAACTTATGATTCTGTTGTTTCTGGTGTTGAATTAGAGGATGTTATTCCATTAAAAAATAATAATATTAATGAATCATCGGAGGAAGTAGAGGAAAAGCCATACGGAGAATGTAATTTCTCTGCAGATGAATTCATCAACTGTGTTCAAAATCATTCTGATTTGGAAACTCTTTATATGATGAGAACAATAATAGACGATGAGATTGAAAGATTCGAAAGAATGATCTCTATTGCTAAAAATTCAGATAGAGAACCCATAGGTTTCAAATTCGGTAAAAAATAATTACCTCATTATTGTAACGTAACCTGATTTTTGAATTGGTTTGTTATTCCAAGCGACCCCTGTAATAGTATACACATAAATTCCATCGGAAACAAAGTAGACACTTCCACTATTACTTGCGTTCCACACGGCATCGGGGTCTTCAGATTCCCAGATCAAACTACCCCATCTGTTATAGATTTGAGTTTTCCAAGTTCTCCAACAGTCTGACTGAGTAACCACTCTCCAAACATCGTTTAATCCGTCATTGTTTGGTGTTATAACATTTGGTACGAATGTATGTAAATCCGCTTCCTCACAAATATCAATTTCATAAATACAAGTCCCATCGTCAGAGTTTGCAAATGGATCAAAGTTAAGGGCCGTTGGATCGGTACAACCAAATATAATTTCAGGATCGTATGTACAAGATCCATCTTCTATGTTCGCATTTGGGTTGTAGTTATTTGCTTCGGGATCCGTACAACCAAAAATATCATAATTACATGATCCATCATCAGTATTGGCATTTGGATCATAGTTATTTGCTAATGGGTCAGTACATCCGAAAATCAAAATTGGGTCGTAAGTACAAGAACCATCGTCAACAGTTGCGTTAGGGTTATAATTATTTGCCGATGGATCAGTACATCCAAAGACATCATATAAGCAAGATCCGTCATCTGTATTTGCATCAGGATTGAAGTTGTTCGCTAAAGGATCGGTACAACCAAGAACATCATAAGTACAAGAACCATCGTCAACCGTTGCATTTGGATTATAATTATTCGCCAAAGGATCCAAACAACCTGGAACGGGCATAATACAAGATCCGTCATCAACCGTTGCGAAAGGATCGTAGTTTATTGCTGAACTTATCGTACAACCATAACAAGGTAAATCAATAATAGTTACGAAGGTATTATTCGTTACAATTACGTCATTCGGTGTTTCAATTGAGATAGAAGTAACACCATTTGATAATGAACCTCCGTTGACTTCAACGACATAACTTTGACCAGGTAAAATATTTAAATTAGAAAAACAATATTGTTCACCAGGTATACCATCAGGAAGAATGTCCAAATTCAAACAGAAATTGGTTATAGTTGTATTACCTTCGTTGGATAGTGTGATGTTCATAGCAGCATATGGCGAACCTACATCACACCCTATTATGTCGTAAGAAAAGGAATCAATAGATAAGTCAGTAACATCAACAACCGTCTGACAATTTTCATCCACACGAATTATATTGTCACCAACTGTTACTTCGAATGTGTTTGGTGAAATCAAACTCAGACTGTTATTTATTTGCCACAAAACTACCTCATAACAATTATCAAAATTACCTTGATTATAAGATTCTTGAAGACATGTTATTAATGAATAATTTGATGCTTGGTCTAAATCGAGAGTGATCGTATCTCCCAAAACATAATCAGGTAAATAAGATGATGTAAAATGAAGATAAGTATGTCCTTGATCAGGAGATGGTCCACAGTTGTCTTCTAACAAACTGTTTATACCGATCGTCATGTTATATATACCAGGATTGTTAATTGTAAAACTATTGGGGCCAGGAGGAAAACCTACAGGAAAACAATTATAATCACTATGGACAACAACATCTAATTGCATTTCGGGTTCTGTCCTGAAATCATAGAGCTCAAAATTACAATCACAAAATTGATCCTGATTTATATTTGGACAATCATCACTCAAAGGGAGGAATGAATTTATGGTTTGAGCATTTATAAAACATCCATTTAAATAAACCATCAAAGGACCATAGTTAGGGTTTGGCCAACCGTTGGGTCCTGTGGTTTCATCCCAAAAAGGCCACTCTGTTGCGTTTTGTGGAACCGGAATATCGAAAACAGGTGACGTTACTTGTAGTGTACCATTCGGTTGAATAGGAGTACTTAAATTCATATTCCAAACAGATTGAGGATTCATTGGAGAATCCAACCACCCAAAAGAAAGATGGAATGTCCCATTTTGAAAAGGTGTAGTTCCATTATTTTTTATTGTGAAACTGAACTTAACACCAGGGTTTACATCTATCTTTTGGAGTGTCCCAGGTTGGATAATAACGTCACATTGGGAATATAAATTTACACCTAAGATTAAAAATAATATAGATAAGATGATTCTCACCTAAACATTTCTTTGGTAATTTTATAGGTTTCATCCAACTGAGATTCGATCACCAAAATTCTTTTAGTGCTGTCACCTTCTTGAACCAGAACTTCTCTGATGATGTAAGGAACACCATTCGTTGTTGTGTCCAATTTATTAAGTTCGATAACTGAACACCACCTGTTGACCGGTGTTTGACCATCCCAATCTAAAACAAATGCAGGTTGAATTGTCCAATCATTTGGTTCTGATTGCATTTCTTCCAATGTAACAGCACAGGAGGACAACAAAAAGATTGACAAAATCAACAAGGGAAAGTTTTTCATGTTTTTATTATTTTTTGGATTTTGGTTTCTCGATTTTCGAATGTGGTTCTTCTGATATAGATTCTATTTTGCTCTAAGTCTTCGAATTTAATACTTATTCCTAACAAATCAAAATATTCTACAGAAATAATTTTCATTTCGATAAGTTCTACTTCTTCTACCGAAACAACTTGATCACAAAACCCATCTTGATCATCGTCAACACAACCATTCTCATCCACATGAATTTCAACGAACAACATATTATCAAGAGGATGATCATCAATACCCACACAAGGACCAAACGCGGGGTTAAAATTATTTAATGCAATAATTCTGAACACGTAGGTCCAAGAACCTTGAGGGATTGAGATTTCGGGCATAGTAAGTGTTGTAACCTCTTCGGGTTGTAAAACACCACCCCACGCCGAAGAACTGAACGGCCAAATACTTTGAGAATCTTCTAAGAGACCCCATTGAATTTGAGCGGTCGTGATGGGTTCAGTTCCAACATTTTGGATCGTTAGAATTGGTTGTGGATTAGTTGTTTGTGAGTTAAATTCTACGTCTTGTAGATGTAGATCACAGGGTGCTTGTGACTTTAGAATGTTTGTCGCAGACACGAATAGAATTAAAAAAATCAAATGTTTCATCTTTTCCTTTTTTATATAAATATCGGACAAAGTATGATTATATATTTTTTTCATATTAAGATTAAATCGGAATCAAAAATATTTATAAATAAAAAAAGGGAATGATTGAATACTTCAAAGAAATGATGAGAGACCAAGACGGTCAGTTTTCATCAAAAAGATTTGTAACAGTAGGAGCATTTTTACTCCTGTCTGTTGCATTTTTGGTTGATGTTTTTATAGACATTGATCTTCCCGAATATGTTTGGGATGATATGATGTATGTGGTTGCCGCAGGTATAGGTTTTACTGCATCAGAACGGTTTACTAAAATAATAGAAAGAAAAAAAGAGGAGGAGAATCCCCCTCTTTAAATTTCTATCGATCAAGTACTGATTAGTTCAAATGAACTTTGTGAGTTCTGATTGTACCATCCCTAAAGTGTAAATTAATTAGGTAAACACCTGATGATGTTATTTTATCAGGGTTTATTTCTCTACCCTGAATATCGTATAGAATAATTTTTTCAACGATATTTGAATTAATTAGTTCTCTAATACCTGTTACAGTATTCAATGAAGTCAACGGTATACCATCACAAGAATATCCGAAGATTGGATATTGACACTCTGATTCTTCGGTTGCATTTTCATCGTAATTACAGGAAATCGGATCTATACACCCCAAGATTTCTAATTGGTCACAAACACCATCGTAATCTGAATCAACCAAACAATTCCCAAAACAATCGTAAATACCATTCGGAAAAATACAAGATGCGTTTGATAAGTTCGCATAAAAATCATAATTACACGCCAACGGATCTAAACAACCCCAAATTAATCCGATCTCATCATCGTCACAAATTCCATTATATCCAATATCACTACAGGGTTCCAAAAATGGCACATCTATACAAAAGTTAAAAGTCACCTCATCACCGAAATTATCCTCTCCGTATGCTAATGTTTCACCTGATGAATTGATCAACTCAAAATCCCCACCGAAATCATATCCATCTCCAAACTGATCATATACTGTAAAGTCATAACATCCATTCGAGACACAATCGATATGGATAATTGGATTATCGGGACCTGTACTATATGGACCCCCCTCCCAAATTATATCACCATTAATATTTACCATTTCCCAAGTCGTTTCGTTCGCAAAAAAATCTGGATTCAAAATCAACGTTAATTCTTCCGATGGTAATGATTCGTAAATAATTTCAAGGGTATTATCAGTCATGTAGGAATCTTGATCCAAAATTTGATAAATAATTTCTCCTGTCCCGTAATCTGTAGATCCCATAGGGAACGTAACTGTGACAACGTCAAATAAGTTTATTGGATTTTCAGATGTCCAACTTTTAACAATAAAGTAAGGTGTACCAACAATTCTTGCACTTACTTGAAATTGATGAATTGGATTTAACCCCAAGTTTTGAATTTTAACTTCAGGTTTGATCCCTGAAAACCCACAATTTTGGTAATATGTACCACTTTCAATAGAAAGATTGGTTCCTTCGACAGGTGTACAACCATCGCTAGATAATAAAGAAACTCTCCAAGCATTCATAATTCCTGCACCACCCCTCATTCTATCTTTTTGTCCTTGAGTAAATGTGTTTCTACAAGTTTGTTCACTATAATCCATATAGTTTTGGTATTGTGAATTTGTGATTACACAAGCCGGTGTACAACCCCAACCCACTTTGGTGGGTGGTGTATCACAAACTCTATCTCCTTGAGTTACACAATCCACTTCTGAAGCCGCAGAACTACAATCTTCATAACTTTCAAATGTGTGGTACAAACCTAAGTAATGACCAAACTCATGAGTAAAAGTCCTACTTCTATTGTGTGTTGGTTTGACATTTCCAAAGGAACCAATAACATTGTGTAATAAAACAATACCGTCACGATTGTTGGGGATTGGATAGTAAGCATATCCCTGTGTACCCCACAGTCCGTCATTTCCTTGAATTTCAGAAACTAACCACACATTCAGGTATTTGGTTCTATCCCATGTTGTAGCATTTTTAATATTCAATTCAGGTTCACCTACTTGGTTTGGTGTGAATGAAATACCATTTGTAGAATAATCCACCCATATATTACCATCATGTCTTGTAATTCCATTTGTTGGATTTCCCAAAGGGTCTCTCGACGCCAAACAAAGTTCCATTTCAACATCAACACCTATTCCATCACCCCATGAATTTGGAATTTTTCTTAGGTCTTCGTTGATAATTCTCAATCCATCTAAAATCTGTTCATCTGAAATATTTGTACCAACACCTTCATCTTCACCCAAATGAATTACGTGAAAAACAACAGGAATTGTGTGAACTTCATCTCTATTACCAATATACGTTATTTCGTGATTTTCGGTAATATCAAACATACCCATCATCTTAATGTGATCGAATCCACACTGATCTGACTGCGAAAAACCAATAAAAGAAATAAAAGAGAAAAATACAAGAAATATTTTTTTCATACTTGTGATTGTCTATAATCACAAATATACGAAAAAAAAGTAAAGGACAAAAATATTTAAGAATTTATCTTCTCACATTACCGTTGACGGTAACAAGAAGATCGACAAACTGATTGTCCAAATATTCGGGAGAATTAATTCTCTTAGATGGATCATGATCGGGGCCGTTGATAAAAGGCTTGTCCGTTACATAATTAACACCCCTTAAAAGATCACCTCCGTGATTTTGAAGGAACTTCTTAGTCCAATGACATCTTCTCTTTGCCATTGCACCAGGTGGGTGAACTTGATCTTCACCTCTTACATTAACAACGTTTGGAGTTTTGGATTCACCACCCTTGAGTTTAATGGTTACAACACCATCCTCATAACGGTCGAGTTCTCTTCTGATATCATCAATAAGTTCAAGAAGTTCTCTTTGATCCCTATCCTCGAGCTCGTATTGGTTGGGTTTAAAATATTTTTTGAAGTTTTTGGTCCATTTAACATCGTGCTTGTTGGATTCGGTGATAACCCTGTCAACAATTTTTCTTAAATCATTTTCGTTAAGTTTTATAACTTTTGGCATGACAAATCTTTTTGTTATAAATATATTAATTCTTTGATTAATATTTGGATTCTGAATAAATTTAGATTATATTTGTAGAAAATAAACTTACATGACAACATTCCTGGTAATTTTCATTTCGGCACTGGTTACGCTTATGGTATTGAGGTTTTATTGTTACAAAGAAAATGGACGTTAATATTCAAGAATCAATCAAAAACTATAAGTACAAGAAGTTTGATCATCTTGTACCTGAAGGTTTTGTTCTGATTCCCCAAACTATGTTAGAGGAATTACAAGATTTTGATGTTTGGAAAGAATGGAAAAGTAATTCAGATTTTTTTCAACAACTAATTAGGAAACACATCGATATGATGGATTAAAAAGGTGGTCAAATGACCACCTTTTTTTATTTCAAAACATTATAATAAGGATTGTGAAGATTTATCAAGGGGATCGATCGTATTAATTCTCTGATTCCTGTTTCAACATCGATTGTTGTGTCATAACCAATCGATTTAATTTTTTCGTAACTAACTACATAATTTCTCTTATCAGCATCCTCTCCAACATCGGCATAGTTGAAGTAAGAATTAGGTATTTCTTTTTTTATAAGTTCACATATTTCTTTTTTCGAAAAATTCATTTTTTCAGATCCTACATTATAGATATTGTCTTTCATCTTTTCTGAATTTTCAATCGCAAATACAAAGACTCTTGCAATATCTTTCACGTGTATAAATGTTCTCAAAAAGTGTGATTCATAAATTACGGCATATCCTTCTTTGATTGATTTATAAGTTAGATCATTTATCAAAAGATCCAATCTCAATCTTGGTGAAACTCCGAACGCAGTTGCAAATCTAAATGCAGTACTGTTGGGTCGTTTCATTACTAAATTTTCAGCCCGTGTTTTAGATTGACCATAAATACTCAGAGGGTTAAGGGGGCTATCCTCAGTACATATTCCATCCACATCACCATAATTCGATCCAGTTGAACCATACAGTAAGTATTGATTTGGGGATAAGTTATTTATAATTATTTTTGTTCCATTTGTATTAACATCGAAGGATTCCTTTTCACCTTTTTCTCTACAAATTGGGAATCCAACTAAAGCCGCTAAGTGAATTACAACGTCATGATCTTTCAAACTTTCTTTGAGTAGATTTTCATCCCTTATATCACCCTTGATAAAGGTAAAATTTTCATTCGTTATGTAAGGTAAAATTTTATCACCGTTATTGAAAATCAGTGAGTCATAAACAGTTACTTGATATTCTTTTTCCAACAATAAGGGGATTAGAGTTGTACCTATATAACCGGCACCACCTGTAATGAATATTTTCATTTTTTTTTAATTATTTCATTTAGTTTATTTTTATTCCTTTTTGATAAAAATTTAGCAGGAATTCCAGCATATAAAGAAAATTCTTTATACTCTTGTGATTTGAGTAATGAAAACGCACCACAAGCAAAACCTTGTGGAAGAATAGTATTCGGTAGAATACAAGAATGAGATCCTATTGTTACGTACTTACCTATGTTAACTTCACCAACTTCTCCACCAAATCTTAAATCTTCAGGAACTGAAGGTAAGTCTAAAGATACTTCTTTGTAATCTGAACTAGCGCAATGAATAGAACAATGATTTGAAATTGTAGAATAATCATCCATATATAGATGTCCTTCACCCCCCGATATTGTAACATTCGAAGCGATGTGACAATATTTACCGATAGTTATTCCACATGAAATATAAGTGAAATCATCAATAATTGTTCCATCTCCAATAACACACAGTTCAGGTTTTCTAATCCTTACTGTTTTACCTATTATGACATTCTCACCACAATATTTTAAAGTTTTTTTATCAAAAAAAATATTATCCATTTTCATTTATAATTTTTGAAATTTTATAAATTTCATCGTCAGTTAAATCTTGATGGTTCGGTAAGTAAAAACCAAATTTATCGATTAAGTCACAATTCTCTAAATCATGTCTATCACCTTTCCACATCGGTTTGTGAGCCATATTTCCGGCAATTAATGGTCTAACCTCTATTTGTTCCTTAATTAGATTATCAACAATTTTTTTTCTGTTGTGATTTAGTACAGGCATTGCAAAATTGGATATAAAATCCCCCTCTCTTTCACTCAACGAGAGGATGTTTTTAGAAATTAGATTATTATACTTGAAGAAGTTTTTCCTCCTTTCCTCTGCAAATCTATCTAACTTACCTACCGCTCGAATACCCAAAAAAGCTTGTAAATCAGTTGATCTTAAATTCATACCAGGTAAATAAAAATTGTAAAGAGAGTTGAATTCATCACAATTATATTCTTTTCTAAGTTTTTTCTGAAATTTCGAAGGTAAATCACGGTCCCATCCGTGACTTCTTAACATTAACAACGCATGATAAAAATCATCATCATTTGTATTAATAAATCCACCTTCTATCGTAGATAAATGATGTCCAAAATATGTTGAAAAAAATGAGGCGAATCCGAAATTACCCAAGTAAGTGTCTTGATATTTGGATCCCATACTCTCACAGACATCTTCCAATAATAAAACATCATATTTTTCACATAACTCTACTATTTCTTTCATTTTGGGAACTAAACCTAAAGGAGAGACCAAAATGAAAACAGAAGGGTTCTTTGATTTAAATAAATTCTCTAATTTATCCAGATCACATGATAAGTCATTCAAATTACAATCACACATAAAAGTTTCATAACCCAAAATCATTGGAGAACTAACGTCAGTAACCCAACTCAAAGCAGGTACGATTATTTTTAAATTTTTTAATCTATTCGTTTCTTTTAATGCCAATAAAGTTAGAAAAATAGCAGAGGAACCTGAATTCAAAAAAACAGAGTATTTGGTTCCAATCTTTTTTGCCCACATAGACTCCAATTGTAAAGTAAGTTCACCTTTTGTAAGTCTAGGGATTGGGTCCTGATTTAACCATTCTATGAGGCTTTCTATATCACCTCTGTCTATTGTATCACTTACTAATTTTATCATTTTTCGTATAATTTTTTTTGCCATTCGATTGTATTCCTCAATCCTTCTTTAATTGAAACAAAATCCTTTTTTTCGAACTCATTCAAGTATTTTTTAATCGATATATTTACAAAGTTTGCATTACCAACAAGTTTGTTATCTGTTGCTGGTACTTTAATATTCTTACCTAATTCTTCACCAATTAATTTAGATAAATTCAGGATACTCATAATAGATTCACCACCAACATTATACATCTTTTCTTTTCCAAATAAAATTATATTCCAAAACATTTCAATAACATCCGTAATATATAAAAAAGTTCTAATTGAAGTTCCGTGATCTAATAATGTAATTACATCATTTTCCAAAGCTTTTTGAATTAGTGAATTTAAAACCCTCTGATCATTTTTTTTTGTACCCGGTCCATATGCTAAACTCAATCTAATTATCTTTACATCGTAACCTTTTTCTGAGTAGGAATAACAAATAGATTCACCACATCTTTTACCTTCAATATAACAAGATCTAGCATGGTCAGTATTTGTTGTCCCTATTTCGGTTTCTGAAACATTTTGACGATCCAACCCACTATAAACTTCACTTGAGCTTACAAATAAAAATTTACCATCATCTTTTAAATTTTCAAATAATTTTATAGTCGATATTGTATTTAATTTTATTGTTCTGATTTTATCATCCATAAATTTAATTGGTTGACCATAACCAGCGGAATGAATTATAATATCAAATTTGGGTAGATCATAAAATGAATTTTCATCTGTCAGATCCTTCCTTATTACATTACAACCTGAAAAAATTTCAATAAAATTTTCGTCAATTTCATTTTTAATCCAAGCGTAAATTTCTAAATTATTTTTTTTTTTGAAAATTTTTAAACAAGAAATTAAATAAACACCAATTAATCCTGATGCCCCTGTCACTAATATTTTTTTATTTTGAATCCGGGAGAAATCTATTTTTTTACAGATTTTATCAATATCTCGATTTATTATTTCAATCATTTTGTAATTTTATTTTTCATTATAGTAATCACCCCACTCAACTAAAATAGTTGGTCTGTTATCTTTTCTTTCATATGCATACTTGTACGACTCAAATATCTGATTAGGTTCATCAAGTCTTATTATGTCGATATAATCACACATTGATTTGAATCCGGCGGTAAAATCCCCAATATGTTGATATTGGGGATGTAAAGGTCTCTGAGACCCAATGGATGTTCTTATTATGATTTTTGGTGTGTATTCACCATTTGACATTATTTTAATTTTATCAACATGATTCACTATTTGATTGGCGGATAACAATAAAAAATTCCATCTAGGATAGATCGAGATCGGAACTGTTTTATTTAGCGCCATACCTAAAGTCATACCCATCTGCATGTCTTCATTTACAGGCATTTCCAAAAGTTTAGATCTATCAACATCTTTTAATGTATTTGTAATTGCTGTACCTGGAAATTCTATTGCTTGACCCAAAAATAATGTATCTTCTTTTTGTGACAACCAATTCATTGATTTTTTTAATTCATCAAAATATTTCATTTAATTATATTCTTTAATTTTCAAAATTGAATCCTTTTTCCTGAACCAGCGTGTGGATATTTTGATTCATATTCGTAATAGATTATTTTCCTTTTTTCATTTTTAAAAAAAAGTTCTTCAGTTTTCCAAACATCACTTGTTACTGTACAAACAGATTTATTGTTGTTTTCAATAATAAAAGTTATAGGTAAATCATAATTTACTGAATATTTCCAATTTTCGAAAAAAGTACCAGTTTCTGAGGCCATATCCCCAACAAAACACCAAACATGATTTTTTTCTTTTTTTCTTTTAATATCCATAGCAACTCCCGTCGCAATTGGAATGTTTCCTGCAACAATTGCTGAAGAATAAATTTTAAAATTTGGATAACATAAAGTTATTGATTTACCTTTCAAAATATCTTCTGTTAATAATTCAGGATTAACTCCTTTGAGAAGACACTGGTAATGAGATCTCCATGTACAAAAAATCCAATCTTCGTCTTTAATTTTTTTAAATATTTCAATCATTTTATCTTCATTTCCGTAGTATAAGTGTATAGGTGATCTAATTTTACCTTCATTGAATAAATCTCCGATTTTTGTTTCAAAATCTATGAGTTCTTTTTTTGAATAATTTTTCATTTTTTTCTGATCAATTGATACTTTTTGTTAAGACTATAAACATTACCGTTTGAAGTATTAAAAATAAAATTTTAATAATTTATTTTATATTTTGTTTTTTTATCGAACATAAAATGAAATTATATTTCATCAAAATAGTACACATTTTCAAATTTTAAACCATTGATATACGCAACTGCGTTCGATACACCCGAAATTCCACATAAAAAAGAATTACAATTTGCAAGGTTCAAAGCATCAATCAAAACTTCCTGACATTGTAGAGTTCTGTGTAAAGGTCTGTCGTCTTGTTTATGAACAGGAGACTCATTTTTGTTAACTCTAAAACAATCTTGATAGATAATTTTTTCAGGTATTTTTGATTTAAAATAATTAATTATTTCAATTTCTTCAGTCGCTATATATATTTTTTCAAAATTATTTTCTTCATAAATTTTCATAGTTTTCTGAAAAAAAATTTCGTTTGTAATATTCAATGCGATTTCGGGGTGGTATCTGTTCATGTCACTTCTCCTACAATGAACACCCAAAGTTTTGTAGTTAAAAATTTCTTGATCTACTTTATTTTGAATTTCAGGTTTTACTTTTATGTATTTATGATAAAGGTAATTCAATCTCTTTGTTAAGTCAGAATTTCTGTAATTCTTACCTTGAGCTGGGTACCAACCTTGAAATAATCCATCTGACATGGTATGATCGGAATTATAAACTTCATCAAAAGTATAATTCTGTTCAAAACAATATTCCCATTCATTGTTAGTTTCATTATTTGTGTAATCTCTGAGATTTGAAGGTTTGGTATAATCCACATATGGTATTAAACCAAGTTCATCTCCTTTATATAAATGCATCAAAACATGATTGAATTTAGCAAAAAAACCATCACCATCATAAACTTTAGTAATTATATAAAACTTTTTCATTATAAAATTATCTCTTTATAATACTTGATAGTATTTTGTATTCCATCATCCAAATCTGTAAACTCAAAATCAGGGAACTCATTTCTAAACAGATTACCATCTAATATCTTTATTGGATCACCATCTATCTTAGAAATGTCATTAGAAATTATTATGTCGTCATCGATATATGATTTAATCATTTGTGTAATTTCATTTATAGTATGTCCTTTACCTTGACCTAAGTTTATTGGATTAGGTAATTCAATAATATCATTATCTATTATGTATTTAATAAATCTAGCGGTGTCTGGCATATAACCCCATTCTCTAATCGGTGTACCAGATCCCCACACAGTAAATTGTTTTTCACCCTTTTTTACCATCTTCAACATTCTGATTATAATACCATTCAAGGCATGAACTCTATTTTCATCTTCATAATCATATTCACCATATGAATTTGGCATAATTATGTTTATTGTTTTTATACCATATTGTTTTTCATAACATTTATTTATCATGTAAATTGTTTTTTTCGCAGTACCGTATGATATAATACTCGGATGAACCATACCATCCCACCATTCTTCCTCTCTTTGTAAATCAGCCTTTCCAGGATATGTACAGTTAGAAATAGGATTTATCACAATTCCGTCAAATTTAACTTCTTTGAGAATCTCCCATAAATTTAACCCTAACAGAATATTATTTGAGATAACATCCGCAACATGATTGTTAACGTACTCCAAACTACCGACATATGCGGCACAATTGATGATATAATCAGGATTAACATCTTCAATCAATTTTTTTATTTTGTTTTTTTCCAACAAATCATATCCGTTTTTTCTTGAAATAGGAAAAACTTCATAATTATCATTTTTGAAAACCTCCTGTAGATTTTTACCCAAAAATCCAAAACCACCCACTAATATTATTTTTTTCATTTTTTTTATCTTATAGAATTTATTTAACCAAGTAATTCATAACATTATATTCTAAAATTTTAGAATATAAATAGTAATATTGTTTACCACCCTGATGTGACTGAGTTAATTATGTAGTCTATTTGATCATCACTAAGTTGATCGTTAATTGGTAGATGTATTTGGTTATTATCAAAAAATCTTTGATTAATCAAATCATTATTTATACCACCAAAAATTGTGTTTTTATCAATACCCAAATGAACAACTGAAACTGGTATGTTTTTTTCTTTCATTTTTTTAATAAAATCATTCCTTCTTTCTACTAATATAGGATAAAGCCAATATGATGATTTTCGATCATCGGTATAGATCATTTTTTTTAAACCAGGAATATCTTTTAGTTTTTCATTATAAAAATTTGATATTTCTTTTATTCTATTTAGTCTTTCATTTATGAATTCTAAATTTCCTATACCCAAACTAGCAGATAAATCATTCATATGATATTTGAAACCTACATTTGTTGCATCATACTCTCTCTCACCTAAAAAACCCACCTTAGAATTTTCCCTATCAATATCAAACCATCTTAATCTTTTAATTAAATCATAATCATTTTTACTCTCACAACATAAAACTCCACCATCACCAGTTGTTAAATGTTTTATTGCTTGAAATGAAAAAGAAGTGAACCTTGATATTGAACCTATTTTTTTTCCTTTATATTCAGACCCAAATGCGTGTGCCGCATCCTCAATAACCGATAGATTATATTTCTTAGCGAGTTGGTTTATTTCATCCATGTTACAAGGATATCCACCCCAATGAACAGGTATAATTGCTTTGGTTTTTTCGGTTATTTTATCTTTTATTGATTCTACTGAAATATTACCGTCATAACTATTAATATCCGCAAAAACGGGAACAGCACCAACATATAAAACAGCAAGTCCTGTAGCAATAAAAGTTTGAGCCGGGATTATAACTTCATCTCCTTTTTTAACACCCGACGCAATTAACGCCAAATGCATTGTTACAGTACCACTGTTCAGGGTTACAGGATTTGTAAATCCATACTTTGATAACTCATTTTCAAACTGATCCGCGATTTTACCTGCAGAAATTAATCCTGATTCCAACACTTTTACAACATTATCTATACCCTTCTTTGATATTGTGGTTGAAAAAAAATTTATATTCTTATCCATTTTTCGGGGAAGGTGTCCTTCAAATTGAAATGTTTATATCCGGGACCAAACCATTCACTTTCAGTAACAAAAACTGTGTTATTATCATTTTGATTCAGATATGCACTCCACCATGAAAAAGTAGAGTTTCCCACAATGTTAATGTCACACAAACTCATGAATGTAAAATCTAAAATGTTTGAGTTCCCATTATCTATGTATATAAAATTTTCATCAATCTCTGATAGTTTTTCTTTACACATTTTCATGTTGTCTGTAAAAATTAATATATTAAAATCTTCAGAGCTTTCTTTTTTGATTTGGTCTATACACGTCTTGTAATAGTCAACCGAAACATTCTTATGATAGTATTGCATGTGATTTGTAACCCGATCTCCACCCAATCTATAATGTAATGAAACTGTTTTTCTATCGAAAAAAGAGTTGAATTTGTCTTTTACTAAATCTATATTTTCTTTTTTTAATTTTAAAATTTCTTTGATGTTTACTCCTGAAAAATATTTTTCAGATTGAAAATACCCATGATAAATTGTATTATCCTGTACTGGTAGTTCAACAAAAGAATAATCAGTTCTGTTTAAATTTAAATCGGGATGTGTATATATTCTTAAGTTTTTGGGTATTCGGTCGTAAATAAATTCATTCTCAAAGAGATTATTAAATTCCAAATCAACTGATTGACCGTAAATGGATATATTACCTCTGTTTACTTTCGATGGTATTGATAGATCAAATTTGTATTTTTCCGAAATACCAATCACTGTTGCCAATTGAAATAAATTATTACCCAACCCTCCAAAAAAATTACACGATATCATTTCAAATAGTTTTCATAAATATAATCTTCAGCACTCAATAAATTTTTGATCAAATCAAAATTGTTTCTAACTGAATCCATTTTACTATAATATAAGTCTTCATTCAAATTCTCAATATTTAAATCATCATTATAAAAAATAATACCATTTGTGTCAAAATAATCACCAATATCCGGAGTACCCCAATATATAGGAATTGTACCTGTGGCAAAACAATCTGTTATTTTTTCACAAAAAATTGATGGGTAATTGTCATTTTCAAATGCAAATGAAAATCTAAAGTCCTTTAACGCCAATATTTTACCGTTTTCTTCTATATTATTGAAAATTATAGACCAAGGTAATTCATTCCGAAAACCTTTTCCAAAATGTTCTATGTTTTTACCTTCATGTTTTTTCAAAACATCTAAACGATACTTGTGACCCGAAGTGAAGTTTTTACTAGAAACAATAAAAGAAATATTTTTATTTTTAGTATAAATTTCCTGATTTTTTATCCAAGGTAGTGCATTTGGGAGGGTAAATTTAAAGAATGTTGGATCTGTGTCAACAATTCTCTTATCATGTGTAAAAATAAATTCATATTTTTCTTTATAAATTGTGATGTTGTTTTTAACATCTTCAATAATTTTTGGTATAACAGCACTCGATTCAGAAAACCAACCGTAATTCTTTTTTTTTGGGTCAACCTCTGACTTTAGTGCATCATCTATATGAATGCTTATATTAGCGGATCGGTCCTTGACCCATTCAACATATTTGTTTGTATTCATTGCTGAAGAGCAAATGTCGTGTTGAAATCCGCCTCCAATCATGTTAATTTTAATCATTTTTATATAGGATTATATGATTTCATTTTTCTAATGAAATGTTCGTTTTTTATTACGTCATTTAAACCTCCCATAGAACTTTTGGGTTTATTCTCATTGAATGGACTTGAAGCGTTATATACATACATTATATCAGGTATGTATTCGTAGTGCCTTAAACCAGCCATTTCAACCATTGGGAAAGAATACGCAACATCAGGTGCTGACTTAAAATATTCATTGTCAGGACCGATAAAAGATTCTTCATCGATGGAACGCCACAAGTGAGCTTTCCATGTTCTCAGGTGAGAAAATCTAAAAATATCTTTTCTTATGGTGAATGGATTTACTTTGGATGAGAATCCTGGATTTCCATCTGAAAAAATAAAACTGCCATTTGTAATCCATAAATTTTTATTATTCAAATACTTGTTATTGATTTTTTCAATAACATATGAATCATATAACTTATCATCACCATCTAACTCTACAATCACATCATCATCGTCAAAAAAAGACTCATCCGTAATTAAATCATCCATATTTTTTAATTTATACTTTTTTTCTTCATTGACTATGAGATGAAATCTCGAATCGTTTTTTATGACTTTTTTAATTTTTTCAACTGTATCATCCTGTGACATATCGTCAATTAAAAACATTTCAAAATCCTTGAATGTTTGGTTCTTAACTGACAGTATACAATCTTCTATATATTGACTACAATTCCAAAAAGTACTTACAATTTTAATTTTCATGATTTGAAAAATTATTAATTTTTTCCATTATTTGTTGATATAAAACTTGTTGATTTACATTAGCCTCAGTTGAGATAGTACCATCCTTTTCGTGATGAAAATAAACAAACAAAGGTTTTGGTATTCTAACACCCTTATATCCTTTTTTCATCATTTTTAGCCAAAAATGATAATCTTCCCAACCTTTCAATGCCTCATCGAAACCTTCACAATCCTCAAAAGCTTTTCGGTGGAACATGGAACAATTAACAATAAAAGGTCCCTGAATTAATCTTTCCTCGCTCCATTCGGGTCTTTTTTCAATTCCTTGCATTTCACCTATATGATGAGTATCACAATATACAGGACTCACATTTGGATTCTTCTTGAGAATTCTTAAACAAGATTCAATGTATTCCGGTTTTATCATGTCATCAGCGTCCAAAGGTAAAATATAGTCACCTTTTGATTCTTGTACACCTCTATTTCTCGCAGCCGAGGGACCCTTATTTTCTTGATTGATAATTTTGATATTTGGTATATCAGACAAAGATTTTAGTTTTTCTAACACATATTGATCTGTGGATCCGTCATTAACAATAATGATTTCTACATTTTTATATGTTGAATCGTATACCGAATTCAATGTCTTTTCAAATTGAATTCCATAATTGTAGATTGGAATTATAACTGAAACAATAGGTTTGGTGGTGTCAAGTTCAATCTTTGGATATTGAGATTTTAATTTGATTGGTAAATTATCTTCAAATTTTTTGACGAATAATTGTCTGTTTCTTTCCCATTCTTGATTAGTCATACCTATTGATTTGTGTGTAATTTCAATGTTAGATATAGTTCCAACTTTTACACCTTCCAAGAAATTTTCAAGACAAAAAGTTGTATCATAGAAATGAAATCCCTGAACTTCTTCATTAAACTTTTTCTTTATGTTGGATTTTTTTACACCCAAAAATAATCCATCCACAATTACAGTATCGATTATTTTAGAACCAAATGGTTTGTTATATTGGGAAAGCCATTTTTTCCCTTGATGTTCGTGATAAACTTGACCAACCATTTCTCCTTGAATGTCCCACCATCTTCCTGACTTCGGATAGTAAGTTGTTCCGGCAACACCCAAGATCCCATATTCAGGATTTTTGTTGAAGTGGTCCAATAACCTTTTTCCCCAGTAAGTTTTTTCAAAATAAATGTCATCATGACACAATATAACAATATCATTGGATGCTTGATCCAAAATCATATTGTAAGCTTGTGTTAAAGAATAAACCCCATCGTTTTCAATGGGAATTATCTCAACATTTTTTGGACCGATTGTATTTTTTATATACTCAACAAAGGTGGGATTAATCTTTCTTGTTGAAAATCCTACTGTAATCATTTTTCTTCAAAAACTTCTATGTCAACTTTCTTTTTTATCAAATCACCCCAAACACCATCATATCTTGTTGCTCTAACAATATGATTATCAATCCAATGATAGTTTCCACCTCTGGGTTTATTCATAAGAAGATTATGGTAATTGATGTTGTGTTTTATCAACCATTCTTCTGTGATTTTTCTATGTTCTTCAGTTCTTGATGTAAAAAAGGTGATTATATGACCTTCATCAAACCATTTGTTTATGGTTTCAACGGCATCCACAAAGGGAAGACAGGACACCATTCTTTCTGGTTCTTCATTGGGAACATCATCGGTGATTGTTCCGTCAATATCAATCAAATAATTCTTAACGTGATCCGGTAAAATGGGACTTTTTCCAACTTCAGATTGAATCAAATTCATATTCAAAAACTTTATGGAAAAAATACGAAATGGTTTTTAAAAATCAAACCATATCAAAAATTTAATCCTATATTGGCACCAAATCTTGCGGGGTTCAACAAAGTAATATTTGTTCCTGCTTCAAAATTATTTTTTCTGAACATAATCCCACCTCTCACATTAAGACCATTTTTATCAATCCCATTGATTGAATATTCCCCGTCATTTGACAAGATATGTAGTTCATCGTAGAATATCAGGTCTTGCTCTTGAAAGTAGAAATTTGCCCCCAAAAATGGATAAATGGAGGGTGTTAACTTCCCACCCATCCCAACAAACAACGCCGAATATCTTTCAAACTCGCCTCTTGATTGATCGTTCCAAGAATAAACATCGTTTAAGGTGATATTGTTATAATGTTCAATATTGGAAACTCTGCTTCCTTCATAAGACATTTTAAAAAACACATTCTCCGATCCAACCGTTCCATATACACCAAAGGTTGGGAGGGAAGGATCAGTTCCGATGGTGGAAAGAACCCCCATTGAAAATACGGGTCTATTAAACAACCTTGTGGGTGTGGCAACAGGTAATCCGTAATAAGGAGTATAAGGTGTATATCTGTTGTAATAATATGGGACATATGGATTATAGTAGGGTGAGATATATGGATTTGGGACGACAACTACATCAGGTGTAGGTACAGGTCTTTGATATCGTTCAACTCGTCTTTGTCTCTTCTGGTCTGATTCACTCTGAGAAAGAGAAATCATCGGTATAAATAATAAAAACAGGATAAATGGTATAATGTTTTTCATTGTATTTCTTTTTTTATAAGTATAATAATTTTTTTTTTAAAAAACTTGATACTTTGTTTATTTCAGATATATTTATTAAAAATTTTAAGAAAATCATGAGTCACGGACATCCAAATATTACAAAAATAAAACCAAAAAAATCATTCCCTCTTTATTGAGGGATTTTTTTTGCCCAATAATGAACAAATAAACATAAACAAATAAAAAAACAAAAAAATGAAAAACACAAAAACCTACAACGAACTTGTTCAAAAGATGAGAACATTTTTCCTAAACAAAAACTTTGTTGAAGTTCCAGTTCAATCCCGTTTGTCAATTCTTGCGGCATGTGAAAATCCTCATTCGGTAAAAACCTTTGAATACTGTGGGGAACAATGGCCCTTACCACAAACAGGACAGATGTGGTTGGAATATGAACTTCTTAAAAACCCTGAGTGGGATGGGGTATTCTGTATTTCAACTTCTTATCGTGAAGAGAAAACCCCTATTGAAGGTAGACACTCTCTAATTTTTCCCATGTTTGAGTTTGAGTCAAAAGGAACTATTGAAGATATGATCCAATTGGAAGCAGAACTTTTGGAATATCTTGGGTTTGATCAACCCATCCGTGAGACATACGATTCAGTATGTGAAGAATATGGTGGTATTTCAATCATTGAACACGAAGATGAAACAAGAATGTGGCAAGAGAAAGGATCTGTGGTTTCTCTTGAACTATTCCCAAGAAGAACAAATCCATTTTGGAATATGAAACACAGAGAAGGTGAGATCTTCAACAAGGTTGATGTCATCCTTTATGGTCAAGAAACAATTGGATCGGCTGAAAGATCTTGTGATGTTGAAGGTATGAGAGAAATGTTCTATTCAATTGAAGATGGAAGATATTGTGAAAAACTATTTGAATTGTTCGGACAAGAAAGAGTGGAGAAAGAACTTGAAGAATTCCTATCCCATAACTTCTTCCCAAGATTCGGAGGTGGAATCGGTATGACCAGACTTGCAAGAGCTTATGAACTTCTTCAACAAGAAAAACATAAGGAAGAAGAGGTATTGTTCGTTTAATGAAACAAAACCAATAGTTATTGTTTCAATAATAAAACAAAACCCCTCCAATCGGAGGGGTTTTTCATTTCTTAAATCTTACACCAACCAAGACAAACTTTTCCAAAAGTTATCTTTGAGATAAATTGACAGATTTTCTTTTTCATAACTTATTAAAATAATATGTAACTTTATACCCTTTATCGGTAGATTCAACCTTACTGGGTTTTGATGGTAATCTATACCCTTCTACAGTTGCATTATTCAATGCTATTTTAGCGGCAATTTCTCTTTGTGGTGATTCAGCACTGAAACTTATGGTTCCGTCTGACTCTTCAACACCTTTGGATTTGGATACACCTGAAGACGCAACCGATCCCACCGACTGTTCATCAAGTTTCTTCTTAGGTTCAAACACCTTCTTACTGAAAAACTCGTGGTTGTTTCTTTCGGTTTCGTGTTTCTTTCTGATTTCCTGAATTTCCTTATCAGATAAATTTAATTTTTTACTCATTGATTTTTTTGTGTTCTATATAGTTTATCCCCTCTCCTTTATTTTTTAGGGTGATTTCTTTTTCAGTTGGGTAAACAATATTTGTCGCTATTGTTTGGAATTGATCAATCATCTTCTTGTCTGCTTCTACAGTTAAAAGATAACACTCACTACCTTGAGGTGAATTTTTAATGTTAATATAATGTGTATCTATAAGATGTTCTTTATCCATCATGTAGTGTGAACCCGGTATATCACGGATAATTTCATCTTCGGAATTGACAAATATGATTCTGTAAAGAATAATTTTCTTTGGTAGGTTTTCCACCCACCTCATAAGTTTTTTCAAATTGTCTTCAGCATCCACTTTGGGTACACCCATCTTTTTATAGAGATCCAAAAAATATTTTATATCTTTTTTTTTGAATTTCATTTAGAAGAAATTTTTGATTAAACCGATCATTAAAATAATTTGATATAAATAAATACACAATAAAATTAAAACCCCTCATCAAAGAGGGGTTTTTCTGTTCATTTCAAGAACTTCAGTTTATACATTGTTTTCGTAACAAGGGTAATAATCTCATCCATGATGTTTTGAAGATGAGTTGATTCAATGGTTTCCCTTCCCTTTTTTACTAAATTTAGGATCATATCGAAATAAGCAAGAACCTGATCTGTGTCTTGATAAGATTCTACCTTAAATGATTTGTAATTTTCAATAATGCCGAACTCACCCTGATAGGATTCTATTAAGGTGTCAACCAAATCATCTATTCCATCATAGTAATCCTGTAACGCATTGTGTTCCGCAAAGGATTTTGTCTGAAGATGGAATATATGAACTTGAGTTTGAGAAAACAAAAGTTGTGAAACTATGGTTGGAAAGTCGTTTGACTCTGTTTCCTCTTGTTCTTGAATTAAAGATTTGATTTTATTCTTCAATTCGTTTTGGGATAAATGTAATACCTTTTTCATCAATATTTTCTTAATAAATATGATGAAATTGGTTAATTAAACAATACACTGAACTCATCCAAATCCCTTTTTGCTTCTTCGTAGTTTCCTATACCATATTGTTGGATGATTAACGATAGATAGTTGTCATCATCTGACGCATAATCAATATGTTGTGTTGGAGTTAGTTTTAAGTATTCTCTGATTAATTTTGCGGTCAATTTCAACTCGTCGAAGGTCACTTCAGTTTCTACTAGACTTGACCCATACTCTTCCACTAGATGTTTCATACCTGAAAGTTTCATCTTTGCCCTTTTTTATATAAATATCAAGAACCAATTAGAATAAGTAAAAAAATAATAAGAATTGCGATCCAAATGAACTTCATAACCCCTTTTACAAGGTTAAAAACAGATTTGAAACCTCCAAAAAGGAGCATCAGAATGAGGATAATGAGGATTAGTTTCATGGTAGAGTAAATTTACAAAAAATAACCCTACTTTCCAAAAAAATTACTCCGATTTTTGATTTTGAATTAAATCTCGTTCGATTTGTCGGATAATTTCCAAATTTAAGGTCATTCTTTTTGATAATTTGACAATTTTTGACCTACTTGGTGCTTTTTTGAGTTTTTTTCTTGCTCTTCCCATAATATTTGTTTAAAAATAAATATCAGGATATAAATTTGTGTTTTCTGAACTCAAATTTGTAAAGATCTCTCAAAATCAGGATGTGAAACAGGGAAATAAAGACCACTGCGATGTATTCCGCAAGGAAAATAGAGTGAAAAAGACCAAAAAGACCCGAAATTACACCAAAAACCACCCATTTATACCTTTTCGACCTCAAAATGGAGATGACAGAGGTAATAAAGAAGGAAATTGCAAAAATATTGTGAATAGTTTGATAATATTGGATGGAAAAACAAGACAGAAGTAACAAAAATACACCTGACATCAACCAATTTTTGGTATTTGCGAAGTAAAATGAAGTTCCAGCGTTAAAAAGTAGGAATAAAAACTGAGCCTGTGTCAAAAAATAAGCAGAAATAGAAGTTTGGGGACCAATCCACCACCACATAAGTAGTGGATAGATAATCCCCATCGCCGATAAACCGAATTTTAGTATATATTGAATCAAAATTTAAGAAGAGAATTGGTCTCTTGATATAAATATTTGAGTTTAGTATTCATACGAATAAACTTTGATGTCACCGTCATCATCCAAAAGAATATTTCCGTTCAAATCAAAGTCAAATGAGTTTGTAATGAAACTCTGAGAACCATCTGAGTTGGTTTTAACAACGTGAGTCCAAACGTGAATGTTATTTTTCTCTTCGTTGAAGACAATCATATTGATTCGGTTGTTGTCAATGTAGAAATAGTTCTTGTCCTGAATATTCCAATCAGAATAACGACAAGCAGTTTCTCCGATTGTTTTGAGAACATCTTCAGAGATACGGATTTCATTTACAAGGATTTCCTCAACCCAAAATTCAACTTCAGCCTCTTCACCATAACCATCAATGGTTTTAACACAAAGCTTACCATCTTCAATCTTGGAAGCACAAGCGGCAATCATAAAACAAAATGACAATAGGATCAGTAATTTATTCATATTACAAAGATAATAAATGTTTATCTATTTGACAAAAACCAAAACAAGTTTTTTTCATCTTTTATCCCCAAATCAACATAATTCATATATTTATTGAAAAGTCTTTTTATGAAACTGTTAGATAATTTAACATCTATTATTTTAGAAGCATCCAAGAAAAAAATCCTAATAGATAAGGTTGGACTTAGTGCAGAAAATGCGGAAATGGTAGATAGAATTGCCGGGCCTTTGTCGGTTTGGTTGGCAAATAAATTTATAGAAAGAGTTCAAAAACACAGAGGTGAATCAAAAGAAGAAGCATTGAGTAGAATTAATTCACTTTCTTTATCCACAGCTATGAATACCATGACATCTATAATGGATTGGATCAGAGTTGGTTTGGATGGAAATGTAAAACCGTTTATGATTCTCACCTTCGATGAGTTATATAAAAAATCAAGAGAATGGCACGACTCCCTTGAAGTAGGTCAGGGTGATATAAATTACGTTGAAAAAAATCCTGTCATATTGGATTTTAGAAATGAAAATGGAGATGGATTTTATTGGGCGGATTTAGAGACAAGTAACTCGCCCGAAGAGTGTGAAAGGATGGGACATTGTGGTAGAAGTTCATCAGGGAACATATATTCTTTGAGGGAAGTAAAAACTCTGAACCCCAAATTCAAACTTAATAAATCTCACCTCACGGCAGCAATTAGTCCTGACGGGGTGATTTATCAGATGAAAGGTCCGAAAAACTCAAAACCACAAAGCAAATATCACAAATACATAATTGATCTTCTTTATCTCACAGATGAAGATGGTGAGTATTTTATCAAAGATTTCGGGAGAGAATATCAATCGTCAAGTGATTTTAAAATATCCGATTTAACTGAAGAAGAAATGAAAAAGTTATTGGAAGATAGACCGGATTTATTTACAGATGGTTATACAAGATATAAATTATTTAAAGAAGGTCGCATAAAACCAGAGGACTTCCCATTGTCCGAAGTTTTGAATATTGAATTAGAGGATATATGGTACTTAGTTGGTGGTTTGGATCCTATAAGAATTCAAAAACGAATAAAGGTGCCTGATAATAGAATACAGTACGAATACACATTTGAACACCCCGTTGTAAAAATTGTAAATGGAAATTTTGAATATTGGGGAGATTCAAGCCATGTGGATATTGAAGGGTTCTTTAAGTATGTATCAGATTCAAAAACCGATCAGATTATTCGTTCCAAACTCATAGAAAAAGCTAAAAAACAAGGTGTCACCATCAGTGAAGAAGAAGATGGTAATTTATATGAAATATTTCAAGAGTACGATGATGGAGATATTGAAAACGCAATTAGGTGGGGGGTAATAAATGCTGAAGAATCGGATGTTAGTGGTAAATTATATGATCGACTCAAAAATTCACTTAGTGAATATGGACATGTTATAGAACTCACAGAGGAGGGTTTGAAGTTGGAAGTTGATTTAACCCAAACACTCACGTTATTGGATGACGATTTTGTTCAAGAGTTATTTGATCAGAATTTTCATCGTTCTGATGATCGGTTGAGTATTATGAGTGCGTTTTGGGATATAGTAAACGAAACCACCTTCTACGATAAAGAAAAATTTGATTTTGATGTTTATCCTAACCCTAGTAATAAAGAGATAAATGAATCAGTGAGAGATAATTTGTAAAAGTCAAATATATTCTGTATATTTGATTTATGAATTTCAAAGTTCCAATCGTCACAAAAAGTTTAATTATTCTTATGGTGGTGATTCATCTGATCTCCATCATTTTTAACTTGGATCTTTGTGTCCAATTTGGGTTATATGGGACTTTTACCGAAGATTTTAAATGGTTTCAACCAATCACCTCCTTATTCATTCATAACCTATACGACCCACTCCATATCTTTGGAAATTTGTTGGTTTTGTTTTTGGTGGGACCTTTCTTGGAAAATAAGTTGGGAACAAGAAGCTACATCTTATCTATGGTGATGGCAGGAATTGTATCCTTATCTTTTGCTCAATACCACCAACATACCAAATACATGAGTTCTTCGAAATATCTTATGGAGGAGGGTATTGATCCTTACGACTACCAAGAAGAAAATTTAACTTTTGACCAACAAATTCAAGTAGAAAATTACCTATATTCTGTTGGTAATACAAAAGGTTTTTCAGGTATTATTTTTTCAATGGCCATTATGTATCTTCTTTTTAACTTCTTGGAAATTCGGAAAATACTTATAAATCTTTTCATTGGGTATGTCCTATTTGAAATGATTTCCACAGTTTTTTTTACCGAACCTGAATTTTCTCACTACATAGGATCAGGAGATTACGCACATCTTGGGGGTTTTGTTTCAGGTATTTTGTTTTTTATAATCCAAAAAAAAACCCACTAAAGGTGGGTTGTTATTAATTCATCTCGTCCCACCTATTATTTTTTTGTAATACATCTCTCACCGTAGCCCTTTCTTCACTATAATAAGGTATAACATCTTCTACATTAAAACCAAATTTCTTTGACACCCATTTAGTGAGTATTTTTTTCAATTCGGTTGTAATTGGAGATTTCATTCCTGTAAGGTCTTGTATAATCTCAAAATATTTTCTATAAAAAAACACATACTTCGTTTTTTTACGATATTCAAAAATCCATTCTTTGGTTTCAGGATTTATGAACCAATAATTCTCATCATCATACCAAACACCTCCGTCCAAAATTTGGTCCATATATATATTCAAAAATCTCATCAATTTTTCTTCTTTTGAATTTTCCTTATCGGATTCTTTTATCAAAAGTTTACTTTTAATTCGTTGGTAATCGGATTCCGTTATTTGTTCAAAAGACGTTATTTCCCACTCTCCATCTGAATCACCATAATCAACGTCCATTTCATCACCTTCATCATAACACGGGTTACAGTTTGAAATCATATCTTCAATATCATCTTTATCAAACGCATCAATTCTATGACCATAACTTTTAGTTAAATATTGTCTTCCCATCCAGTCAATCACAACATCAAATGTTTTTTCTTTAGGTATGACAATTTTATATTCAGGATCGTCCCATATCTCATAAAATTCAATATTATGTTTCAACAGAGCTTGCAAAAACTTTTCGGGATAACCCAAACTTTTAAAAACATTAGGTATATCAAAATCATACCAACTACCATATCTTGGTTTAGGCTTATCCTCACCATAATATGATTTAAAAGCCGATAATACTTTTCTTATTCTTTTTTCGTCATACTTCATAATGATAAATTCTAATCCGGGTAAACTAATTTTCTTAATTTAATTGCAGTTTCATCATCATCCGGTAATCTATCGGCAAGAGTATTTGCCGTTATTCTGTCCATTTTACCCAGAGAATCCTCTAAACCGTTTTTTGTTTGGAATTTTTCCAAAGCCGATTTGGTCTTTGGTCCAAATTTACCATCGATACCATCCTTATTGGGCCCAAAATTACCAAGATCATATTCCAATTTTTTCAAAGCTTCTTGAAATAATTGGGCATTTTCGTTTTCTGTATATTGACCAGTTTCCCCTTCGTAACTTGCAACTTCTTCCCTTAAGTAATTCAATGACTCTTCTGATGTCACATCAGGATTTATATCGGATAATTTTTCCAACGCCGCTTCATCCACACTTCCATCTGAAGTCAAGCAATCCGCAAATCTCTTTATGAAAAATGGAACTGTGACTCCTGCACCCCTTCTTATCCAAGGAGCTCCGACAGCTCGTGAAATAAATGTATTTATAGGAACTGTAGATTCAGCAACTTTGGATCCTGTTTTAAAAGAAATTCTTACCGTAGAATCTGTAATACCCACTATCGTTGCGGTTGACGCTTTACCTGACTTACCTACGTATCTATAGGATCGACCTTGTGCAAAACCCAACTTTCTTAAGACCATCTTACCCTTATTAATCTTAGGTAATTTGGACATGAAATTTTTGAGAAATTGTGGTTGAGCTTTAGAGAGCGTTTGAAGTAATTTTCTAGTTGCAGTTTGAGTACCAGCCCTGGTGGCAGTTGGTGCAGATCCAATTGATCTTAATATAGTCTTTATTCTTGAAGTAAACCCACTTATAAAACCACTCAATCGATCACCCCATTTTCCCAATAATCTTTTACCCATTTTGGATTTTAGAGCCTGACCAATATACTCAGGAATCTTAACGAGTAAAACATCCAATGATTTCCCAATTATTTTCAACCCTGCAACTACGGTTTTACTTGCCAATCCAACACCTGTCTTAACCGCTCTTTTCAACGGAACCGCCACGGCTTGTAGTGGACCAGGAAGGATGACGAAACCGAAAGTTATTGCCGCCATTATATAAAGAGAATCTTTCTTTTCGGGATCAACGAATTGAGCCTCGATTATATAACTCAATGCATTGAGAACGTCGATTACAGCACCTGATCCAGGAATAACAAAATCCATACCCATAGATACTAAGTCCGCACCTGTGTGAAGAATGTCACTTAATGACCACGCTTCAGATATTGGAGCAAGTTCCCCCGTAGATGTTAGGTAAACTTGATTATCATAGACAATATATCGACCGTCACTCGAAATTTTACATTCTCTGAGTTTTTGCAGAGGTCTTGTATCTTCAATCAATAGATTATAGAGTTTTAAGATATGCCTCTTTTCAGATTCAGAAATATACATCTTATTTTTCTTTATAAATATATCGAAAATAAAAAAACCCTCCTTGAAGGGGGAGGGTTCAAAATTTAAATTGTTTATCACCAAGCACTCAACCCGTGATTTACACCATCTTTCCATCTGATTGGAATACCGGCTTTCTTAAATCCGGCGGTCACACCAGCAAGTGATCCCTCACCTCGTTCAATACTACAGTGAGCATCGATATACTTATAAACATATTTGGATCCCCTAATGAGATCCTGAATAAGTGGGTCGTTGATATGAAAATCGAGGTATGCCCATTTGGATGTGTTATATGGATAAAGCATAAGTTCATGATTGTTCCATACACCATTAACCATAACAGCAAATTCAACATACAAAAATGAATCTTCACAGAAATATGAATCGGTGATTCCGAAAACCACCACAGAGTCGGGTGTGTCAGAAAATTGATGGAATTGAATATCTCCATTTCCAACAAAACCATGTTCACCATCGATTGGGTCACTGATGAAATCAGAGTAGAAAGTTTGGCTCATCACCTGTGATGAAACCAAAAGACCAAAAATAAGGAGGATGTATTTCATAAAACAAATATAAGAAAAATAATTCAAATAAAAAACCCTCCTTGAAGGCGGAGGGTTTAAAATATTCAATCTTCTTTTATTATCCGATTAATTTCCTTTTTTATATTCCCGAGTTCGTTGAAATCGAATTTCTTTCCAAACTTGTTTCCAACTTTTTTTACTGTAATCCCTTCTTTCCTAAACATAACCTGACCGATATGATCACCATCAGAATGAATTTCAAAATCATCCCCCACCTTTTTAACCGTAACATTATCTTTTGATTTGAGATGGTTTTTTATGGAATCTTGAAATGTTTCAATTTTTACGTCAACATCCTTTTCCTTAACTCCTTTATCTGTCTTTCCCTCTTCGATTACTCGTTCGATAATTTTAACGAGATCGGATTCTGTAAGTCTAACTATTTTTTTCATTGTATTTTTTTATGATAAATATACTACACCCATATTAAAAGGGGGGTCAATCTTTGGAAAAGAATTTCTTTTCCTTTTGTTTGTTAAGATAATCTAGTTTGTAACTCAAATAATTCACAATATCTTCCATATCCACAAGTTTCTTTTCTCTGAGCAAAGGTTTAATATCGTTTTCATATATATCACGAATTTCCACCCGGTCATATTCTTCAATATCACTGTAATACTCATCGAGACCATTCAAATATCTTTCCATCACCTTATCCAAGTGTTTGATATTCTGTTCCACATCTTCATCACGAAGAAATAATGCTTTGAATTTGGGATCAGAACGAAGTCCTTGAAAAAACTTTCTTAAAAAAATGATGGACCCGATCCCAAGCATGATCTGCTCAAAATCAAGTCCTTCAGACAATCCATATAACTTACGAATTTTTACTTTCTCATTTTCTGAAATTACAATTCTTTTTCCCATATTAATAAATACATAGGGAAACAATAAAAATTATTGATCAATAAAATATTGCTCAAGAGATTTTTTTTCGTTTAGAATTCTATTCACATCATCCCAATCCAAATAATAAAGTGGGAAGAGATAAAAATCTTCATAATCCAAAAATACAAACCTTCCACCTTGGACGCAGATATTTGGGTTTTTATCATCGCAGAGACGATCAGTTTCGACCTTTATTTCCATACCCCAAGGTTCTCTGGTGAGTTCATAAGAAAGGTTTACATCACGATCAAAATACCAAACATCCTTATGAAGAAAGGCACATTTCATATTTGTGGTGAAATTGACAAGAGTTGTGTCGGGAGTTTCCTTTCTTTTTTCAACATATTTTCTTTTTAACATTTTTTTTGTTAAGTCAATCACCTCATAAAAATCATCGGACAGAGAATCGTCTTCAGATTTATTTTCAAAAAAGAGAAGAGTAGATCTTGAAAACCCCATAGGTTCCATTTGATAGAAATGAACATAACCACCTTTTCCATCTTCACAAGCGCTAATCACATGTGGTCCGCGACTTGAATGAAATATATCGATATATTGTTGGGAAGAAGAGGTCAAGGAAATAAGTCCCAAACAAATTAAGATAATAACTTTTTTCATATTATTGATTTTTGATTGATGAATAAGAATAGTTCAGAAGAGCAAGTTTGATTTCCTCGATGGTTTTGGCATTCAGATATAACCGGCCGATGATGACGGAGTTTTGATTGAACCCATACCGGATGATCTGATGGAATTTATAGTTATGATAGATATGTTGGTCTTGTCCGGTTTTTTCCATACTCAAAACATGAAGACATTCATCCATAAGAGCAAGAGCTTCGGTCTTGTTTTGAACCCCGAAATGAAGGAGGTCAACGATGTGAGTATAGTCAGGATTTTGATAATAGAAGATGATGGCACCGCCAGCAAATTCTGAAATGGAAATCTTCTGATTGGTGGATCTATAGATGGCAGCCTTTGTGATGGTTTGTGAACTTCCCACAAGAGAGAAGATCATAAAACAAATAACGGAAATGATATGTTTCATAATTTTGGGTCTATATTATAAACATAAGAATAAACCCCCATAATATCAAAAAATTTTCCAGAAATTTTAGATTTCAAAAAAAAGGGGACCAATTCGGTCCCCGAAATAATTTTATTTTTTATTCCAATAAAAGAAGAAATATCGATTATTAAATTACCCCTTTTGATTGTAAACAATTAACGAAAAATTTTATATCTTTTTCTGATTTTGCAAAAACATTTACACCTTTTATTTTATATGTGTGTTCTAAAATACTAAGTGCCCCATGAATCCCCGCCACAACCAATGCTGCTTCCCAACCAACCATGACAAGTAACGTCAATGCTAATACACTCAAAATTAACTGAGCAACATCTCCCCCAGCCAAAACAATATTTCTGAGAGGTGTATTCTCCAAACATTTTTTTACATTTTGAACCATACCTGCTGGAGGTTTTTGACCTGATTCAAATTTTTCAAAGGCGGTGTCTACCGCCTCTTGAGCTTTCGATTCGAGTAGAACTCTCTTGGTTAATCTAATCAAATCATTTTCCGTTAATCTTACAACTTTTTTCATTTTGTTATCTTCCCATTTTCCTTTTGAGTTTATTTTCCATAACTCTGACTTTTCTTTTCATCTCTTCAAGATTTGCCATATCTTCTTCAGGATTAAATAGATCTACACCACCATATTTGTCAAAAACTTCACCTGATTCATCACCGGCCCAACCAAAATAAAACTCAGCCAAATCGGGGTGGTCTTCTGCGAAACGCATAAAATCTTCATAACTCACAATCGAACCTGATCTCTCACCTGGTCCTTCAGATGGGCTGTCATATTCATCTCTCCATCCCATCCCAAAATCTTTTTTGGATTTAGCCAATCTACCTTTGAATTCTGGTTTTGATCTACCTCCCGTTAAGGATTCTTCTTTTACAATTCTTTCTATGATACGGACCAATTCTGATTCCGTCAATCTAACTTTTCTCATTTTATTGATTTTAAAATTATTTTATTTTATTTTATTTTATATATAAATATAATAAAAAACAAAAAACCCCTCACCAATAAGGGAGGGGGTTTAATCCCAAGGTAACTCAAAAATAAGTGTGCCAACTTCTTTATTTGCACTATCTTTTATTGATATACCTGGTTCTGATGTACGTACATCAGAATCAGTACTATAACCCATAACTCCCGTTGGAACTTCCTCTCCGTATGTCCATGTGAAAACCCCAGGTTGAAATCCTCTACCCCCTATATTCTCTATTTTGAAATTTCTTTTCCATTGGGTCTTGTAGTCAGAAACCTTAATCCCGTCAACTTCTAATGGAATGGCTTGAGAACCGAAGGTTACAGTTCCCGTCTTTTTAGACATAAAGTAATTTTTATCGAAATTGGTCTCTTCTTGTTCATTAATCATACCATACATCTTTTGGATGTTTCTCTTTTCTTCTTCTGTTAATATTAGTCGTTGTGCCATAGAATTATTGTTTACAAATAAATATAATTGAAAACAAAAAAACCTCCCCGTATTGGAGAGGTTCTTAAATATATAGTTTATAAAAATTTATCTTTCAATTTTAACTTGATTTAATTTTTGGTTATACAAAATCCTTCCATTTTGACCTAAAATCCCTATAAATTCTTGATTAAGACGAATCATTTTTCCATTATCCTCAACATAGAATGGACCTTTCTCCATAGAAGGTGTTCTTACTCCATTTTCAGATAAAAAAAGATAACCTGTTTCTTTATTATCATCTGTTAAAAGCTTAAATTGATAACCACCACCTTTGACTTTATAGTTTTTACCATCAGGAATTTCTAATACATATTCGCCTTTATGAACAGAATCTGTTACATCAATATAACCTTCATTTTGAAGCATTTTTAATTGGTCATCAGGTTGTTCATTAATCATACCATACATCTTTTGGATGTTTCTTTTTTCTTCTTCTGTTAATATTAGTCGTTGTGTCATAGAATTATTATTTACAAATAAATATAATAAAAAATAAAAAACCCCTCACCAATAAGGGAGGGGATATAAATTAACCTCAAAGAGGGGAGATGAAACCATGAGGTCTTCGAAATAAAGGGAAGTCCCATTTCACCACCCTTGAATACCGATGCAATCCATGTTCCAAAAGAAAGACCCGAAGAAACTTTTTGAAATATTCCAATGACATATCACAAAAATGGTCTTCGTATAAGGCAATGTTAAACCGGGCATCACCACCGGTCATATGGATATAGATCTCCTTGTCAGGATCACCATTGCGAATTAAAACCATATCCCCATCAGGAATTCTATAGTTAATATGATCTTTGATAGACCCATATGAAACCCACCGAAATTCTTGAAACAAACGAAGCAAGATCAAATCAGATTTCCTTTCCATATCCCAAAGATAATGAACCCCAACAAAATTAAAAAATTTTTCCAGAAATTTTATTTCAGATTTCCCATCCCCATAATAAAGGAGGGGTCAATATTTCAGAAATAAAAAACCCCTCACTTAAGAGGGGTTAAAAATCAATGTGTCCTATTATCAAAATGAAAAATTACTTCGGTATAATATTCCAAAAAATGTTCGTTCCATAGATCCCACTTAATATCAGCACCGTCCAAGGAAAAAACATGGAAGTTAGAAAAGTTGGGTAAGATATTGTCCCTGAAATATCTGAATTTACAGTTATTCAAACTCTCGTCCCTATGAAGATGAAACTCACAAACGATCTTTGGAATGGATAACAAATAATCAATATGTTCTTTTTTAAATATATCATACTCCCCACCCTCTATATCCACCTTGAAGAAATCAATCTTTGGGATATTAAACCCGTGAATAAATTCTTCAAATGAAAAAGTTGGGATATTATAATCAACATAAGACCCCCACCTGATTTCCTTAATTGTCTTCTTTTCAGAAAGTGCCCCGTGAATAGATAAGTGAGGATATTCTCCTAAATTCTCATCAATTAATTTAACCTGATCGGATATAGCCTCAAGAACATAGATAAACATAGGTTTACGATTTAAAATGGAATAACTAAAGATCCCATTAGACCCTCCCAAATCAACAACAATATCCCCTTGATCAACATTGAAGATTTTTGAATATGTGTTGTTTTCCAAAATTTCATTTATACAGTAATTTTGTGTCTCAGAATCTTGACTCCCCCATTTGAAATTTTCTAACATATTGTTTTTTTTCAATCATATATATAAAACCCGATTTTGTAAATTTTTCCAAAAATTTTTATTTCATATATACAGATCATTCTTAAAGAGGGGGTCAATGTTTCCAAAAACATATAAGACAAAAATCCCAAATTTTTCCAAAAAATTTTATAAACATTTTTTTCACTTTCAGGGGGGAAAACTTTATAGAGGGGATTAAACCCCCTTTTTGACCCATCTTAGGGGGGTATATGGGGGGCATACGGAGGGGGAGGGGGGGTCAATAGGGTATGGAGGGGGTTTACCCATCCCCTAACACCTGATCCCCCCTGTAATAGAATATTTGACAATTCCAAATTTATTATGTATTGGTATTTATATTATCAATAGTAATGATATGACAGAGAGACAATTAAATACTTTGGTTGAAAGCATAATAGGTGACAATGAATTAGTTGTTAATGTTGGTGAAGAAGGGAGGTGTAATGTTCAAACTCAAGATGGTGATTGGGTTGCTGCGTATGGTGGTGACATTAACTTTTTCTTATGGCCTGAGTTTGTTAAATCCAATGGTGTATTTGATATGTTAAAGGAGGAGGATCAGATAGAACTTCTTTATGGTTTATACGGAAGGGTTGCTTCTATTGTTAAAGAATATATACCCAACCCATCTATATTGGATAGTTTAGAATATTGTTGTAAACTTACGGGTGGGTATTTATTTACAAGGAATTGAAATGACAGAGAGACAATTAAATACATTGGTTGACTCTATCTTGGATGATGGACCGTTGGAGGTTGAGATCAGGGAACCGAATATGTTGCATGGATACAATCAGTTATTTGTTAGGAAGGATGGTCAGTTGGTTGGTTTTTTCACATATAGGATAGGATCGGAGTTTTATTTTGAGAAGGACTTTATTGAATCCAATGGTGTTGTCAATATGTTGGAATGGACTGATATGTTTAAGGTTGTCAAGGGAGTATTCAAGAAAATGGTTTCTATGTTGGGAACAAGGATCCCGAAGAAGGTTTACCCACAGGATTTAACTTTTCAGGGAAAGGTGGGTGGAGGTGAATATTGGTTTACTTAATCCCCACCCCTTTATAAAAAATATAAAGCAGGTTGGAGTATACTTGCTCCCCTCTCGGTTAGTCAGATGATGCTAAGTTACGGCGAAAAAAATTAAGATCCAATTTTTTTATCAATTATTTTTTTTGTATATTTATCTGTTATGAAGAAGATAGACAAACTCGTTTCTCTCATGATACCTGAGTTAGAGAATTTGGATCTTGTAAAAAGCAAGCACTACAATGATCACAATACTGTTTCTGATTTGAGGGACCCTTCGGGGAGGATAATCGCCACACTGCTTGATGATCAGGACAGCAGTTATTATGAACTCAGGATCGTTTCCGCTCGGATTGAAAATATGAATATGATTCTGGGTTTGCTTGATAGGACCGATCAGGAAATCTTTGCATTGAAAATCGCATATGTGATCCTTCCCGACTTAATAGATTATTACGGTGAGGTGGTGGTGTCGAGCATCTATCCCAACCATTTTATATCTTATATTGTATACAGATGAATAAGATCAACAAACTCGCAAAAGTAATTCTATCTGAAATTCAAGATGACTTGCATGTAAAAGTGGTTGAAGACACAGAATACACAATAGCCATTCTTTATAATAAAGAACATGAAACTATTTGCCACTTACAGCTAGACAAATTTTATCTTAACCGTTCTGATTATTGGGCTTTATTTATTACCGATAATCTCCCCACCTATAGTTTGTTATTGTCATCATTACCCCCAAAAGAATTCTATGAACTGATGGAAGAATTTGCAAAACTAATTCTACCCTACTTCTCGGAAGTCTTGGATCCCGAAGATATATCGTCCATAAGGGTGGCGGAGGTAAGACATGAAAAAACAATTGTATACTATAACTTAAAATGAATAAATTAGATAAACTCGTTAAGTTGGTCCTTCCCGAACTCGAAGGTGGGAGATTATATAAAGAACTTAGACCCGCAGGTGAATCAGAGTTTAATCCATACGGAAAAAGGTTGGGTTATTATTATGTCGATAAAGAAATGGTATTATATTTACAACGAAGTTTTGCTCCCAGAGGACTCGGAGAAAACTTTCTTAACATCTATGGTAATATACCCCACTTTAAAATAATCTTGTCTTCCGTCTCAAAAGAAGAATTAAAAGAGTTTATCGAGAAATTAACCATGGCAATCCTTCCCATATTTTCTGAAATTGTGGATATAAACAAAGTGAACATCATACATGTAAATGATCTCTATGACCAATGGGGTTACTCAAGAGTATATTTCGATCATGAAAAAAATTGATAAACTCATATCCCTAGTTCTATCTGAACTTAAAGGTGGGAGATTAGTTCCCCACAGAGATTCAAGAGGTAATATAACAGTATTTTATTATGTGGATCAAACTCATATCTTTACATATGAAGAATATAATTCTATTGATGTGTTGGGTAGATTTGATATATATGACACACTACCCGCCTACGGAATTATCAAAAATACTTTAAACGAAGAGGATTTTTTTACCTTTATTGAAAAATTCATAATATCAATATCACCCATCTTATCCGATTACTTGGATATCAATAAGGTTACAGATTTTGAAATACAAGATTGGAGACCTTCTAAAACAATAGTATACTTAGTCCCCTGAGTATAAAGAGGGGTAATTTTTAATAAAAAAATAACCTGAAATATTTGGAAATGACAAAATGTCAGTCTCGACTGCGGGATGGGATAATCCCACCCCCCATATTTTGTCCTCCCATTTGTTCCCACCTTCCCCCACTTTATACCACCATATTGTCGTTCTTGATAGTAAGAAGGGGAAAAAATCCCCTCTGGCAGTAGTGCCAGCAAGGAAAAATTAGATGGTAATTATTTACAGCAAAAAAAAGAATATCCCCCCTGAAGGGGCGTGAGAACGAAGTTCCTTTAAATTCCCCAACTTTAGAGGGTCAAATTTATCCCTCTTCAGTAGTTCTCAAATAAAAAAGTGGGGGTGTCAGACTGACATACTAACATGTTTCACGGGAAACATATCCTTGACTCGAAGAGTCCCTTCCCTATGTTATAATTCGAGAAACACTACATATGGAAACTCTTCATAGTAAAGGATGGGAACCATCCTTATCTGTAAGTTTCCCTACATTATCAGTCTCTTCAGGGTGGGACTTCAGGAGGTGGGACAAATAAAGGGGTGGGTAATTAATAATAGTATGAACGAAACATAACGGAACGAAGTGGAGTGGTTCACGAAGTGAAATGTGGAGAGAATAGTATTATTAATTACCCGACATATTGATTATCTATATATTATCTGTTAGTATTGGATCACTTTAAAACGAATGAAACTATGAGTGGATTAATTGCGGGTTTGATTGTATGTACAATCTTAACCATTATTGGTGTAGGTTTTATATGGTATGCTAAAAATATAGAAGGAATATCTTCCATATATTTTATTCAGACGGGAATGTTTTTAAAACTCGTTCTTGGGTGTATCTTTACTCTTATAATTGTAAAGTTAATACCATATAAAGTGGACTTGTGGTCTTACGCAATGACTCTTGGAATATACGGGTGTGTTATATATCCTTTGATTGCCTTTTTGATGGTTAGAAAGGATGTATCACAGAAAAGATGGAGACCTTAAAAAAATCGTTTCTTACGAAACTTTAAAATCCGTATACAGATTGTCCTGTTTCGCTGTTGATCACATCATCTATCTGTATTAATAGATTTGGGATGAGGGTATTGAACTTTGAATACATTTGTTCCAATACTAAATCATAGTTTGAGATGTCTTTGTTTTGATAAATTACAAGATGTATATTGGGTTCAAACCTATTTGTTGTGAAATCGGTTACTTGGATTTTATCTATGGAGTTAATTATTCTTATGGTTGTTATGTCTTCTAAGTCATCCGCATCATTAGCATACTTTCTTAATGACTCCAAAACCTCATCCACCATATCTTGTATGAGTTCAGTTGCCTCATTCTCTTTGATGATCCCCATCATTGATTTCATTCTTGATAATTGTTCTTGTAATTTCATTTTTTTGTTTTCTTTACACAGTTAGGGTATTTCTTTCCGAACATAGTTTTCATACCCTTTTGGGTATATCCTTTCCAACATCTTTCAGTTAATTCTCCCTCCGTTAGTTCGGCTGAGTTTTTATTTTGTAATTCAATACTTCTTAATATCTGATCATATTTTTCCTGACTTAATTGATTTTGCGCGTTTTGCCAATATGAAATTTGGTCAGGTCTTGGATGTTCTAATGCCTTTGAAATAAAATCTTGTTCACCTTCTTCTGGATGAGTTACATTCCATAAGGTAATTAAATTTGTTGAATCGTTGTATATTTCACCTGTTTGAGGATCTTCTTGTGGTGGAATCATTTCACCTGTAGATAAATCGTGGGCTTGTGTTATAAAGATAATTCCTCTGTCCAATAAATCTTGCATATCAAAATGAACTCTTTGATTATCATCTTCCTTAATGATCCCCATCATTGATTTCATTTTTGATAGTTGTTCTTGTAGATTCATTTTAATGACTAAATGTATGTGAAGTTTTTTTAATGTTCGGCATATTATTAAATACAAACTCTCTTGGGAATAATCCTCCTCCGAATGGTGCGTTTGGATTGGGAACTCCGTTATATAGATCATTAAATAAATAGTTACAAGCGTCGTCACTTAAATTACCGTATGATCCAATCGACCATCCTGTTCCTATACTATAGTTTGTAATGTACCATACCCCGTGATCTTTTTTTCCTCCGAAGATTCCAATATCCTGATACCATTGCCAGTATTGCCAATATGCCGGGTTTTCAATATACCATTCACTTGCATTGGAAATAAAGGAATTTTCGTTACACTCAGAAATCCTATCATCACATTGATTACTTGGATACCATGCTGTAATTTCAAAATTAGGTAAAAGTGTATTCCATACTTGTTGATCAAGACCAAAAACCGCTTGAAGCATAATGTCAGTATAACCTGTATCAGTTTTGGCTGGTACATCTACCGTTGATAAATCAGATAGTTTTCCCGAGACTGTGTAAGTTCCGAATGCGGTGTTGACTTGTCCTTCATAAACTGTGTCCCAATATGTGGTTGGATCATCATAGAATGTTTGTAAATCTAACTGAAATTGATTGGAGGTATTTTGGAATCTTTCTATAAGACGGCTTGTCGCACTTAAAAGACTCGGTGGCGTATTGGTTGAATATCTTGAAACAACTCCACAACAAAAATTGGCGGCGATTTGAGTAACCCCGTCGGATGCTGCCCAAAATGATCCATCTAAAATATTGATTCCGATTTGGACTCCTAAATCTTTATTGTCTTGGATGGATAAAAGAGCAAATGCGTTTTCTATTTTGAGATTACCATTCACAAGAATGTCAGAATTTAAGTCCATAAGGTTTCTTAAATTTGATTTTACTTTGTTAATTTGATCTTGTGTTGGCATCTTATAAATTTGGTATTTGTAATCCAATATTAATAAATATTCGTGTGAGAAAAAAACCCCTCCGTAATGGAGAGGTTTTGAATAAATCTATCCTAATTTATTTTACAGGTATTGGTGTACCTACAGGATAAGGAAAACCTTTCTTAGCTGCAGTAACAGATGTCATACCACTTTTTACTTTTATAGGTTTACGTAATGGAACTGCCGCTTCATTCAATGGACCATAACACTTAGATAAAATAATTCCATTATCGAGAGTATCGATAATCTCACATGGCATTGCGAACATATTACTCATACTCGTACTATCCGCATCTGTGTTTACGACAAATGAACGATTAACAGGTGCCAACCATTCCCATTCTTTGGTTTCGGGGTTGAATTGTGGAACAGTATCGTTGGATCCGAAAAACCAAAAGAATGACCATGTTGTTTTATTTGTACCATCAGGAGTTTGCTGATTTTCTCTCACATTAAAATCTCCCCATGTTCCACCTGAACCTTCCATTGCTAAATTGGAAATTGATGATCCATCCATCACAGGACAAATTGCACATCCTTCATCAAACTCTACACCTTGAATAATTATTTTTTTACCCGTAGGTTCAGCACCCGAAGCACCACAAAAAGAATATAAACCTTTGTGAAGAACCAAAACTTCTTGATCTTCAGGTTCAGAATTATGACCACATCCCACCAAAACAAATACCGACAAAATAGTTAATAATAAATTTTTCATTTTTTTTTAAATTTTATGTTTATAAATATCTTACGACCCTAACTTTTAATCCCATCTTATTTGCAATATCTATCATATGTTTTGTCCCCCTACTCTTACCATCCCAAAACGCAATTAATCCATCCGCATATTCTGCCATCTGTTGATTTCTTTTATATCCTGCACTCTTTCCATATAGATCCCATTGAGCTGGAAATTTTTTTACTTCGTAACCCTTCTCTTGTGCATATCTCTCTCCGAGAGTGTCCGCCCCCGCCGCCGTTCCTGAAACAATCTCCACCTCTTTTTGATTAACCAATATATTATCACACGACTCTTTTAATTTGTCATAGTCACGGAAGTTTCTACCTCCTGCAATTATTACTTTCATAAGTTTAAAAATAATAAAATTTACATATATCTTCCATAGATTATCTTTTGAAAAATAAAGAATGAAAATATGAAAAACTATATCTTATTAATACTTTTGTCTTTTATATCATTTGGATCTTTCTCTCAAGAAGAATGTGGAACTCAAACCTCCAAAAAAGATTTCTCTTCTTTGTCTCGTAAATCTGCTAGACTATCCAATAAATCCTCCGATCCGATTACATACAAAGAAATCCCCATCGTCTTCCATGTCCTCTATGACGATCAGTTGTTGAATGTTTCTGACTCCACCTTGTTGGTTGCTCTAAATGATTTGAATATTAAATTCAATAAAGCAAAATTTAGATTTGTTCTTGTTTCAATCAATCGGAAACCTCTGAAAGATTTCTCTTGGTATCAAGAATATATGACCGAACCTATGAATAGTAGCAAACTTCCCGCTATGTATCCGCCAGGTTCTTCAAAACTATTTGAAATTGGTAATACCATGAGTGTAAATCCCAACACAACTCTCAATATCTTTATTCAACCCAAAGTATATAATTCTCTTGGTTTTTCGTTTATCCCACCCTTCGGAGCAACCATCATCAATCCCGCACCCAAACCACCTGACGGGATCTGGATTAGAACTTCCACCTTCTCTTTGAACCCATCTTCATATCACAGAAACGCAACTCTTGTCCATGAGGTCGGTCATTATCTTGGTTTGTTTCATACCTTTAATGGTGCGTTCTCTTGTGAAAATTATGGATTGGATTGCGGAACGACAGGAGATCTTGTTTGTGACACCCCACCATTTCAAAGATCTAACTTTGTCCCCGACTGCACGCCAGGTTGTAATGTGATCATTTTGGAATCTGATCCCTGGTTTGGTTATGTCCAAGATAATCATATGGATTACCTTGCCAATAATTGTCGGCGCAGTTTTACCAATGGTCAGATCAACAGAATGCATAGTTATGTAAACCAAAACAGGAAAGATGTATTCAAAACTCTTTCTTTAAATTGTTTATTGGATTTGGATAATGATGGTTTAGTCACCTCACAAGATTTTCTTATCTATTTGAGTTGTCACGGAACCACCACAGAAAGTGGTCAATGTTATAAGTGTGATCTCGATGCCGATGGATTTGTTAGTTCACAGGACTTTTTAATTTTCTTAACAGGTATAGGACAAACTTGTGTAAAATAAAAAAAAGTCGTATTATTGTGATATGGAGAACTTCCCCTCTTTGAGCGGCGTTTATTATTGGTATGTAAGTAAAAATGGTGCCGAGAAGTTGGGGATTGATGTGTCCGAGTGTTTGAAAGAAGATGATATGTTCTTGGTATATATCGGTCTTGCCAAAAATATAAATGAACGACTGAATTGGCACCTGAATGACTCTCATTCCCATTCATCCATTAGATCAGGATTTGTGTCTACGTTACGTCAAACTCTCTCTGCCCTTTTGGTGGGAAATATGGTTTCTTCCAAAGAGATCGTAGATGAGTTCTTAAGGAAAGAGATGAAGGTCAGATATGAAGTTTGTGAAGATTATGAAGACAGAGAGTCTAAATTGATCAAAGAACTTAACTTACCTTTGAACATCAGAGGAAATAGATCCCACCCTTTTTACTCTACCTTGAAGAAACTTAGAAAGAAGTCCAAAGAAACTTCTTTGGGTATGATCTAGAAATTTTTTTCTGACCTTTCGGTGTTTTTCCCCGCCCGCCGCTTGTTTATTGTTCTCCGTATTTACTTAAGAAAATTAACAAATCTTCGGAGTTGATGAAGTTGTTTTTGTCAAAATCCCATCTCGCAGGTTTGGTTTGATAAAAATAAGGATCTCTTGGTGGGTAAAATTCGTAGAAGACATCCCAATAGTCAGGACAACCTCCACATTCACACCATTCAGTAAAATCATCTTTATCCACAAATTCCAAAAAACCATATTCTTCTCTTACATATACACTTTTAAACCTGTTGTCCGTAACTTCCAATTTAACTCTCATAACACCTTCACAAGGAAGGACATTGACCAAAGAATTTAATACAAGATTATAATCTGTTGAAACAAGTTTTTCGTTGATGAACCATCTGTAACTGTAATTACCGTTGGGTTCGGTTAAGTTGTCATATAGAGAGTTCGATTGTGATGATGAAATATCTTGATAATAGTTCATAAATGCTGGTGTGATGTCCGTTACATTTTCTCCATAAACAGAAAGGAAATCCAAAAGATCTTCGGATCCATATTGCTCTGATTGAGAACCAATTGTTTTCTTTATTGTTTCTTCCGTTAATGTTGGTTCAACTTCTTTTATAATTTCAATATCCGACTTCTCTTGGCAAGAAGATAAAATTAATAAAAGTGGCAAGATAAATAATGTTTTCATGATAAATTCAATTTATTACATAAATACAAAACAATTTTGAAGTATTTATAACATTATATGAAAGACTTAATCAAAAAAATATTAAAAGAAGAAACCGAAGAGATATTTGTAATACCTGGTCTTAGTTTTTTTCCTGATGAAATTGACGGATTAAAAAACTTCATTCAAAAAAAGAACATCAAAAGATGGTCGTTGGATGATGATTTGGATTTCCGTGAATATGGAGATGATTTAACTTGGCTTGAAGGTCTTGTTTCCATTAGTGGTTATTTGGATTTGGAAGGAAAAAAAATTAAATCCCTTGATAATCTTCAATCGGTTGGTGGTTATTTAGATATAAAAAGCACACAAATTAAATCCCTTCCAAATCTCCAATCGGTTGGTGGTTATTTAGATATAAGAAGCACACAAATTAAATCCCTTGATAATCTTCAATCGGTTGGTAGGTCTTTAGATACAAGAGGAACACAAATAGAATCCCTTCCAAATCTTAAATATGTTGGTAAACATTTGGATTTAACTGGAACACAAGTTAAATCCCTTGGAAACCTTCAATCGGTTGGTGGTAATTTGTTTATAGGAGGAACAAAAATTAAATCCCTTCCAAAACTCCAATCTGTTGGTGGTTCTTTAGATATAAGAAGAACACAAATTGAATCCTTTGAAAATCTTCAATCGGTTAAATATGATTTATTTTTAAACAAATTCCTTTCAGAAAAATATACAAATGAAGAAATTAGAAATATAATAAATGTTGGTGGTGGAATTTTAAGACCATGAAAGACTTAATCAAAAAAATATTAAAAGAAGAAACCGAAGAGGTATTTGTAATACCTAGTCTTAGTTTTTTTCCTGATGAAATTTACGGATTAAAAAACTTCATTCAAAAAAAGAACATCAAAAGATGGTCGTTGGATGATGATGTGGATTTCCGTGAATATGGAGATGATTTAACTTGGATTGAAGGACTTGTTTCGATCACGGGTTTTTTGGATTTGGAAAGGACAGAAATTAAATTTCTTGGAAATCTTCAATCTGTTGGTGGTTATTTAGATATAAGAAGCACACAAATTAAATCCCTTCCAAATCTTCAATCGGTTGGTAGTTTTTTACATTTAAGAGGAACAGAAATTGAATCCCTTCCAAATCTTCAATCGGTTGGTGGTGGGTTGGATTTAAGAAAAACACAAATTAAAGACCTTGGAAACCTTCAATCGGTTGGTGGTAGTTTGGATTTGGAGGGAACACCAATTAAAGACCTTCCAAATCTTCAGTCGGTTGGTGATTATTTAGATATAAGAGGAACACAAATTGAATCCCTTCCAAAACTTCAATATGTTGGTACTAATTTGTGGTTAAACAAATACGTTTTGAAGAATTATACAGATGAAGAAATTAGAGGTATGATAAATGTTGGTGGTAGAATTATTAGATAATGAAAGACCTAATCAAAAAAATATTAAAAGAGGAAACCGAAGAGATATTTGTAATACCTGGTCTTCACTATTTCCCTGATGGAGTTGAAGGACTAAAAAACTTCATCAAAAAAAATAACATCACAAGATGGTCGTTGGATGATGATTTGGATTTGGGTGGATATAAAGGTGATTTAACTTGGCTTGAAGGTCTTGTTTCTATTAGTGGTGATTTTAATGCATATGGAACAGAAATCAAATCCTTCAAAAATCTTATATCGGTTGATGGTTATTTGAACCTATACAACTCACAAATTGAATCTCTTGGAAATCTTCAATCTGTTGGTGATGATTTGAATTTGGAAGAAACTCCAATTGAATCCCTTGGAAATCTCAGGACTGTTGGAGCATCTTTGGATTTAAATAAAACACCAATTAAATCCCTTGGAAATCTTCAATCCGTAGGTGGTTATTTGGACATAAGAGGAACACAAATTGAATCCTTTGGAAATCTTAAATCTGTTGGTGCAAGACTTTATTTGAACAGTTATTTATCAACAAAAACAAATGAAGAAATAAAAAGTATGGTGGATGTTGGTGCTTTAATTGTTAGACTATGAAAGACTTAATAAAAAAAACCCTCAGAGGAGGGTTTTTTATTTATTTTTCATCATAAAAGAAATCATTACTATCACCAAAACTCCATTTTGTTGAATCTTCACAATAAAATTCTTTTGTAGAGACCTTAAAATCAGGTATTCTTAAACCTTTAGGTGTTAATGATTGATCATAAAACAATAATCTATTATTTGGTTGGGCCGCAAACTGACCGTTGTCCATTTTGATAATATTAAATGACTTGTGTTCGTTGGGTGTTTCAGATAATGTTGTATCTAATTCATTAGGGTTAGAGTGACAAGAATCTATTGTAAAAAGATAGTACCCGTCATAAAATTTTTTGTCCTTCATATAAACTTTAACATCCATACCAAATAACAATTCTTTTTTTATTACAGAAATATTATAAGAAAACGCATCCCATATTTCCAAAAAATCCAAAGGTAAAAGTTCATCTTGACTCACATCTGTTCTCCAAACAAATGCGGATAAGGGTAATTTATCGTACAAGGCACCATACTCATTCAAGTAAGATTCGAAATAAAGAGCTTTACCTTTTATTGATTTTACTGAAACCCAATAACAAGGTTCATATTCTCCAAATCCTTTTTCGAAATCATATAGATATTCTTTACGAACGTAACACTGAATCGGGGGTAAATTAGCTATTAAATATGACATATTTATAATTATTAATCAAACCAAATTTCAAATAGATCTATCAAACTTTGGATCATATAGAAAATACCAATCAGCATCAACCCATAGTGTTCCCACCCGTTATTTTCATCATTTGTGAAATCTGAAATTACGGTAGGTATTGTGGATGAGATCACCAATACCGACATAATCAGTTTGACATACTTACTCCTAATTATTTTTTTAAACATAGACAAGAGGTAGTTCATTCCAAGATGTCGTATATTTTTGTGATACATATTCTTGTTTCATCTCCCATCTCTTTTCCTTATTCGATGGTGGTGACACCAATTGGATGGGTTCGGTAAACAAAGAAATCTGTTTTGAATTTTCAGGAGTTAATTCGTTGAAGATGATTCCACACTTTTTATATTTTTTGGAATTTGAATATATCTTCTTGAGAAGAGGATATACTTGTGACCAAATCATATCTACATCTTGTGTTGGTTCTTGGAAAAAAACCAATTTGGATCTGTAATGTCCTTGATCTTTGTGTTTGTTCCCACTTACAAAGATGGTTGCCCGTGATGCGATGATTTCGTTGTCTTGAAGTTTCTTTACTCCCGATTTTATGTAGGAATACATTGCTTCGGCAATCTGATCAAACTGATCAACATCCTCACCAAAAGATCGTGTGGATGCAATATTCTTTTTCATCTTGGACTTTAGCTGGATCGGATGACAATACATCTCAAACAACTCGTGTTTGGTTTTGAGTCCATTTATGTTCATCATCTTTCTAACAACATAATCCGACATATTCATAAATTGACCGATGGATTCCACACCGATTGTCTTTAATTTCTTGGACCACTTTCTTCCAATTCCCCACACCTCATCAACCTCAACATTATACATCATGTTCCTGAAGTTCTTCAAACCCCAATAAGAACAAACCCCGTCGTAACCGGGTGTTTGTTTTGCAATATGTGATGTCAACTTAGCCAAAGTTTTATTCGGTCCAACACCAATAGATACTGGAATCCCCACCTTTCTCTTCACTTCGTTTTTGATAAAATGTAAACGATCCAAAAGTTCATCGTCAGGTATATTTGAAAAATCAACGAATGCCTCATCAATAGAATACACCTCAACTTCATTTGCATATTCTTTGATAACACTCATCACCCTGTCTGACATATCACCATATAGATTATAGTTGGATGAATATACACAGAACCTGTGTTGATCCATAAAATCTCTTTTCTGAAAGAATGGTTCACCCATCTTTATACCCAACGCTTTAGCCTCTTGTGATCTAGCAATTACACATCCATCATTATTGGATAGAACTACCGTTGGTTTTCCAATTGAAGTTGGATTAAATACCCTCTCACAAGAAACATAGAAATTGTTGCAGTCAATAATACCGATCTTTCGTTTCATCATTTTTTGGTTAAGATCCAAGTTACTTTACCCCAAAGATTATCCTGTTCTTTGTATTCACGGATTTTAAAATATGTCTTATCTGTTAGGACAACCAAATCACCTTCCTTTGGTGTTTCTGACTTGTCTAAAACAAGTATATCTCCATCCTTAACACCCAGTGTGTTTGGTCCGACATATTTGAAATAAAAGGTTGAAAATGAGTTTTGACATATTAGTTCATTTAGATCCAATCTTTTGTCAACATAGGATTCTGCCGGTGAAGAGAAACCAGAAGTTCTTGTTTTAATTGTAAGGTATTTTTGAGTGATCGACATGATAAAAATTTAATTAAAAATTTTATCATAATCAAATTTTAAATCAACTCAAATCTGTTAATCCACCAAAAATAACATCAGAAATATTCCACCTTTTATGTACAGCTTTTGGAAAGTCTGGTGAATATGGTGGTACATATTTTGTTAAAAAGTATTTTGATGCAAATAGTTGGTCTTCTTCGGATAATAAACCTAAAAACCAAAAAAAGGACTGATCGAAAAAAGATTCAATCTTATCATTATAAGAGAAAAAAGAATAAAACGCAATAATTTCTCCGTCAATATCAAACAAAATCCTATAATTATTGTTATAATTTGTTATTGTATATGTTACATTATACTCATCAAGATGAGAATCCAATAGTTTTTTGATTTTTTCCTCCATACTATTAAATACTTCAGTCCTCCATAAATTTCTTGTAGTCCCTACTCGGTTCGCTGTTGTCAATTTTACGTTTGAGTTCATTCCTCATCTCACAAAGAGCTCTGAAATCGTGGTTCATAATCGTATAACCCTCCTTTCTCATATCCTCTAATTGTTCGAGGATTTTTTGGTAAGTTTCTTTATTTGACATATTACAAAATTAGATGTTTAAATTAAATAATCCTAATTTTTTTGTTCTTTTCTTCTTCTGTAAGTTCATCGTTGTATCTTACTTTTAGTAGTTTTACTGGAAAACTTAAAGGTGAAGAAGTATTCCTCAGTGCTTTTTGTCCATTGAGGGATTTGATTGAATCAATCAATTTAAATTGAGGTGTGAATTTTAGTTTCAACAAGTTCTTAACAAATACGATTACAGGTTTGGTATAATTTCCATCCACTTTACCGTATATCTCTTTGTTATCAAAATTGAAATCAAAATCTCTGTCCACATAAACTTGAAATCCTGTTGGTTCAATTAAACTGTGATTGTCTTTATTCAATCTGATAATCGCATCGTAGTTTCTTGAATGGATATATTCATCGGGTTCCACAACAATCATGATGTCGTTTTCGTTTCTGATTATTTTCCATTCTGTTGACATGAGTTGGATCAATCCGTTGTCATTCCTATACCCTTCCGCCAAAGCTACAACTTTGACTTTGTCTGTCCCCACGAATTTCACTGCGTTACTGTCAGAGGATATATCCCATATCTCAATTCTATCTACAAATCTATTGTAATATGATAAAAAATTCTCCGTAACAGGAGAATCGTCTCTATTAAATGTAATTAAAGTGGTCATCACTATTTCAATTCTTTCATTTTATTCTTGAATAAAGATAAAAGAGTTGTCCTTGCTTGTAAATCAAAAGATAAGATTATATTTATCATTAAATTTACTTTACATTTTACATAATCTGTCTACTTTCGAAATATATTCAATGTTTCATTCCCTTTTTTTTACCGAAATTGAATATAAGAAAAAACCTCTCAAAGGAGAGGTTTTATTTTTTTATAGATTTTCTTGGAAATAATCTTCGGGAGTTTGGAATTCATCAACACAAATATCCAATTCAAATTCCAAACTTTTTAGTTTACACAAATCCAAATTATATTCCTCATCGTGACCCAACCGATCTTGGACATAATAGATGGTTGGTTCTCTGAATAAGTTGGTTGAAATCATCTTTACAATCTCGTTGTTGGTTCGTTGATGTTCGGAACCGACATTGATAATCTCATTTACACAATCATCATAGGTGGTGAGTTTGAAAATTACGTCAGCATTCTCCTCAACAGAAATCCAAACCCGAAGCTGGTTTCCATCACCATAAATAGGGATTGGTTTGTTGGATTTGATACAATCGATCACCTTCGGGATAAACTTCTCCGCATTTTGAAGCCCACCGAAATTATTACAGGATCGTGTGATAAGATATGGAACACCATATGTTCTGTGAGCGGATTGAACCAAAAGATCGGCACTAGCTTTAGTTGCCGAATAATATGAACTTGGATTCAATATATCCTTTTCGTTCGAACAAAACTTATCTTTCACATCACCGTAGACTTCATCCGTAGATATTTGAACAAACTTCTTCAAGGTTTTGGATTTCCTTGAAACTTCCAAAAGGTTATAAACCCCTTGAACATTTGTTTTCATAAAAGGAAAACCATTTTCTATAGAGTTGTCCACGTGAGTTTCAGCCGCAAAGTTCACAAGATATTCAAAATCGCCGATCATATCGTAAGTCAGGTCACAGATGTCCATCTCAAGAAATGTAACCCTCTGATCTCTCAAAATCTGAATTGGAATCCTTGATTTGTCCGCAGCATAGGTGACGGAATCAACAACAATAATTTCGGAGAATTCGTTTTCACGATAAACCCGTTTCAAAAACTCGGATCCGATAAATCCATAAGCACCCGTGATGATGTATTTCATATGTAAAATGATTTGTTATCGTTCAATCACAATTTTCTCATCTTCGTTGATATTCACAATCAAACTATCAACACCATATTCAGAAAATAACGTATTCAAATCAAGTTCATCAATTTCTTCCAATTTAAATTGGGCCGTTTTTTTAATTTCTTTTACCAAATTCATAAGACCAAAAGAAGGTTCTTCCTTTTTTTCTTCACGATCTTTTTCTTTCGTGGGAGTTCCTCGTTCAGGAAAATCATAGTTACTGATAATCTCGAAAGGATCTTCTAATTCGGGTTGAGGTCCTGATCTTTTGGCTTGGATCTGTCCTACCCCGTCACCACAAACATCACCCCAAAAAGCCAACAAGAAGTTTAAGTCCAAAACATTAACAAGTGCATCCATATTCATATCTCCTTCCTCATAGTCACATTCCACACAACCATAATGGGACAATATAATCAACAGATCACCAGTTCCAATCATTCCGTTCTTATCGAAATCACCCAAACAGAAGGGTGTTACTTGCTCTTCTGTGTATAACTCATATCTTTGGAAGTCCAACATTCTATGCATTCGGTCTATCTGACCTGGAGTAAATACATCTCTACATTGTTCAGGACAATAGTCCATGTGGTTGTTCGCACGATATGGAACTCCACCATCGTAATTTACTTCAGGACAATATGATCCAACAGGGTAGGAAGGACATCCTCTTGCGAGTTTGGTGGGTGGAGTATCACATACAAAATCACCTTCATATTCACAAGGTATGTTTGCCTCTTGTTGTCCACAATACGATGTGTTATTGAATACGTGAAACAATCCACAGTAGTGACCGAGCTCATGACTAAAGGTTTCGTTTTCCACATACTTCGGGTTTACGTGTGGCCAAGGTCCATACCCAAAAGACTCGGTCTTAACCCAAACCCCGTCATCTTTATTTGCAGGTCCATATGTGATAAAGGCATATCCCAAGATAGTGGAACACATTTTAGGGATAATATAAACATTACAATACTCTGAAATATCCCAAGCGTATTTGTTAGAAATCATTGTTGATTGAGTTCTATAAGTTGGGAAACAAACTTGACCTGAGACAAATGAGTCGTGCCAAGCGAACTCTCGGATATTGATATAATCATGACCTGCATAAACAAAACTGATGTTAGTTCCCTCGAAATCTACATTGGCTTGATCAATCGCACCATATATTGATTCAACAGGAATTTCACTCAATGGAATCGCGTCAGTATAACAAACGTGAAATACCAATCTGATTTCTTTGGGTGTATTGGTTGATTTGGATTTCAACCTACCCATCGGTAAAATGTTTTTATTTTCTCCAAAGGTTATACATCCAAAAGGTGTGTTTTTTTGTGAATACACAAAAGTACTCATAAACATCAGAACAAGAAAAGAGATGAAACGATTCATATGTTTTTATTTTTAATAGTATAATTTAGAGTTAATAAATCAAGATCAAAAGTCCTAATAGGTCTTCTGAATTGCAAAGGTATAATAAAATTTGAAAAGACCAAATTCAAATCCTACCAAAGGAGATTCATATCCCTCCTCAGTTTGAAAATTCATAATGTTGAAAAACTTGATCCAGGGAAGTAGGTAAAATTCCTCGTCGGATCTGTTAAACTGGTTGATCACTAAATTCCATTTCATATCTCGTAAGGTGTATAGCTAAAAATTACTTCTTGAATTAGAGGACACTTTTCAATAAGTGTTTGGTGAATAAAATTTTTGAATTCTAATTTTTTGTCAAAAATAATTTCCTCACCTAAATAAATCAAACAATAGTAGTTTATTTTTTCCAATACATCAATTTTATTAATAATTAATTTCGTAACACCGTTGATGTTGGATCCTTTGATTAAATTATCTAAATTCAACCAATTAACTTGTCTTGGTCTTCCTGTAGTTGCCCCATATTCATTTCCAACTTCTCTGATTTTCTGAAAAATATCAAGACCACCCTCAAATTCTTTTGCACCTACATAAGTAACATATGCTTTTGAAATACCATAAATGTCTCTGATGTATTTGGGTGATACACCATTCAAACAAGCACTACCCGCCGTACAATGAGAAGATGTGACAAACGGATAATCACCCCAATCAATATCCAACTCAAAACCCTGAGCACCTTCGAAAAGAATTTTAACATCCTCTTGAGAAAATAAAATGTCATAAATATCACAAAGGTAGTTGTTGGAAGGATTGTTGATTGTCACATAATTTTCATATCTGATTCCACTTCTATTGTACTTATCCACATAAGCCGGACCATTTCCTGTTTTAGTTGTTCCGATTTTGAAATCTTTACCATCCTCTTCTTTGTGTTGTTCTGTTATAATATGGACTCCACGATCAATAAAAAGAAATTCTCTAACTCTTGGATTTACCTTTGTTAAATCATCGAGTTCCATCTCCAATTTGATTGGATCAACGACACATCCTGGTCCAATAATGGAAGGGATGTTATAAAGAACCCCAACTGGTATGAAATGGGTTACTACTTTTTCTCCGTCATGGTAAACGGTGTGACCCGCATTACCACCTCCGTTATACCTAATAACATGTGTGTAGTCGTTTGTTTTTGCAAGTGCATGAGCCACTTTCCCTTTACCTGTGTCACCCGCCTGAAGATCAACAATAATGTCTGCGAAATTAATCATTAATTTATAAATTACTTCTAATTATACTCAAATATTAGGATCTTATCAAATGTTTAAACAAAAAAAAATCGACCGTTTGAGGTCGATTTCTTTCTAAATCTTTTGATTATTGTCCTATCACCAAATCATCATAACTCAAGGTGTCCATTCCCTTTAATTCGGCATCAAATTCGTCATACAAATAAGCCTTAACTACAGAACTTACACTTTGTTCACACTGAGCGATTTTACTTTCCATCCAATCCTCAAGTTGTGCGTTGTCGTCCAACATCTCCCACATCTTATAAGCCATAGTAGCAATTACAAACAATTGTTGTTTCGCCATATAACTACCATCTGAATCTTCATTCAACTTATCTTTTTTAACATTTTCAACTATATAGTCAAGTTGTTTTTGGGTAATAACGAATTTTGCCATTTTTAAATCATTTGACTATAAATATATCATAAAAAGAAAAAGTCCAGATTTCTCTGGACTTTAGGGCCGATTAAGGCACTCCACCTTGGTCCTACGCTCAGTGGCTCTTTTCCAAAGCCGATTCAATCAAAACCTTTCCAGGTGTGATTGTCTCAACTTTTGTTGTAACGATTGAAGACTTCAATACAACATACGGGATGTGTATGAGGAAGTGGTTACCATCGTAGAACGTCAGATCTCGTTTCAAGGACAAACATCCGTTGACGGACTTGAGGAAAAGTTTGAATTGAACATCGTCAACAAACGACTCACTCAAGATTGATCCGTGTTTAGGATGGAGGATGGAGATTTGTTTTTGAGTCATCTTATCTTCGTTTGATACAAAGATAAGCTATTTTACTCAAACTTCAAAACTTTTTTTTACCTCTTCCTTTCTTCTGATCCGATTCGTAATACTCATCTTCCCAAAATCCATCAGTCGGTTTTTGATTTTTCTTGGGTTTTTTAATTTTCTTACCACCACCCCAAATGTAGGAGAGGTCTTCATCTTCGTCAGTTAAATTATTCATTTCATAAAATGTATTAACTATAAATAAATATACAACTTTTTTTGTTTTGAGTCAATAGGGCAAAAAAAACCTTAACCAACTACGGTTAAGGTAAGGGGATTCTTTAAGTTTGCGCTGAGACTACACGCTTGAGTGATCTGTCTTTCGTTGGTGTACCCCACGACAGGTTGCCAACTTGTCCATCACGATTGCCCGTGATATCAGATCAGTGTCGGTTACTATCGGTAACCACTCGTATCGTTGTAAACCACTCGACTAATACTCGTTTCTATTGAGTTTTCACTCACTAAAGGTTGGCCGACCTACTAGAACTTTCACAATCAACTCAGAAAGACTTGCGGTCTTATCTGAGACTTCATTGACCTCACGGTCTGAAGTTTTAGACACCTTTCGTTTACAACGCCGACAGACTTTTGCTTAATTTAAGTATTAAATTAGCAAATGTGGAAATGGAAAGTAGCGCTGTCGGTGTGACTCCATATCTTTTGAACACGGAATACCACACTACTCTCTGTGAGTCTGCCCACTCACGGCCTTTCAGGACAACGTCGGATTAATTTTCCATCGGATGCCCCTCAGACTGATGCTCAGCCCTCAAACAACTGGCAGGTTGTTTCGAACCGTCATCTTTACCTTTTCCTATTGGTGTCACCACCTCAACCCTGATATTCCACGGACTCAGGATAATAGAACCCCCTTAGCAGTTGCCCTTAGGGTTTCTATCGTAGGTAATTTGCTTAGTTGTCAGAACACCTAATGTTCTGCGGTCATATAATCAGATTGCTAGATCTGAATTCCGACCCTTTATTCCCGTCGCCGGGGTTATCTAACGACGCTAAGCCGCCAACCGTTTAAACCATCAATAAAAGGTTTTAATCAAAGAACTCTAATTTCAGAGGACAAAACTACAACTTAATTTTCGTTTTGTCAAGTGAAATCCCCTATTTTTTTCTGTGATATATAAATATATCGTTTTCGTGAAAAAACCCTAACCTCGTTCGGTTTGGATTACAAATGTATGAACTTTTTTTCGGTTTGTCAAGCTCAAACTTCAACTAAATCCAAAGAATCTGAAATTACTTTCACAATCTTATATGGATCAGCGTGAGAAGCAGGTCTACGATCTTCCAAATACCCACTCGCCCAATTATTATGTGTAGTATTCAATGGAACTCTGATTGACGCTCCACGATTTGATACACCCCAACTGAATTTGGAGATATGTTGTGTTTCGTGTTTTCCTGTCAAACGAAGGTTGTTGTCTGATCCATAGTTTTCAATATGTAACCAGTGTCTATCCTCAAATTGTTTGAAGATTCCCTCAAAATATTCCTTACTACCATTTTCTCTCATCCTCTTGTTTGAGAAGTTACAGTGAAGTCCCGATCCATTCCAATCACCTTGAACAGGTTTGGGGTGGAATTCAATTTTAAATCCGTAGTTCTCGGACATCTGTTCCAAAATATATCGTGTGATCCAAAGATCATCACCTGCTTTTTTCTTCCCCTTACTGAAGACCTGATATTCCCATTGTCCGAGCATCACCTCAGCGTTGGTTCCTGTAATATCAATCCCTGCGTATACACACATCTCCAAATGCTCATCAACAAAAGTTCTTCCGTTGACCTGTCCATTACCTACACCACAGTAGTATTTTCCTTGTGGAGCGGGATAACCATTGTTTGGGAAACCCAAAGGTCTTCCGTCCTTTACAAGAGTATATTCTTGTTCAAAACCGAACCAAAGATCTTCATCCTCTGTTTCAATAGATGATCTCGTATTTGAAGGATGAGGGGTTCCATCAGGAAGATAAACTTCACACATCACAAAGTAGGATGGTATAACTCCTTTGTTTAGTGGATTAGGATAAAGGGAAACAGGTTTAAGGACACAATCAGAGAAGTGACCTTCCGCTTGATTGGTGGAAGATCCATCAAAAGACCATTCAGGACAATCTTTAAGTTCAATACCAAAAACATCTCGATCAACTCCTTGCTGTCTCTTTGCATCAACAACTTTGACTTTACTTCTTAGGTTTGGTTCTGGTTCATAACCATCCAACCAAATGTATTCCAATTTTACTTTCATATGTTTTTAAAAAAATTATTGTTTCTGATTAAATTACCAATTCGGTTCAAACCGATAAACGTCCATAGCATACTGATTTACCATCGGACGGCCGGTGTTATAAACACCAAATGCAACTTCCCAACTCCCATATTTGTTTTTCAACTTTTGTAACAACTTCATCGAAGTTTCGACATTGAATTTAATATCGGAGGTAAGTTTTTCGTTGGATACATAATATCCGTTTACACTTTTTGCAGTGGAGGGCATGATCTGCATCGGACCCATCGCACCTGCGAAACTCACTTGTTTGTGATTGTATTTCCAATGAAAGGGTCCCCTGTATCCAGTTTCTTTGTAAGCAATTCCATATGCATATTTTCTTGGTATATTGTATTGTTTGGAATATTGTTCTATATAATAATACATCTGAATACAGGGGGGTTCATTGGTAGGTAAAACCGTTCCCGTCTCCACATAGGTTGGGGTTATATCTTCTTGTTGTGATTGATTTTGGTATATCACATAAGCGATAAAAAATATGATGGTGACGGTGACGAATTTTACTTTATACATTACTTCGGTTGTGAGTTATAGATTTTACCGGCATACATCTTGAAGATTGTGATACCAACGGAGTCGGAAAATACTTGGTATTCTCCTGTATGTTTATCTATTATAAATATATGGTTCTTCTCGTCAACGGCGATGGATACATTATCCAAAGTGACGGGTTGGTTGTTTTTCTCTTCAGGGATATATTCCACATAGGTTTTTCCGATGTAAAATCCTGTTCCGAGAACGATCAAAAGAAAGATATAGTTGATGATTCTCTTGGTGATGATCCATACTTTATTGAGAGTTTCTTTACTTATCGTCTTCATGGGAAATCAATTAATGAATAACAACGAATCGAGTTTATCCTTTGCGTTGGCATAAGATTCAACAAGTTTATCCATCTCATCCAAAATTTGTGGGTGCTCACCAATTCCTGCCGGTCGTTCAAGATATACCTGAAGTGCGGCAGATGCGAGTTCCATATCCGCCCGATATTTGCTTCTCAAGGCTTCAACCAATCTTCTTTTAATTTCCATAGTTTTGATTTTAATAGTTTATTATTTTCATTCAATTCCAACAAGTTCAATAGAGAAATTCAAATCTTTTCCCGCCAAAGGATGATTGAAATCCAACACAATCCCTTCTTCGTTTTCTTCAACAACAAGAGCTTGGATGGGATGACCCATCTGATTCTGACCCTGAACCATAGATCCGATATTTACCTCAAAGTCGGGTGGGAAGTTGGATCGTGGAACATTTTGAATTGCCGCTTCCATATGATCACCATATGCTTCTGAAGCTGGAATTTGAATCTCTTTGATTTGTCCGATTTCCATATCATAAACCGCATCTTCAAAACCTTTGATCATCTGTCCAAGACCAACCTCAAAATTCAAGGTCTCACCCCTTTCGTATGAGTTGTCAAACTCCATTCCTGTTTCAACCAAAGTTCCCTTATAATGAACTTGGATTTTGTCTCCTTTTTTAACTGCCATTTTTTTTAGATTAATTAATTTTTTTTATAATGTTAATAAGATCTCTTGGCATAGGAGAGGGTAATTTATCAATTTCAAAATAACCACATTCAGAATGCTCAAATCCATCTTTTGCATTTTCTAACTCAGGTGAAATCATTTCTGAGGCTTCAACCATAAAAACATCCAACTTACTTCCCGATCCATCCTCATTTTTGTGAACCGATGTTCCAACATAAATGAGTGGGTCCGATATATTTATATTCGTTTCTTCATAGAATTCTCTCAAAGCCGCAGCTTGTGAAGATTCGTTTTTCTTCCAACCACCACCAGGTATTGACCAAAACTTACCAAGTGTTTCTGATTCTTCACTCCTTTTACAAAGGAGAACTTTATCCTTATATTTATGTAAAATTCCTGACGATCTTCTCATAATTAAAAGTTCTGTCCTTAAACCTAACAATATAAATTCAATTAATCAAGAGTTGGGTATTTATTGGAAATGAGATCACTTATTAAACAAATATTAAAAGAGGAAACCGAAGAGGTATTGGCAATACCAAGTCTTTCTTTTTTCCCTGATGGAATTGAAGGTCTAAAAAACTTCATCCAAAAAAAGAACATCAAAAGATGGTCGTTGGATGATAAATTAAATTTGGGTGGCTATGATGGTGATTTAACTTGGCTTGAAGGACTTGTTTCGATTACGGGTTTTTTAGATTTGGAAAGGACAAAAATTAAATTTCTTGGAAATCTTCAATCGGTTGGTGGTTATTTAGAATTGAAAGGAACGCCAATCGAATCCCTTGATAATCTTCAATCGGTTGTTGGTTATTTAAGTTTGAGAGGAACACAAATCAAATCCCTTCCAAAACTTCAATCTGTTGGTAGTAGTTTGGATGTGAGAGAAACAAAAATTAAAACCCTTGAAAATCTCAAATCTGTTGATGGTAGTTTGCATTTGAACAAATACCTATCAGAAAAATATACAAATGAAGAAATTAGAAGTATGATAAATGTTGGTAGGTTTATTTTTAGACGTAATTAAAAAGTTATGATTGTAAAAACCAAAATAAAAAATAATATACTAAAGTCAAAGATTTGTGCAACACCATATCAAATTGAGAACGGCATGATGGATAAAACATTTGAAGGTTTTGATTCAATGGTGTTCTTGATGAATGGAAAATCTCATAGTTTTTGGATGAAAAATTGTATCATTCCATTGGATATAATTTTCATCAAAAATAATGTTGTAAATAAAATACATCACGATTGTCCCCCCTGTAATTCTGATCAATGTGAGTCATACACAGGAGTTGGAAATATCGTCTTGGAATTACCCGGTGGTTATTGTCAGGATCACAATATCAAAGAAGGCGATCCCTTTGTCATTTATTCCGATTCCGTCTCAACCCCTTGAATTCTACCCTTCAGTTTTTCAAAGAACTGATCTTGGAAGAATTTCACCCCTTGAACGAACTTGGCTTCCGTTCCTGGTTCTCTTTTATAATCACCTTGTGGTGGTCTCTTGGATCTTCTCAAATAATTAAGACCTGAGAGATTAGTTATACATTTGTGACCTCCAGAGTTTTCCACCACCAAGTCATAAAATGGAATTGCAAAACTATCTAATATTGTAAGTTCATCTTCATTTAGTTCAGAGAACTTTTTATCCATAATTTGATCCAATCTTGAAAGATATTCTTCGTTCCCCGCTTGAACTTTGTCCATATAAAACGCTTTCAAGTCGGAAGATGTAAAACCAACACTTTCAGGACCAACAGATGTTTCAGAGATCCATTTTAGAGTTGAGAGAGGAACCATTTCCTTTTTCATCCAACCCTTGTTTTCTTCGAGGATCTCATCTTTAATTTCACCCAAGTCAATACCTTTGAGAGCTCTGTCTTCTTTAAATGGATTACAACTTGCCTGAACCAATCCCAAAGGCCAAGCAATAATTAAGAAATTTGCGTCGGGATAGTTTTCGAATGGTGTATATCTGTCATAAGAACCTGGTTTGAATAATGAACCACCACCATATTGTTTTATGATTCCATCTTCAAAAACGACATTGGGTGATTCTTTTTGAGATTTGATATATGTTTCTTGGTTTTGAGCCATTTCTTCGGGTGAAGCAAACCTTCTTTCCTTTGCAATTTTTTTGATGTTCTGATAGATATTCATCAAAGAAGGTGAAGAAGTCATAACCAATTCCTCCATAAAGTTTGGTTTGTTTTTATATGCCAAAAGAAGTTTGTTGGTTAACAACCCAAGAGCCATCTTGTTCTTCTCCAAAGTTCCCTCCTTATCTAATTTAAGGATATAATTCATAACGTCACGGGGTTTAATTCCGTAGGGTTTGAAGTTGGCAGAATCAACGGTGGAGATTAACTTTATGTCGTCAGATGGAAATATATCTTTCGGTGACAGAACTTGTGATATTGTTTCAATATTTGATCTTGCAGATCTGAATGATTTGGATTTGGTGTCCTCTGCTCCGGCTTGTCTGTCGTGGTGGTCTGTATGAATTTTGAACATCGGTTTTCCGTGAGCAAAATCAACTAAAACTGGCATAATATCACCTTCAGCTTCCAACTTCTTGATCGAGAACTCTTTATCACCATATTGAATGATTTCAGCATCAACGACCTTTATACCATTTGATTCCAAATATTCCTTCATACCCAACGCAGAAGTTACACCATCCAAATCTTGGTGAAAATATATCTTTGCTTTCGGATATCTTTTGGATAATGCGTTTATGTCTCTAATCCCACCTTCGTTAATTACTTTTTTCATTTAATTCCTTTTGTGTAGAAGTTTTTATATACCGCGTCTCTTCTTTTTTGATTTCCACCCCAACCTTGCCAATTTTTTAGTTCCTCACCCGCTCCTTCAATATCCTTATTTTTAAGTTTTTTAGCAATTCGTGAAGTTGTAAATCCATCACACCCTTTGTTATAAACAACATCGATCAAAGCGTCAAATATTGGTTTTGATATTTCAATTTTATTTCTTTTCTGCCATCTTTCTATACAAGGTATGCATGTTTGATTGACAACATCTTTCAACCATTGTTCCGCTTGTTCTTTAGTGACTGTCGCACCTGGTTTTGCCTTTTTTTTATCCGTAATACCATAACCTATAGTACACCTACCTTTACAACGCTCACCTACTTTAACAGGTTTTGATGGATATACGGCGTCGTCATAAGTAAATCCAACAAAACCCTCCCATTTTTTTATATGTTCAATTATATTCCCGGAATCATAGTTTGTGGAAGAATATTTCTTCCCATCAGAATCGGATGACGATCCTTTGTCATCAGAATCGGATGATGATCCTTTCCCATCAGAATCTAATGAAGTTGACCCATCGTCGAGTAAATCAAAAAAATGAGTCATCCAACCTTGTTCATTGATTTGATAAAGATCTTTGATCCTCTTTTTCTCGGACTCCGTAATTTGAAATTTCATGTTCAATCTTTTGGTTTGTGAACATATATTGAACCATCTTTTTCTCCCAAGGCAACGAGACCTACTCTTTTTGGATTTCCAAAATACAATCTTTTACCCACCGGTATTTTAATGATGTCATTTTTGGTAAATTGTTTACCTCTCAAATCAGATGTACCAGCAACACTCACTCCATCATCCGCAGCATCGATTGTGTATTTACCATCAATAATATAAACCTCATCACCTTCTTCTATAGTTGCATTTGACAACGTTGATTGTGGTAATTTTCCATCATCTTCTTTCAAATAATGTCTTTTGGTTGCTTCCAAATGAAGATTCAAAATCCTTTGTTTTTCATTTTCGTCTGTTGTAATTCTTCCCATAATAAAATAGTTTTAATATAAATACATCAAAACATAAAAAAACCCCTCATAAAGAGGGGTCAATGTTGATCCAAAAGTTCAAATAATTTCTCAATCCTTTCTTCTTCAATATCAGGTTTGAGAGTGATCAAATCAAGATCCAATATCCTGTTGGGAATTTTGAGTCCGTGATAATCAAATGTTTTCTCTGAATACTTCCCGTCGATCACACCATTAATAACTTTTCGTGTTATATCAATCGGATATCTTTTGAGATTTTCATCAAACCCTGTATTCACCAACCATACATTACACCCCGACTTTCGGACTTTCTCCTTGAATAAATCCACATAATCTTCCACTTTTCTTGGTAAGAAAGGTGAACCGAAACAAGTAGAAAAGACCACCGTTGGTTCGGTCACACCCACCTCCGTTCCCGCCACTTTGGAAGTATATCCCATCTTGAAGAATCTTGCTGCGTCATCCAAATCAAGTTTTGAAATCGGAGGTAAGACACCAAAAGCATCAAAAGATAAGAAGAAGATATTTTTGACATTCTTTCCAAGCCCTAAATCATCTACCATAAACTCTTCAGGAAGTTGTCCCAATGAATATGATGCTCTGATATTCTCCGTAATTGATGAATCCGAAAAGTCGGGGTTATTCTCATCGTCCACGACGATATTCTCCATCAAAGAACAGTTGGTATGATTGAATCTATCAGGAGAATGAATGGAGTCCCAAATGATTGGTTCGTTTTCTTTCTTGAGGTTAATAAGTTTTGCGTAACATCCTCCCTCGAAGTTGAAGATATGATCTTCAAACCATCCGTGTTCATCGTCTCCGATAAAAAACTTATTTGGATCCGAAGATAAAGTTGTCTTCCCTGTTCCCGATAAACCAAAAAATAGATTAACCCCTTTTCCATTTTTGGAGTTTGCATTTGCCGAACAATGCATCGGAAGAACTCCGTGATCAATAAAGATAGTATTTAAAACGGTAAAGATGCTTTTCTTTATCTCACCGGTATAACTGGTTCCACCGATAATGATGGTTTTATCCTCAAAATCTATGATGACAAAGTTTGGGTTTTTAAGATCTTCGTATGTTTCTTGGGGAACAAACTCCGGTCCGTGAAGAACCTTCCACTTGGTAAAAAATCCTCCACCTTCCGCTTGTATCCCCGTCGCATTGATGGTCATATTATTGAAGAATATGTTCGCCCATGCATGGGTGGTATGAAGGTCAACCAAAGTATGAAACTTCTTATGATAACAAACTACCCTTGAAGTTTTATATTCCACAGGTGAATTCTTGATATGTTCTTCCAAAGAATTCTTGAGTTTAGAATAAGTTTCCCTTGATATGATTTGGTTGATTTCCCTTGATTTGTCTATCACCTTATCAACATATTCTCCATCACAGAAATATCTGTCTTTGGGAGATCGTCCCGTGAACTTGCCGGTGGGGAAATAAAGAATCCCTTGTGAAGTGGTCTTTACCCCTTCGTCAATTGCGATCCGATACAGATCTTCGTTGTAATAATTATATCTCTTTATCATATGTCCAAAAATCTTCCAGTTTTAATTTCATCACAAAATAAGGTTTTGGCAGCGCTTCTTTCTGCCTGATATTCTTTAATTCTTTTTCTTGCCACCTCACAATAGTTTTCACTGATTTCACATCCAATCCATTTTCTTCCGAGTTTCTCCGCCGCCAAACACGTGGTTCCACTACCATTAAATGGATCAAAGATAATATCTTCTTTATATGACAAGATCTTAATTGCTTTCCAAGGAATATCCAAACTGAAGGTCGCCTTGGTCAAAGATCTTGTATCGGCAAAATAATTCCATTGACCAAATACAAGTTCCATAAAATCCTTCTTGTCCTTCTCATCATAAACCAACTTATTTCTGAACTCACCCTCAATCTTTTCACTTGGAACCCTCTGATATTCACCCTGCCACTCAGGTGTACCCTTAACCTGTTTCTTGGATAAGTTCTTATATGCCAAGATGACACACTCTTTTGGGTTATAGATATAAGGAGCTGAAGGACTCATCCAAGATCCCCACGCAGTAGTTTTACTTCTATGTGGTGAACTCTCCTCCAAATCCACAATACCAAAGAAACCAAATCCGATCTCCTTCATAATCTGCCAAATCTCAGAGGCGAAAAAGATCCTTCCACCCTTCTTCTGTCTATTGATTTCATATGGGATATTCAAACAAATTCTACCATCAGATTTTAAAACCCTGTAAGCCTCGGTCAACCATTCCCTTGAAAAGTTTTTGTAATCCTCAAACTCCTCATCATCATCCCAACTGTCATAATCAATACCAACGCCGTATGGTGGACTGGTAATAATAAGATCAATCGAATTCTCATTCATTATATTTCTCATAAAATGAACGCTGTTGTCACAAACTATTTGATTAATATATTCATTCATTGTTCTTAATAATAAAGTAAAAAAAATGAAAACTCAAACTTTTGGTTTGAGTTTTTCCAATATCTCATATTTTCTGATGATACTTTTGTCCTCACTACCGCTTCCTATTTTCATACTATTAACCCCATTCAACATCTCCTCATAACTATAAAACATACTCAAGAACCTAAAAATCATTGGCTCCAAACGGGAGGGGTATAAAAAAATCACAAGAGCAATAATAAACAACAAAAACTCAAACCAGTTCATTTCTTTGTTACTACTGTTGAAGTCGTAGTAAAAGATAAGAATCGGAATTGAAATCCATAAAATACCTTTCATCAGTCTAAATGAACCTTTAAATGCATCTTGTCTGACCAACCTACTCTTATTGAACATCCCATGAATTATATAGATGGGTGAGGTAATAAAGTCCATGAACCTGAACAAGAGAACAAACCCATAAAGGATAATAAAAAACCAAACTAAGATCATAATTAATTGGATAAAGGTGCTTTGATGGTTGGGTGTGATTGATAATCTTCCAACTTGTAAACTAACTCAACAGGATCTAAACTACTGTGTTCTAAAGTTAATTTAGGTAGTTGAAATGGTTCTCTACCAATCTGTTCTTTAGCTTGCTCAATGTGGTTAGAATACAAGTGAACATCGCCTAAATTACCAATCAACTCATCAGGTATCATATTAACTTCTTTAGCGATTATTTCAAGTAATAATCCGTAAGAAGCAATATTAAATGGAATTCCGAGAAAAATATCACAGCTACGTTGATTCCACATTAAAGAGATTGCTCGTTGTGGTAATAATTTAGGATAGAATGGAGTTCCCATATGTTTTAATTCTAATGGTGTTCCATTTATTTCTATATTTAGTCCTGATTTAGTATATTGTTCCCATTTCTCATTCAAACTCAACTCTCTTGTATAAACTTGAAATCCATAATGACAAGGTGGAAGAACCATTTGGTCAATCTCACCTACATTCCAAGCATTAACCATCAATCGTCTTGAGTCTGGATTTGTTTTCAGACCGTTGATTAGGTTTGCGATTTGGTCTATCTGTGTTATCTTAAATGAACCAACTCTTTGTTGATATGTATGTGGGTTTGGTTCATATGGCCAAGTAACATTTTCTGTTTTTACTATATTTTTAGGTTCGTTTATTTCCCACCTTCTCCATTGCTTACCATACACGGGCCCGAGTTCACCAAATCGTTTAGCAAATTCTGTGTTGCTTTTGATTTCATTTATAAACCATTCTTGAGATGGTATATCTTCATAACCAAGAAATGACTTTGTATAGTTTTTGTAAGCATCACCATCCCAAATATGACAATTATTGTCAACAAGATATTTGATATTAGTATCACCTCTCAAAAACCATAACAACTCAGTTACCATAGTTTTGAATGCCATCTTCTTGGTTGTGAGAAGTGGAAATCCATCACTCATCTTATGACGGATCTGTCTACCAAAAACTGAGATGGTTCCTGTTCCTGTACGATCTTTTTTCTCTACTCCATTATCAAGAATGTCTTGAAGGAGCACTTGATATTGTTTATCTAAATTATTCATATTATTCAATTATTGTTTCCATATCATGAGGTACTACCCACCTATTACAGTCCTGAGGTAAACGATGAATATGTTTGTAGTTGTTAATAAATCCCATCATGTTATCACCACCAACAGCATTGGCTGAATGGATCATTACCTGTACTACAGGTTCTCCATTCAACCATTGTTCAACCAACCATTTGGCACAATCCATTCCTGTTTTATCGGTAATGTTATTATAATCTAAAGTGTAGTTGTGATAAACACTATTATACCATTCTTTCATAGCCGATTCATCCAAATCATGATCTAAAGATATCAAACTGATGTTCCGTAAACCAATCAAAGTTACAGCCTTTACAAACTCATCATAGTTTCTAACAACGACCCAATCACCCGTTTCAGGTTTCGGTGTTCTGATGTCGTCTAAGTAGATTCTTTTCATTCTAAATCTATATTATACTGATCCAATAGTTGGTAAAGTCTTTCTCTACTACGTTCATACGCATCAATTGTATCCTGACTCGTGGAATCGGGTGCATATTTTGTTTTACACCTCAACCATACATCCATTTCCCGTAAAACAGTATGCATCGAATTACCTGTGGTTGCCATTCGGAAATCACGATCATCTTCTGGTAAATCAAACTTCAGAGTTGCTTTCATATTTTGTTTTTTATTTATTTAAAGTATTATTTATTTCTTGAATTGATTTGTTGATAGATTCTTTACGAAAATTTATATAATCTATTTCATTCATATCCTTTGCAACTACACCCAACTCATAAGCATCGAGAAATAAATCATGCAATATTTCATATAAACTATGATTAACTTCAGACATATTTAATTTTTTTTAGTTTTATTATAGATAATCGTTTTCAATGTTTTATCTCTTGGAACATCACGAGACAAAACATCATCAATAAATTTTTGAGCATCTTTCAACGACATAAACGTTGTTTTAAATTCAAAAAATTTACCTCTGATTATTTTTTGAGATTTGATGTCTTTCCAATAAGAAAACCCCAAAATATTTTTTCTCTTTTGGATTGTGTAATACTTACTGTCAATCACACCTTTATCGTTGAAATTCTCGTGGAGTATAAGCCTGTATCTTTCTGAGTTCTTATTCATCTTAATCACTAGTTAGTTCTTCAGGTATAGTATTGAGTGTAAAATCATCGATCCTACATTCATACTTCCCACCTCTATTCATTTCTTCAATATCAATTGATTTTTTAGCATCCTCAAAATTATCATATACCCCGACCACATAAGAGTGTTGGTTTCCCTGATATACGTTCTGAGCAGTTACAACATGAACTTTCATTTCTCGTCGGTAGTAAAGGTTTCGTTGTAGTAGTCCTCTGCTGTAGGAAGTCCCCAGACCGCAAATCCGGCATAGGCATCGTAAGCACCCATAATCTGTTCCTTTTCCATCTCAAGCAGTTGCAAATCTTCAATCAGATTTAAAATAGACAGATTTGAGATTGGAGATTTGCTTATCTCATGAATCAAGGTTTGCATTGCGGTTCTTTGTTTCATTTTTTTTCACTATTAAATTCATTCGGAAAATCACTATAGGATAATACAGGTTTGTCAAGACATTCTTTCATTCGTTCCAAAACCCAACTCAGACTTTCCAAACTATCTCCACCAACACTAATTCCCTCTTTGGTAAACCCATCAGGTTTTCCTTCTTTGTCATAATATACTTCGTGGATCTGAAAGTAAATTCCATCTCCTTCTTTTTGGGCCAATACCCTATGATTCCAAGTGCTCATATTTATAAGTTTTATTTTTTCGAGTTTTTGAAAATGCGACTATACTCATGATCGACGAGATATTTTTCCTTCAAGATAAAATCATACCAATCAATGATATATTTTTTATTTCCATTGTATGTCGTGTTGGTAATCGGAAATTTAACTCGGCATTGAGCTAGTCTTTCCATCTTGGATTTGGTCTTGTCGGTCCTGAGTTCATAATAAAGCCAAGCTTCCCAATATGTATCCATATTGTCAGGAACAAAGGACAATGCAACCTGCCATTTCCAAAATACAAACGAGATCATCGGATTCCATTCAAACCTGAAATCGTCCTTATCCCATTTGGTTTTCCATCCGAGATCAACAAAGTCAAATCCGAACCGTTTTCTCGGAAGAGAATACGGCACACCGACGGCGACCTTACCAAAATACCATTTGATCTTCGGGCGAACAAACGGTGAATTGTATACCGATAAAAATCTGAAGTGATTCATTCTACGTCCAAAATACAATAAAGTGAGTTGATAAGTTTCTTCAGTTCTTTCTTGTGACAAACGGTAAAGTCACCGTGATCAAAGATTTCAACAATCCAACCATCAGTTTTTGCCATATCATCCGTATTGGTAATCAAAGAAAGACTTCCAATATCCAAGGTGTAATAGTAAAAGTCAGGAACCCCGTCGTTAGTGTCATAACTTTCCTCCTTCTGAAATCCAAATTTCTTCAGCGTTTTTTCTGTGATAGTTTTCATAACTACAAAGATAAAAAAGTTTTGTCGTAAAACAAAACTTTCTTTGGTTTTTATATCACTTCATAAGGAAACCTAGTTCGTAAACCAAAGGTCTCATGCGGTCTTCCATATTCTTGTAAAGTTGACGGAACTCCTTGAAGTCATCAGAGAAGTACTCCTTCCAAACAAGTTTTAGTTGAGCATATCCTGCATCCCATGAGTCAAGGTGGTTCTCATCGTTGGACATGATCATCCTCATCTTGATAGACTTCTCCACGAGTTCTGTTGCTTTGTCCAAGACAGCTTTGGCATCAGGAGAGAGTTTATCGTAGATCCTTTCCTCACCAAACAACAGGTTGTAAACGTGACGGTTGGGTGAAGTCCTTGCGTCGTTGTAAAGATTATCATACCCGTTGTTGTCAGCCAACTCCTTCATCCGTTCTGCGGACATCCAAAAGAACTCGTTCTTGATATCCCACAATTTACCTTTGTAGGTTACTTGACGAAGAGATGATTGATATGACGCATTGTTAAATAGTGAATAAACCAATGAATCGTAATTAAATTGTTCAAATTGTTCATGAACTTCATTTGGCCAAAGATATTCGTCTTTTTCATTAATCCAATTTGGAACTATGAGTCTACGAGCAGAAAATGATGCGGTAACTTTAACAAAGTTATTCTTAGTTACCGAATTACCCTGACCATGAGAAAACCCCATAGTAAATAACCCGACATTCAGTGAGTTTTTTTCAACTGAATTACTATCAGAATAAAAATACCCAACACTATTCTCTCTAATTGTTGATTTATTTGATTTGGTCAAATTAAACACACTAGAACAACCAGGGAAATCTATTGAAGGACTATCCTCATCTTTATACCATTCTTTAATAGTTCGTAAACCATCAGTACTGTAATATTTCTTAACCCCTTCTTTTTGAATGTTAAAGTCATTAACCTTTAAGATGTCGTAATCAAACATAATTTATTCTTTTTGTTAATACAAATATACAATTTATTTCTTAAACGATAAAATAGTAAAGGTTAAAGGCCAAGATTTTACGTCAGCGAATTCAGAAGCGTCCATTACAAAACCACCACTAAAGTCATACTCTAACATAAAGTTTTTTCTAAATTTATCAAATGATGGTGCAGTTGCGAAATTAGGTTTTGAGAACATACAAATATTCATACCATATTTTTTACACTTATACATGAATTGTGTGTAAAGTTGTTGAACAGATTTACCATAATCTTCGTTCAACATTTCATCACGCAAACTCGTCATAGCAATACCCGTTCTCGATGAACCATCGGCAATACGACCATTCGATGCTCGACCATAAGGCGGATTCATCAACACAATGATTTGACGACCTTCCTCAATAGCAACCCTAAGTCCTTTAGGAAGTTTTTCGTAGTCATCATTCAAGAAATCGTACTGAAACTTCATCGCTTCAGGATTGTACCCCATCTGATTAGCAGTATCGATGTCAGATTGATTCAAGGTTGAAGCGTACAGTTCCTTAAACTTATAGTCACGGGTCAGATTACCTGTTCCCCATGCAGGATCCCAAACGACATACTTTTCTTTCCAATCGTCACCATATACAGAAGCGATGTACTCGTGAGCTTTGTCAACCCAAATTGCCGGTGTGAAGAACTCACCTTGTTTACGACGAGTTACATCCTCAACAATTCGGTCAACCACAGCGGTCAATTTATGTTTTTGAGATGGAGAGTACGAAGACGCAAAGTGAGAAAAGAAAGAAACAAAGGATTCACGAGACACGATAGGAATCTCACCGAAACTCTTGGTTACAACCATCTTCCTTTTATCGAACGGATGGAGATAGTTGTCTACGTTGTTCACTAAGAGCTGAACAAAGAGGTTTGCCTTCTCGTTGGTTGAGAGTTTACAAGTTTTGGTCAGGATCTTTTCCTCAAAATAACGAAAGACCTCAGTGATATTTTTATCGGTTACAATTACTTTACGTTGAATGTTATCCGTAAGGTCTTTGATCTTGTCGATACACTGTTCGAAGTGATCTGAGTTGAATACAAATGGACAAACTTCTTGGTCATCCATCAACATGGAAATCAGTTCCACATTTTTGTGAGCGGAAGATGGTGCAATCGACCAATCCAAATCCATCTCAAGGTATTTCAAAAGACTGTTGACGTGAAGAGCCAAACATTCATTACGATCACCAACAAAGATTGTGGAAGGAGGAATTTGACCCTTATCGTAAAACTTTTTGACGTAGTAGATTGCCTGAGCCAAAACTTTGGACTGTTCCAATTTCGAATTCAAGTTCAAGTCATCTTTGAACTCAAGAAGAGTACGGATCTTATGTTGTTTGGATACTGCAAATCCGTCACACCCAAAAGGTGATGTGATCTCCATATCCTTGAATTTCTTCATCAAGGTGTGACGATAGAGATTTTCAACGTCTTTCTCGTTGACTGACTTATAGAGTTCTTGAGTTCCCATGATTACAAAGATAATTAAGTTTTGTCCTAAAACAAAACTTTGTTAAGTTCATATACTTCCGTGTTTGATGATTTCTAAAATAAATTCAGCTAATTTGATTTTATAGATTCTTCGAATATCTCCCTACCCTTCGGATTTATGTCCAACATGATGTAATTCCTTTTGGTATTAATACAAGCTCTTCCTGTGGTTCCTGAACCTGCAAATGGATCCAAGACCAAATCACCTTCGTTTGAAAACATCTTTACAATCCTTTCGAGTAACTTGACTGGTTTCTGAGTTGCATAATCAAGCTTTTCATTACCCTGTATTTGATTTATATCCAGCCACAAATCTCTTACGGGAATACCGTCCATTTCTTTCAAGTATTTTTTTACCCTTGGCACTCCGTTTTCATTGTATTCCAATCTATCCTGTGAGTGTAATTCTCTCATTCTTTCTTCAGACCACCACCATTGTTTGTGGTGTCCGTTCCACTCATACCTTAAATTTGGTCTTTTGACTACATTAGGTTGTGAGTTGTGAGCGGCCGATGTCGTGTATTCACCTTTATCATCCTTTTTGATGGTATTAGTTTTTCTGTAATCCTCGTCATAAGGAAGGTATTGAGGATTATAGGTGTATTTGGATTTCTTGGAATAAACGATGATGGTGTCATGAAATCTCATCAACTTCTTTGTGGACTTCTTGTTCCCACCGCTTTTCCATACAATTTCGTTGACAAAGTTTTTCTCACCGAAAACGTCATCCAATGCTATTCTGATATGGTGAGAAACCGATGGTTCGACATGTACAACTATAACACCATTATCTGAAAGTAAATCAATCATAATCTCCAACCTCGGTTTGATAAAATCTTCTCGATAGGATTGATATGTTTCGTACTTATCATTGAAATCGTCGAAATCTCTTCCTGTGTTATATGGTGGATCGAAGTAGATCAAATCCACAATAGAACTATTCTCCCTTAATCGAATTAATTCGTTTATATTATCACCTACGATATATTGGTTCATAGTTCCTTGAGTTTTGTTGTTAACATATAAATATCATCACATTTGTATTTGTAAAGTCTATCTGAAGGTATACTCGCAAGTAAAAATGGACTATTGTTAACATCTACCAATTCATCAACAGGTATTAGAGAAAATGACCATTCTTTGTAGTTTTTTCTAACCCCATCTTTGATATGACACAGAATGACCAAAACAAAATCAAACTCATCATTACGATAAGCAATCATACCGGTTTGATCACCATTCCCTTTGTTTTTCTTGCTATGTCTCCTTGTATTTGAGAAGTGAGTTTGTCTGGTGTATGGTGTATTACCATCGACTTGTCTGAATTTGATTTGGATTTTTTTACCGTTCTTGGTTAGTCTGTCGAAACCTGGTCCGTTGTTTTGATAGTGAAATTCTTCCATCAACTCTTTGGAGTCAGTTACATTTACCAAAATAGGTTCCCCCGCAATTTGATTGACTCTATGTTCGATGTATTCTTCCGCAGCACATTGAATCATTTTACCATATTCTGTATTCGACAGTTGTGATATAAAGTTGTTTTCAAGAATGCTGATGACATCCTTATCTGTGTAATTTTTCATGCTGAGAAAATAGTAAATTTCACTCGTAAAAACAAACTTGGACACCACTCTCTTCAAACATCACACGTGATCGAGCAGCGTGAGCATCCCAATGTTCACGGTTACGGGTGGTGTCTTCCCTCTTCACAAATATTCTTTTGATTCCTGAGTTAATTATTCCCCTGCAACAATCTGAACACGGCACACCACAAGTAAGATACATCGTACAATCTTTTGTGGACATACCAATACGAGCAGCATTCAATATTGCATTCATTTCCGCATGAACCACCCAATAATATTTTTCGGGTCTTTCTTGTCGTTCTTGAATATCATCATTAATACCACGAGGAAATGAGTTGTACCCCGTGGATACAATCTCATTATCCTCGCCAACTATGACCGCACCTATCTGTGTGCGTTGGTCTTTTGATTTTAGTTTAACTGTCTCCGCAATTTGGAGAAAATAGTGTGTCCATTCCATTTTAAAAATATTCGTCCGCAACCCAATCCGCAAGATCATCCAATTCCTGATCCAACAACATCGTGTAAACGAAATCAGGATCCGACATTTCGATCATCATTTTAACTTGTGCTTTTGTCATGAGTGAAAAGGATTTATAGGACAAATATAAAGCGAAGTTTTTAAATTTCCAAAAACGAAAAAAGGACCCGAAGGTCCTTCGATGTGTTCCATCCGATCGGATTGAGGTACATCACCCCTGAACCTAATCGCCAGGTTCTTGACGTTGAGATTGTACGGATTAACTCAATATCCGATGATCATCTTTTATAATCTCGTCCCAGTACAGACAATCAGACTCCTGGCGACCAGTCAACCATCGTTAACAGTACAAATATAAGGCGTTTTTCTTAAACTTCCAAAAAACACATAAAAAAAAAAGGACCCGAAGGTCCTTTAATGTTTTTGATCATCCCGATCGAGGTACATCAACCTTTAATCATCCTTTATAATCTCGTCTCGGTACGAATGATTTAAACTCCCGACGACCAGTTAACCATCGTTAACAGTACAAATATAAGGCGTTTTTCTTAAACTTCCAAGAAAAATCTTGTATTATAATTTCTTTCCAAAGATCTTGGTGTTATACCCTCCTCATCAAAGATTGTTATCACCACGATGATAAATCCCTCCTTTCTATCAAACTTCTCAATCTGCATGATCACCATCACGTCCTTATTTTCAAACTTCTTTACAACTCCAAATCTGATTTTTTTGGGGTCGTACTCGTCAATCTCTCTATAGTGTTTGTTCATCCTATAGTACTGAGTATAAAGCTTGAACACGGTACTCTTACATATATCTATTAACAATGACATATCTTTTAATCTAACCGTTCCAAAATCTTTTCTGATCTCATATAAGTGTGGACTATCGTAAAATATAAAATCCTTACCTTTAAGTTTTGTTTCATATATAACTGAAGCATCAGGATGAATATATTCCTTGATCAATCTTTTTAAGATATCTAAAATTTTCATGTTGATAAATATTAAATAAACTATATTTTATAAATATGAAGAAGTCTATTATAAAAATCTTGGATGAAAAGTTTAATGTTTTCGTTGAAAGACAGGATCAACGATATTGTGTGTTTTTTGAAGAGTTGGAATCTCCCAACCTTTCTATGGTTTGGTTTGATAGAGCTAAGAAGTCTTTCACCAGTAAACCTATCGGTTTATCCGAATACACAATCGTGGATTCAGATACAGTTCACATGATTGATTATCTGAACAAGAAAATGAAACTAAATGAAAATGACCTCCCCAAAGTAAGGAAGGTCATTATGGAATATAGTCACGAGAAGATTAAAAGACACTTCATGTGATCGATCTATACTCAGTTGAGTGTTGACCAAATATCAATCACGGTCTCAACGATTGCTTTGTCTTCGGATCGTGTGAAAATGAACTCGAACTCTTCAGGTGTTTCCTGATCGATGAGTCGTTCGATCTCGGACATATTTACCCACCGACTAGCGTATTTGATATAAACCTGACTGAGTTCAATCGGGTTTTCCAATGCAGACCACTTCATCGGGTTTTGAACTGCAAGCATCTCAGCGATTGTCATCATGGGTGTGTTTTTTGATACCACAAAGATAAGCAAAAAAATGAGGAAACCAAAAGGTCTCCTCAATTAATTTTTCCGAATGGTTAAAAATTATTCGGGTGTCGCTGCTGGAAGTGTCTCCAACGTGTCCAAGAGCTCTTCAACGTTCTCAATACCTGTGGTGTCCAAAGAGACAGAGTCAACGACGACTGAATCCCCGTGGCATTTCGCCGCGCATTCGGGTGAACAATCGCAAGTTGTTTCGGTTCCACATGATACAAGTCCAAGAATCGCAGCCATCAAAAGAAGGTTTTTCATTTTTTTTACTTGTTTTTTTTTGGTTTATTACAACTAATAATTATATAGGTTTTATTGATTGTTTAATTTGGTTTCTAAGTTTTTTATATGGTGATCCAAATACCATTTTGCTTTTTTAAGGTCTTCTAATTCTTTGTCAGAATTCTTCTTCCCCGCTCTTGAGATGTACTTTACTGTATTACCCAAAGAGAACCCCAACTCCCAAGCGTCTATGACCTTAATCGCTTCGTATATGTTATTTTCACCCCCATAATGATTCGGGTGATTCACCATTTCTTTATTATCCATCTGTCTTCGCCGTTAATACATAGTAGTCTTTTCCATATTTGGATTCAACCACAAGTCCGTCATCGATCATTGATTGAATCTCTTTTCTAGCTAAATCCATATTGTTTTTGAAATATACGTCACTAATATAAGTGATATGAATTGGTCTTGTCAACTTTTTGATCAACTTTTTATCGTAGTTCATACCCATTTGTTATTAATGTAGTTCTCATACAAATTATAGGAATATTCATCTGTGAAAATCAAGCAGTCGGCATGGAATATTTTTTCTAATTTCATACCCATCTCTAACCTCGACTTGATTGACGCTTCACTCAAGAATTTTTTATTGAAACCCATTTCCTGTCTGAATTTAGTTTGTAGGTGCCAAGATACGGCATATTCCACAATTCCGGTTCAATAAGTGATAGAAATTTTTCACCTTTTTTATTCTCATAAAGGTGATAAGTGTGACCGACTATGGGCTCGAAGTTCATATTGCTCGAATAGATCATATCATTCAACACAATATCATCCATTAATCTTTGAATTTTTTCATTTATCTCGACGAGATCTTGTTGGAATACGTTCTTAACCTTTTCCAATTCATTCCTTTTCCATAACGAAACATCTTGAACCTCGAACTTGATGGATCCAACCTCTGATGCGTAGGTAAGTAAATGTTTATAAAATTTGCCGGTTTCCTCATCGTAAGGAACCTTATCTAACTCTCTCATATTACCTTTTTGAATATATCAATTCTCAACGTCTCTTCAATTATATGGTTAATCCTTGATTGAAGACAGGGTAATACAGACTCATTAAGTGGAAAGAAATCATCAGTCCTGACTTCCAAAACTGGTAATATTTCATTCCTTTCGTTGAGGTCTTTAATTGCCTTTATTTCAACATAGTATTGATTCGATTTGGGGGACTTCATCTTTCTTTCATACACAAAATAAAGATTTTCACCTCTGTAAACCAAATCAACATAACCTTTCCCCAACGACAACATGTCGAAGTTTTCTTTTGTCAGGACTTGGGTGCTCCAATTTACTTTTTTCCATAATGATTCAAACAATCCAAAGTATTTCATATGTGTTGACTTAGAATATTCAACGTATTCTTTGAAGTCATCCATCTTATAAAATTCTCTCGGAACTTCTCCTGCTTGTAGTTCGTCAATCTGAAGGTTATGAGTGGTATATTCAAATGCGTTTTTGAATGCCAAGAATTTCCCATCATTCAATATGGTCATCGCATCGGCAAAATGAAAACTAATTTCAGTGAAGGTAGGATAAATTTTGAGTTCATCAAAATCATTATCATATTTCTGAAATGTGGCTAGTAGAACATATTTTTTATGTTCGAGATCAACTGGTAATTTGAACATCCAGTTGTATGGTAAATACATTTCTTTTCTCAAGACTAATAGATTTTCTTTATAAAAGATACAAGAAAATTTACAAAAGATAAATAAACCAAATTCTTAAATGGAATTCCTACATTTCGGTAAACGGCCGATCTCAAAAAATTATCAATTTTTATTTCTTCAACAATAGGTTTGTCCTGTGAATAAAAAACAACTTTATTTCCATCCACAATCCCAAAAAACTCATCATCATCAATTATAAAATTCAACTTATCATTTTCACCCCACATTCCAATTACATGACCGTTGGATTTAAATTTTACATATGGATAATTGTATAAAACATTTTTTAGGTTTCTCCATTTATCCTGATTTTCATCGCTTGAATAATCATTTCTTATGGATTCAATTACATCTGAAGATAAAATTGACAGATAGTCTTCTGATTGTTGTTTGTTCATGGTGACATCCAAATTATCATAGAAGACTTCACCACCATAATAATCATCTACATATATCGCCACCTTATTCCAATTTTTCATATCCAAAGGTTTTCTTGATATGATATAATATAACTTTCCAGTGGAAGCATACTGTTCGAATTTGTTCTTACCCTCCGCAGTTGCAGAGGTACACCATTTGGTGTTGGCTCCATAATAACATGATGCTTCACGGGTGAGTGGTCGAATAACCAAAAAATCATCCGTGTCAAGTAATACTTTTTTTCCCGACTTTTTTTCTTCTTTGGTCGATCCGTAGAATTTGAAGATATTCAAAAGTTCATCAAGATCCTTGTATTGGTTGATGTCTTTTTTGGTCAGGTTTTTACTTATCTTATCGAACCTCTCCACTATATTGGATAATTCTTCGAATGAATAATCTTCGTTTTTGTTATACTGGTCGAAGACCCAATTTAAGTATTTATAATTTGTTTTTTTATGAAAAGGAGTATCTACTTCTTGTTCAGAAGGTACTCTGAATTGTTCAGGGTCTTTGGTGAGTATATCTTCTCTCCTTCCTTCTTTAATGAGTGTATTTTTTGTCATGAAATTCTAAAAGCATAATAATCCTTTCCGTCCATATTATAATAGTTGTAATCACCATCATATGTAGATAATGATGAACCATATTCACCGTCACTTATTAAATTTTTGATTAACGCTTCAGTATCTAGAAAATCCCCTAAATCCAACCCTATATCCTCAATCCAATCGATCAAACTTCCCCTTGATACATCATACCATTCTTCATCGATTTTTTCTTCGATCTGATTACTGGTTGGTTCCCTTTCAGCATTTTCTTCTATCTCTTCAATTTCCAAATCAATTTCATCTATTCTTTCTTGATGACTTTTAATGTCCTCATCACTCATCTCTTCATTATCTATTTCCTGTTGAAGGGAATCTTTTTCACTTTTTAACCTATCAATTTTTCTTTGGTCGTATGAATTGATGGGTAATTCTTCAACTTCGAAATACGATTCGAGATCATCTTTGATTTGGTCCTCCATAAGTGACCAAAAATATTCTTTGATTTTTTCTTCATCGAGAAAATGATTTAAATAACTTCGACTAAATGCCTCTGTCGGATCAACATCATCAACATAACTTTCCCAATATTGTTGTGATTCGTTGTCCGCTTCTTCTTGGTTTAAAACTCTGAAGACCACACCCTCCCCTTCAGGTTCTGTACTGAACTCAGCATAACCGTCCCAATATAAGTCGTAAATATCACGTAATTCTTCAAAACCAGCATTACGATAATCCTTAGAATATTCGAAAGCCGCCTTTGCTCTGTTTCCAATATCGGTTCCAAACCAGGCGTCCTCTTGTCTAAGTTTGTCTTGATTTTGTTTAGCTTTTTGTTCAATACCTTCCAAATTAAGAGCAATATATTTTTCTTTCAAATAATCATCTTCAAAGATATTAACTATTTTTTTGAATTTTTCGTAAACAAAGTCTCTACATTTTTGTAAAATAGATCTATCAATTCGATTTATTCCGATTCTTGTACCCCCCTTGTCGAATATCATAAACTCATCTCCAAATTTATATGTTATTTTGTAAGTAAATTCACTACCATTTTTGGGTATTAAATAGAAAGTGACACCATATAATTTTTCTTTCAAATACTTAATTTCATCTTTGGAAACAGAATATGGATTATTGATCAGACCCCCATATAATTTAGCGGAGGTAAAGTTTTCAGGATAAACCAAAACATAATTTTCATCTTCGTAAACTTTAATTACATCAGCAGATGTATTCAAATTTAACATATCTTTCTTTAAATTATTCAATGCTTGTTTCAATTCTTCTGAAGAACTATACTCCTTCAAAGACTTCTTATCCAAAAATTCTTTTACTTGTTTGAAATTGACAATCAAATCCTTCAATTCAAATAACTGTTCATCACCGTATAGTGAATCTAAATTTTCACCCAAAAATTCAATTATATCATTTTGATCTAAAGATCTTTGAGCAATACTCTCTATTTTACGATACCTTCCCGAATCAAACTTTTGTTTAAATTTCTCATTCTCTAGTATCAAAAAATCATAAAATTTCATATTAAATTTTATTTATAAATATGAAGGATTTACACTTTAAAAGAAAGATCTTAATATTTATAGGTATATAAACCTCAAAAAAAAATTGTAAAATGGGTTGCGGATGCAAAAATAAACAAAACCAAACTCAGAATGTTCAAACACAAAATGTAACAACTGAGTCAACTAACCAAGACGTTATCAAAAAGACTGTCGAGAAATACTACAATAAATCCAACGACGCTCAATAATTGATCTTGGGTTAATTTATGAAATGGAGGACATTGTCCTCCATTTTCTATTTATAGTTTATTTTAAATTAAATAAATTTATAAAAAATTAATCATGAATTTAGTATATTCAAAATATTCAGACATACACCTCCTCAACACCTTCGTAGACTTTGTTGTCGACGAATTCGAACTCTTGGATGACAAAGTGTTATGTGATCTCCAATGTTTATCTTTTTCGAAAATGATCCTTGTTTTAGGGAATTGTGACAGTAAAGAAATATTAAATATGGGAGAAGTATCTCAAAAGTTTTTTGAGAAATATGGTAAAGACTTTGAATTAGAACACCCTTTGAGTGTTGTAGATCATATCGAATACGGTGTAGGTTCAGTAGTCGAGAGATTTAATTTCTACGTGAATATTAGTGATAGAGGTTACACTACAAAAACAAAAAAAGAAACCATATTAGAATCTGAATTCCTGAGTAATGGATTTGATAAATATAGTTTTGAAACAGATGGTAGTATTACTCTATATGATTGTTCTAATCATCTTTTAACCTCTGAATATGTTGTAAAGACTAACCCCAAATTTAAAAATTCAAATGGTTACCACGGTTTGTCATCAAAAGCAGGTAGGATAGTTGTTTACTATCTTAATAAAATCGCAGAAGAATTAATTCGATATAATATCAATGACATAATTCAACTTAGATATAATACATCAACAGATCTTTTCGATATAGTCAATTACGATAATTTAATGTATTCAGAATCGTATGTTAGAAATATAATTGAGGATTACTTTGATTTCGACTTTGAGTCCTTCAGAATAAAGTATAAAAAAGAAATGAGTCACTCTGAAATGACTTTCAAAATGACTCACAGTATTACTGAAGATAGATTAATCAACGACTTGATCATTATTTGACCCGTTGTCGATAATAAGATCGTGTTCGTGGTAGTTTACAAATTCAATTACTTTAGTTAATGCTTCATCCAAGTCTTTAAAGTCCGTGTCAGGACAGAGATAAACTAACTTTTCAGCCTTACTATCTTCTTTGAGGACTTGTGGAAGCCTCATCATCACCATCGCAGGAACAAGATCGTTCTTAGTGACGGTTTTGAATTTAGCGTACTCATAATCGTATTTTTCAATGGGTCGATCAATAAAATCAATATTGGATTCTGTCAACTTTTCTTTAAGGAGTTTACACCAAGGACAACCTTCCATAGAGTAAACAAAAATTAAATTACCATTCATCAGTTTAACATACTTTGATATTCTTCTTTTATGATCTGATTAGAAACCATACCCACCCTTTGTTTAAACTCTTCACCTTCTTTGAAGAATTTGATGTACGGAATACTTCTAACTCCGTGTTGGACAGCAAATTCTCTGTCCGCTTCAATATCGAATTTATAGATAGGAAAATCTTTTTCCTCACTCAAAAGAGCTGTTAAATTTTGACCCAACATACGGCATGGACCACACCAGTCAGCATAAAAATCGAGGATAAATGTCTCCTTGTTACTCAACTTTTGTTGGACTTCTTCTCTTGTTAAAACTTGTATCATTTCTTTTTTCTTAGTTTATAATTTATATGAAATAGAACTTCATCTACTTTTGATCTTTGTGTTATGTAATAAATATCAAAATTATTACGTTCTTTATTTCTTTTTATAAAGATATTATAAGTTGACTTTATGGAAAGTAAAACTTCATTTATCTGTTTTTCTAAACCTATAAATTCAGAGATCTCAAAAACCTTTTCCGACTTTTCTAAGTATTCACCAATAAAGTCGTTGTCAACGTTTTGAAAATAAAAAACAGAGGGAACCTCGTTCCACTCTGTTGAAAGTCTTTGAAATACTTCGGAAAACTCAATCATTATCGACCCTGACCTCGATATGTCTTTTTATAGTTCTTGGATCGTTTATGATTTGATGTGCGGCATTTCGAATGAATACCCGGACGGTCAGTTTTTCCACGACTGACATACTGACCTGCTTGAGCTGAACCTGCTTTTTTCATGGTTTAAAAATTAGTTGTAAAGTTGAAATTTTCTTCTTCAAAGATACTATAAGAATCCTTCCTTTCCAAATTTTTCCAAGATATTTTTTGGGGATGTGTATATTGGTAAAATTCGTTTATTATTGTTTTGGTGATCATTTCATATTGGAAGTCATCTGTTTTTTTGAAATACTTTTCTATTGTTGTATCCAACGTAGATAATGCCTTTCCGTAGATATTCAAATCCACCTGTGAATTTGCGAATCCGTAAGTTTGTTTACGTATAACCCCATTATAACTTTTTTCATATTCAATAGTAATCCTTTTATTATCACTATCTCTGAGGGAAAGAATGAAACAATCTTTGTCTTTTGTGTATGTTTTTACACAGTTTCTTTGATGGTTTGATTCTTCAACGTATTCATCTGAATTTTTCAATAACTTAACTTCAAACCCATCAAAACTATCATAAAACAGTTTTTCAAATTTAGGGTCATAATTTCTAACCATATACCCATTTCTCATTTTATGAACCATATTGGATAATTCATAGTGTTCATTCTCAAATTCCTCCAATGATTTAAATACAAATCTTGGACTTGTGCCTATTCTTTCGTGTAATTCATGAATATAACCCAAGTGATCATGTAAAGAGAGTAAATTACGATTTCCAACCTCTAAAGACTTCAAGATATATCTATGTATATTCAATCTATCCTGATTTGTTATGTGTTGAATGAACTGACTACTAAAAAACGAAAAACCATGCAAATTTTCTTTTAAATCATTCAAATCATATTCTTTAAAATAATCCGGACCGACCAAACTTTTCAGAATTCTAAGGTTGCCGACTATATTTATCGCATCTAAAGGAGTAATGTCAGCAGTATTGAAAAACTTTTTATATTTTTTGGTATATATATTTCCTATTTTATCGTTTCTCATCAGGAAACAATCAACCAAATTATAATTGTTCAATTTTACATTTTTTTTATGTAAGTACATATAAACAAATGTTGTCCAATTATTTGGAATCTTAACATCATACTTTCTAAGTTTTAGAAGAAATACGAAATCCGTTAATCTCATCTTTTCTCTTGGGTATCCAATGAAGTCTAATACTTTGTTTTGGTATTCTTCCAAAATACCTCTGTATTCTACAACATAATCTTTCACAAATTGAGACTTCTTCCAATCGGAAGATTGTAACATCTTGAAAAGAACCCTCAGTTGACCAATAAATTTGTCAGTCATACATACCTGAGGAAAAGTTTTGATAGTTCCGACCATCTTCTTTTTTCTAAATGGTTTTGTATATTCACCAAAATAGAAAAGACCTGTCTTTTTCTTAAAAATAAAAACCAAAGTTTTTATCTCTTTCCTAAAATATACACTCTCAATTCTTTTGTTTTCGTTGAAGATGGACATCTTCAGTTTGACCATATCATCATTATCAATGATCTCCCAACTTAAAGAAACCTTAGTCAAAAGGAGAGGTTCTTTGAATAGAGTATAGAATTCGTCCTTTTCAATTTTTTCCAAAGCACATGTGTTCCCAAGACTCTTGAAATAGAATGACTCGTAGTTTTTCATGGGTTTAATTCAAAAATAACGGACCGAAATTTGTCATCTGAACATAAGGTTCGGGGTCTTTGGGTTTGGAATATTGATTGTGAATATCAACCAATATCTTCAAAAGTTCTTGTTGCGTAAGGATATACTCTTCACCTTCATCACATTTCTTGTGAACCATATCCCTTACCTTACCATAAAAAATGTCCTTTTGGACATCACCAATCAGATTCCGAAGATCGTTTGGGTTGTTGTTAAAAAATGTTACAAAATTTTTGATATAAATTTCGCAATCGATGTTCATAGGTTCCTTTTTTATCCAAAATAACCAATAATATCTCCATCTTCAAGAGCTTTTTGGAGTTTTTCTGGTAATTTCAAGTTTGGATTGCTTCCGGCAAAACTTGCTAAGGTAAGAGTTCCATCTTCAACCAATCTGTCAACTGATTGAGGGATTTCATCGATATTTTTTGAGTTTGTGACTGCCAAGAACTTAAGATTCAAATCACCCAAATTACTTGGGAGTGATGAGACCGCATTATGTAAATGAAGTGCTTTTAAGTTACTGAATTTTTTCACAAAATCTTCATCTATTTTTAGATCGAGTGGTGTATTACTTTTATTGATGACTTCGAATGTGGTGATGGAATCAGGAATAGAATCGATGATTGTATCCAATCCATAAATTGCAGCATACTTCGATGCTCCACCTGAAGGATATTCCAATTTAAAAGTTTTGTTATTGGTATTTTCACCCTTCAAGAATATTTTACCAAAATAGGGTCTGAAGAATTCTTTGAGTTCTTCCATTTCTCCTCCCGGTCCGAAAAATTCAAGCAAATCTATCTGACTGTCATCTGGATCCATAAATTGTTTGTCTTCAAAGTGGAATTGATATCTTCTTGAAGGAAGACCTGAAATATCTCCTACATCTTTAGGGCCAAACGTTGTGTTTCCACCTTTTGGAATTAAAACAAATAATGGTCCTTTACTGATGTAATTTTTGAAAGGTCCAGATGCATTTGGTGCTGATGTACACCAATTGGTCTCTCCTCTTTCTTTTCTCAATTGATTTCCACCATAGAAACAAGCCGCCTCTCTTCCAAGTTCGTCTTGTCTTTCAATTTTAATAATATCCCAATTTGGACTTTCAAAAACCATCTCAGCTCCAGGGTGAACTTTGGATTCTCTTCTTTCAGATCTTGTTGTTGTTGCAGTCTCTAGTGGTAGTGATGCAACAACAGATTCCAATTCATCAAAGTTAGCATATTGATTAATATCTTTTTTCTCAATCCTATCGGTCTTTTTATTAGCATGAAATCTAATTAAATCCTGTTTCACTTTAAATAGGTCTTCAAAAAATAGACGTCTAGCCCTTTGATAGGCTCTTTCAAATGCTTCTCTGTTTTCTTTGAATGGAACCTCTTGGTCCACCTTGATCGCCAATTTCCTTAACTGTGTGATGATCCATTCAGTATAATCACCAGGTTTTTCAACCGCTTCGAGACCAAGATCAATATAATCTTGAGAATCTTTTATCGTTGGGTTATATAATTGGTTGACAACATTTTCTGGTCGAAGACCTTTAATCCTTGATGTGGGGTCATTAGCTATGATCACCATCAACTCCTCAGGTGTCATCAAAGATCTTTTAACCTTACCTTTGTCTGATTTTTTTTCACCATAAGCATAAGTGTTTAATAGTTCTTCTGTGTTTTTTGCCTCAAGAATGAGTTGCTTTAAAATTTTAACAAATTTCATATCGATATTTTTTATTATAAATATATCAATAATTCATAATCAATAACTCAACAGCGTTATTTTGCTTTTTACCCTTCTTAGCTGCCGCAGCTTTCGCAAATTCCTGTGACTCCCAACGGTATTCATCCTTCGGAAACCATTCCGACAAAAGTGGGAAGTCATAATAAGACAGAGAGAACTTACCTTCAACACCCTTCAAAATATTTGCTAGTCTCTCATGGTCATTCCTATCAAAATCGTGATTGGAATAATAGTTCTCTGTTTTCCAATAGGGGGGGTCCAAGTAAAGGTAGGTTGACTTCGAATCATATTTCTTTACCGCCAACTCAAAATCTAAGTTCTCCACATCTGTGATCTTCAAGAAATGATCAATCCAATCAGGTTTGGACAACTTATCACGGAAGGTCAAATACTTGGATTTGTATTTTCCTTTGAGGTCAATAAAGTTCGATGTTTCAGGCTTTGATCCACTGAAAACTTGTGTTAAGATATAAACATATTTCGCGGCAAGTTCATAATCACAATCCGAAATAACCAACTCCTTATTAAATAGTTCAGATTGAAATTGAACAAATTGTTCTTTAAAGATTTCGGGAGTATCTTCAACTCCAACCTTTTGACAATCAATCGAATTAATAGCTTTGAGTAATTCAGATGGATTTTGAACACACTTGAATAAGTTATAATTCAAAGGATTGAAGTCGTTATATACAACCCTATTAAGGTTTGGATATTTTTTGAGATCCATATTGAAGAATGTCCAAAACATTCCACCAAAGATCTCAATAAAAGTTTCAATATCCGTTGGGATGTTGGGTATAATAAGTTTGGGTGCGATTTTGCTCTTACCGCCAATATAGGATAACACGATGATAATATTTTGATTTAAGTATAAGAAATAAAATCCAAAAAGGCAAATTAATTATAACAATTTTTGTATGGTCTACAAGATGCCTTTTGTGAAAACCCCATCTCCGAACAAGGTGTAGATTTACAATAGGATTTACTATACTTCCTTGGTTTTTTATATTTCTCTTCGGTGGTTTCTTCTTTCCAAGTATGAAGAACCCTTTTAATAATATCTTTCATAATGATAAATACTATGACAAATTCAAATCAAAAAAAACCTTGTGAAAAGTGTAAGAATAAACAAAAACAGACACTTACTGAATTTTTTTCAAAACCTCAACAAATCTTTTTATTCGCTTTTACATTTTATCTCTTTTATTGCGGTGTAAAAGAAACTGTTGATATGATTCAATGGTTGGTTAATTAATGTTCAATTGTTATAATTATATCAGTATAACCACCCGAAGAATTACCACCCCAAACAATATATGATTGACCACCACCTGTGAACTTACCAGCTAAGTTAATCGTATAACTTTGCCCAACTACGAGATCAGTAATCACCCATTTAACATTATTATTTTGAAGTCCTGTTGCAACGTTTACCAATTTTTCATATTTTACCCCTAAGGTAGTGTAACTTGACGTATTATTACTCAAACCAAAAAATACATTGTTAGATGAAGTACTAAGGGTTTGAGCTTGAACCGAAAGTTTATGTGTTGTATTAGTCGCGGTAAATGTAATTGAAGCGTTAGACACTAAGGCAAAAGATCCAGTCAATTCTTGTAATTGAGATGTAGTTGCCGTGAGAATTGTTTCTTTGATTATTTGACCACTTAAATAACCGAATGAGGTGGTTCCTAATCCATCATTGATGATTGTGGTATTTGTTTTACCTGATAATTTTGGTAATCTATATGCGTTGTCAAAAAGTCTGACATCTCCTCCACCTGTGGGTGTTATATCAAAATTACCTCCATTTGTCCTGAATGACACTGAATTTGTAAATGCAGTAAACAAATTAGAGTTTGTAAACCGAAATTCAACTCCTCCGAAATCAAAGAAATTAGGTCCAAAAAGTGCTTTTTTATTTTGATTATTAAAATCAGGAAAGATATTTACACTATTGAAACTTGATAATGAAGAAACAGTCGACAATCCAAGTTTACCCTGATTTACCGAGTCAGAATATATTCTATAATACTGTTCTTCTGCATACTCACCACTGTCATTTTTCCAAGCAACCCAATATTCATCAGTCACTTGCAAATCCGTATTACTCAAACCTGTACCCTGTTGGGCGACTTGTTCAGGTATATAACCTGCAAAATTCCAAAAAACTATACCATCACTAACGGGTCCTTTTATTTTTGTACCGGTTGGCCAATATAGACTATGAAACTTCAGTCTCATAGAACTGTTCGATGTTGAGGCATCAACAACAGGATTACCCGCCTTTATACTACCATTTTCATCAATATCTTTCCTATCTACCTTGAATATAGCTTGAGTTGATGTCACTCCGAATGTACCCGCTGGAACTGTTATAATATCACCCGCACTATATCCCGAGCTTGATAATGGATCACCACTCAAAGACCAAGAGGTTATTGTTCCACCTCCTCCAACAACAACTTTAAATGTTAAATTCGTTCCAGATCCATTGGTTGTAAAATCACCATCACTTTGACTCAAAATATAAGTACCAGGTGTTGCGTTGGTTGTACCTGTATAATCATTTTTTTCGTTGTTGAATGTACTGTAAGAGTATTGACTAAACAATCCATGTATATTGACCTCCCCGCCCGCTTGAGAATCAATGAATATTCCAGCACCTGTAATTCCTTGGTTCGATCCTGAGTCAGAAACTTCTAAGTGCAATCTTTCAACTGTGAAATCTTTAACAACAGTTGAGTTCATACCACTAAAATGAATACCATAGACGCTTTCCCCACCCTCTATTATTGAATCAATCACAGAAACTCCACTCGAACCTCCAATAAATATTGGTGCCTGTGAAGGATAAGTACAGTAATGTCTATCTTGTTTAATTGTTGAAACATTACATTGACTATTAGAAGATGTTGCACCACTCCAAAAACCAACTCCAGTACTAAGATATGATCCATAATTACAGGATGTATACATATTCGAATATATTTGAGTATTCAAACAAAACTGAAGACTCAATCCGGTTCCTAAATTACTAAAGTTAATGTTTGAAATCGAAGAAGTATAGGTACATTGAATCTGAATCCCTATTGTTCCTGAATTTCTATTTGGTCCATATATATTTCCGTTGTAAATCAATACCCTATCATTCAAATATTCAACCCCTGAAGAATTTTGTATAGATCCGTAAGTTTCAATATCCATATTGGTTTTCAATCTTTGAAATATTGCGTAATCCGTAGCCGCTGAAAGACCAACAATTTTACAACCATTCAAATCAATATCATAGATCCCAGAACCCAACTTTGAAGGCAACACCATCGTTCCGTTGACGTAGTAATTACCTTGAGGGAATCTAACTTTTCTACTATTTTTACCATTACTTTGAGTGGCTGTATTTTCTGTTGCAATGAATTCAAACATATTAGTAGCAGCAGAAACGTTAGTTGTTGCTGCAGAAGTAGAACTATCCAAGACTTTCCCACCCCACATTATTGGTGATAGGATAGATGGTAATTGAGCATGTGCGAATAGTCCGTTATCCAATTCAATTACAGATCCACCGTCGGGTGTACCAGTATTTTTAATAAGATAAACCAATTGACCACCATCATTGGGTAAATAATAACCATAAGTTTCGGTGTAATCGTTCAGATTTATATTCTGATCAGAAATCATTTCCTGAACGTTGAGATAGGATTTTAATGTAAAAAATTCTTCTCTACGAATTTTAAAGGTTTCAGTTTCACCTGAGTTATTAATAACTAACCAAGTACCTATCTTGTTTTCATCAAAGTTGGGTAGTGAGGAAATTGGGATTGTGGGCATTTTTATTTATATTTTTTTCGTTTATCATGGAAGCGTACATAATTCATCTCCATTTTCCGCCGATAAGTTGTCCATGTTTTCAGTTCCAAGAACATTACAATCGTAATTTTGAGTTCTCGTTGGTGTAACTGTGGGTGTTTTTGTTGGAGTTTTAGTATGTGTAGGTGTTATTGTCGGAGTTACTGAAACCGTAGGGGTAATAGTTGGGGTTATTGTTGGTGTTGGCGTTGGGAAATTCACCGTTCCCTCACATTGAGCTAAAAAATTCTCTTCAATTACATTATAGTCATAACAATAAGTCTCACCCAACGTTTGAAATACATCAAAAAAAACGGGAAAAGAAGAATAGGGAACAGAATTACCAATTTGAACCCATACAGTTTCAGAGCAGGATTTTACAATTACGTCGTATGTGTAACTCGAACCTGTAATGGTTCCTCCCTCAATGTTGATTTGACCTATAAATCCTGGCAAAGTTTTATTTATAAATACGATGTTAAGTGATTAATTCATTTAGAAAAAATTCTAACTTTACAAATAAATCACTTGAGTTCGGATCATACCCCTTCCCCCTTATTCGTAAGGGGGTTTTTGTTGACCCATTGTTTGGTATTCTGATCTTCATCTCACCATCGGGATGTGGGATGATAATGTGGGGATCGTTTTTGACATCGTTAATGTTAATTTCTTTTGTAAAGACAAAGTTTTTTCCTTCTAATTTGAAATTATTCTGAGGAACAAGTGAAATAGTACCTATCAATTCATTATACATATTGAATTGTGGATTATAATCACCAGCATCTGCCATCCGAATCTTTTGTCCTTCACTAACTTGATTTGGTAATTTGATCCTGAAGTTTGTCATATCTCTCTTAACTGCCGATCCTCCACAATCGAAACATGCATTCACCAGTTGACTTCCCATCCCTTGACATACAGGACAAGGTTGTTGAACTCGTTGTCTGAAGAAAGAACTTCCAATTTCCCTTACAATAAAACCTGAAGATCCGCAGTTTTGACAAGGTCTTTTCTCACCCCCACTTCCATTACAAGACCCACACATCACATTCCTTGCATAATTCATATCAATTTCATTTCCGAGATAAGCATCAATAACCCCAACACTTATATTCATCTGCTGTTGTGGACGAGGTGGTGCTTGAGGTCTTGATTGATTTCGGAAGAATTCCATGAACGGATCAAATCCACCCGGCCCCCCTTGTCCAGCAAATGGATTCTTTCTTTTAAAGTCATAATCTCTTCTTTTATTTTCGTCAGACAATACCTCATAAGCGTTTGATATTTTTTTAAACATATCTTCCCCTTGAGGATTTTTGTCGGGATGGTATATTTTAGATAACTCTCGGTATTTACGTTTGATGGTTGTACTATCCGCGTTTTCTTCAACACCGAGTATTTGATAAAAATCTTCCATAGGATGTATAAGATAGTCTTATTTAGAAATAAAAAATTAAAAAAAGTAATCCGTACCTACAAGAGTTATCAAGGTGCGTCAACTAAATTTAAAAAATTAATTGACAATAACAACATTAAATTTCCAAAACAATTTGAGAACGGAAAAAAATATAAATACGAACTGGTTTTGTTGTGTCCAAAAAATCAAAAGAAATTATTTGATGTTGATGAGTACGGAAGGAATGTTGAAGTAGATCTTGACAACTCTGAATTCTCTATATGTGAGAAAAGAGAGTACTTCGAAGAAGAAGTGATCAGGAGTTATGACAGAGGTGTAAACTTCACCTATGACCTTCTATTGAAGTATGTGAAGAGATTTCCCGGCGTGTTGAGCTTCGTTGCCTTGAATAACAAAGTATTGTTTCAAGCAGAAGATCATATGGAGTTGTTTTTACTTAAAACTATGGAAGACGCCGACAGGTTAATCTCCATTCTCCAAGATGATTTAATGAGTTCAAAGAAACACTCAATATGTGTTCCTGACTACTCCAAAGTTCAGAGAAAAGAACTTTATGATATGTTAGAAGAAAAAGGGTATGACAGAGGATTACTTTATAGACAAGTAATCAATTATCCAAGACAAAAATATAACTAGTATCACCGAAATCAAATTCATATTTATCATTGATCCGGTAAATTTCACCAAAGTATTTTTTGATTTTATCCAACTCTTCTGCCGGTAGTTTTACTATGATTTCAATCTTTCCGACACTATCAAAGGATTCCACTATTTTTTCGGAAGCCTCAGCCAAATTCTGAATCAAAATCCCATAACCTTCTTTATCCTCTGCCATAACGTGAAATTTTGTTCAATAGTGGTATTTTTAATTTCGGACTTATCAATCTTCTTTATGTAATCAATAAAATCCTTCCTTTCTCTTTCAAGATCATTTTGTCGTCTCATCGGATTCTATTATGGATTCCTCTGTTTCAAATTTGATCTTCTTCAAACTATCCAAGTCTCCTTCCAAAAATATACTACGAAGTTCTTTGACCTTTTCCTTGAATAGTCTTTCCTTCTCCTCTAACTCTCTGTTGTATCTAATAATTTTTGATACGGTTTCTTCCATAGAAAAAACTTGCGTATCAGAAAACTCAGTCCAAAGGGAAAGTGAGTAGAATTTCTCCCCCTTCTTCAATTCGTGTTTAAATGCAGAGACAAGTTCTCCGTCTACCTCCCAAGAAGTTGGGAAATTAAATTCAAAACAAAGATAATTTCCCAACTTTGTGAGTTTATTAAAATATGTAATGTTTTCTAAAAAAAAGTAGTTCATATTAAATAAGATAAAATGTAACTTAAGGTTACTCCATAAAATATAAGAGAATTGTTTGATAGTCTCAACCTTTTGGGTGGACTATCAAACAAAGCCGATACGAATTCAAATATAAGTTTGAAGATTGACAACAAACTAAAATAAAAAATCATATCAAAAAAAAACTGAATATTACTCATTGTCCTTTTTTCTTTCCTCCAAGATTTCACCTCTCAAAGTTTGAAGAAGAGCCTTGATCTCCTGTGAAGTTTTACGAGCTCTTGTACCTGCACTTTTGTTTCCGCTGGTAAAGAATTTTGTTGCGTCGTTGTTCAAGCTCTCAACCAAGGTCTTGATTTGTTCTAATGTTTCCATTTTTTAAAAATGTTTTGGTTTATTTTACTTAAAAATTAGGTTTATTTGTTTTTTGTAAAGACTTATATAGATTTTTGTAGATCTCAACAATCATTTGTAAATTAATTTGAGTATCTACTGTTTTATATTCAAAGAGTTCAGAGAAAAAAACAGGGATACTTTCTTTGATTTCCACCATACTTTGGTAATAGTATGTCTCATTGAAAAACTGATTAAAGTATGTTTTGTGATCACCTTCTTCTTCAAAGAAAATATTTTCTTTTCTGAAATTATCTATGTTTTTTCTCCAACACCAATCGAAGTGATTACGGATATCCTGATCATTCAAGACTATATTTGTTTCAACACCACCCTCTGAGTCAGGACCCAAATACGTCTTATCAATTATAAAATAGAGTCCAATAATAAAATCTTCAAATAATTCACAATACTCGTCAATTATATTATTTGCCTTGTACCAAATTTCAAGTTCCCTCTCGTCGTATGTGTTCACGATGCTTGCTTTTTCTCTCATAATATAATTTTAATAAACAATTAAAAATTATACATAAAAAATATTCCCGATCAAGTCGGGAATATTTATTTAGATTTATATTTGAACTTATTGTGTTTTCTGATTATAACCTGTGATTGATTTAATCTTTTCAAGTTCCTCGTTCAATTTTTTCTCCTTCTTATCTTCAACCGATTCTAATTTTGTCAAAACTTTGTCTGATTTCTTTTGTAATTTACCATCTTTTGTGTTATCACCTGCAAGATCCACTGGTTGTGTTACTCTCTTGTATGATCCTTCAGCTTGCTCAATACCATAAAGATTTTCATCATAGTTCTTCTTAAATCTCTTTCCTACCTCATCAGGTGTAACATTACCAAGTGGTTTTCCATCTTTGTCAACCTGTGCGTTTCCTGTTGTTGAGTCACCCTCCAAATATTTTTTAATTAACTCATCATCAGGTTTGATCTCATCAAATCTCAAGTTTGTTTGTCCTGGATACGCAAACGCTTCAATATACTCTTCAACTGCCTCTGATGGTGTATACTTCTTAACTTTCTCTTTTTTCAATTCCAAATTACCTTTTGGGAACATTACGGGATCCATATCAAATTTACCGTTTGATCCATCTTTGGTGTAGTCCTTCATTTTTTTAGCAACCGCATCAAGTGCTTGTTTATTTTCTTTTCCGTCCTCATTGTGAACTTTGTTGTAAACCTGTAATCCTTTTGCCTTTTCTTCTTTAACAATTCTTTCAATTAAATCAATCAACTCATTTTCAGTCAACTTCATTTTCTTTTTTCTTGATTCCTTCAAATCTTTACATCCACAAGATTCTTTATCATCGTCTGACCAATCTTTAACTACTTTTCCATCAAATCCTTCTATCTTAGCTCCGTTTCCTCCTTTACAACCTGCTTTACATCTTGCTTCAGAAAATGCATTTCCTTCAGTCATCTCTTCCTCACCTAATTCTTCTTTGATTACTTCAACCAATTTAGTTAACAATCTATCCGCTTCGTTTTCTTTTTGCAAACTCTTGCATTTATCAGAGTTCATATTCAAGTAAAGATTAGCTCGTTTTGCTGGTTTACCACCTTCTTTTAATGCCTTTTCAACACAGTCACAAGTCACTTCACCACCACAGTATTTCTTCAAGAATCCTCTCTTCATATCAATACGTTGAATCCACTTTTCATCTTTTTTCTCCGTAACTTCCAATTTGGACTTTATCTCATCAATTTTTTCGTCCAAAGCTTCATTGAGAAGTCTTTCAACGAGGTTATCAAATTCTGTATTTTTCATTATGATTTTTATTAATAAATATATTCAAAGTTGGTTAATTCAATTATAAACCATACTTTGATTTAGTTGCGTTATAATTTGTTGTAATATCAGATAAAGATAATCCTGAAGTATAAAAATAACAAGCCCCGATTTTACCATTTAAATATGGTGATGAAACACCATCACCTATATATCCAAGATATAAGGGGTTTGTTTCTGTATATGTATCTGATCCATGTGCCGTAGATCCATATTCTGTAGTATTGATATATACTTTAGTTGTATTTGAAGTTGAAGTTATCTGAGATATAAAAGTATAAAGATACCAAGTTCCTGTTGTAATTGTAAGGGTTGATGTTGTAACTCTCTGAATCGCAGTACCATTAGTCACAACTCTAATTGTTCCTGTGTTAGAAAATAATCCACCCCAATACCCATCAAAACCAAATGAACTTGATAATTTACCAAAAACAGGTTGTCCTTGTGTGTTAAGTGCAGGTAATGTATCAAATTTGACCCACACCTGAATTGTCCTCTGTTGTGTTGTGGATAGTGACAGGGATGAGTTGTGTGGAATACTTATGTTATCATTTAGACCATCCAAATCAAATATACCACCATCATCTGATAACCAAGTCGCACCATTAATTGTTGCGTTATTTCCGTTGGCTGTCTCATCATTCCACGTTCCACTTGTATAGTTAGTAGCATCTAACTTCATAAATAAGTTACTTGTTACAATACCTCCAGCAGGTGAAGGTGAAGGTGTTGGGGTTGGAGTTATGGTCGGTGTTATAGTAGGTGTTACAGTAGGAGTAGGAGTAGGTGTTAGATCTACAAATCTTGTGTATGTGCTATTATAACTGTCTAATATATCTGAGTCACTAAGAGCTTGATCATAAATTTTTACAATCGCTAAATCACCAGCAATTAAGTTACCCGAAGAAACCGTTGAGTCCCACCTCCTCATCAATCTTACCTCTCCACCACTCTGTGGTGTTCCGGCGTAGTTTAATGTACCTCCCGAGGCAGTTCCATTTACATATTGTCTTAATACCGATCCATCATAAGTTCCAACAACCTGATACCAAGTATTCAAACTCGGAACAAACCCTGTTGTGTTTCTCCATGCTCCATCAAAAAAACCAACAACGAGATTATAACTACTTGGTGCGTTGTTTGTACCAACACTGAAATTTAGTTTAGTTGATAAATTATACTGATTGGTGACAAGTGAGGATACTTTACCCGTCAAAGATTTAGAAATCCTAAACCAAACTTCAACAGTCCATTGATTTAAATCTCCAATGTCAGGTATTGTTGCATACTCAGATGATGTATCATCAAAACTTAAAATTCCTTGATAACTTGATGAATATGTTGGTGTATTTATTAATGTTGCGTTATTACTAACACCCTCCAAATCGTACCATATACTACCAGATCCTGAATATGATAAGTTATTACCCGAATCCAAATAAACAATTGGTTGAATCTCGTCATATGAAGTCCAATAACCATTATTGTTTAACCAAGTTTTAGCACTTGATCCTGTTAAAAATGTTTGTGGATCTCCGTGTTGGTTGGAAACATATTCAGCAAGTCCAATAAAAGATGCTTCAGTTAAAAACTCAGATCTCCAAAATCCCAAGTAGGCTGGAATTCCAAGAGGGTTTGGTTGATTCCCTGCCGGCGTCGGATGAGCAATTACATATCCAAGGTCTTCATCTGGTCCATTCCACCATTGAACACCACCAGGGTTTGTTGAATAATCTAATGGGTCAACACCAATTGCTAAATCACCAATTTGTAATGTACCGGGTATAGGTGACCCTGTGTTATATGCAAATGGTCTAGCCGTTGGCATTTATTTTCCAATTTCTTTCAGGATCATATTCAAAATCATTTCCTGACTCAATCCTGTTTTCTTACTTACATTTTCAACCGCCTCGGCCAACAATCTATTTTCAGTTAACTTAAGTGCGTTTATATCACCTTGATTACAATATGGAAATGTTTTACATCTTTTCTTAACTTGAACAAACTGACCACCTGAATATATGGGTTTTGCACCTCCCCTCCAATTCTTTTTGTTTTTTGCTAAAAATGCTGGACCACTATAGGCACCTGATGATGCGGATGTCGTCGCTTCTTTAGCTTCAACTTTTTTACCATCTCCCTCCTCAATTTTTTTCAATTTGGTGTAGTATTCGGGGTCTTCAACCAAATGATCCATTGCTATTCTTTGTGCCAATTTTGGATCATCAGTATGTTCTTTTTCAACTCTGGTACCCTTTTTAAATTCTTGTTGGAGTTTTTTGTAATAATTTTCGTTATACTCTGTATTATGTTTTTTTGCAATGTCTTTTAATGTCATTCCTTTTGATAATCCACCTTTTTTCTCTTCTATCAATTTTTTACTTTCAGTCATATTGATATGTTCCAAACCACCTTCAATACAATATGGAAATGTTTTACACTCTTCTTTGACTTGAACAAACTTACCATCGGGGAATGCAGGTTTTGCTTTCCCTCTCCAATTCTTTTTGTTTTTTGCTAAGAATGCCGGTCCACCGTATCTACCTACTTCAGCAGCGGTTGTCGCTTCGTTCGTTTCTATCTTATTTTCCGACTTTTTTTTGTTTTTACTTATTGGGTTTGAGTATATGTAAGCACCCGAACTACTTGTTGTAGTCATTTCTGTAACATTCTCTTTTTTGACCGTACCAAAAAGTGGTGCCGAATATCCTCCCGCACTTCCTGACCCTGTTGCTTCGTCCATTTCACCTTCAACCTCCATTTCGTCTTCTTCTCCGTTCTTAATCATCCTTTTCAATTTAGACAATGTTTTACTTTGGTCTGATAAATCCCATGGCTCTTTTCTACCAACACCTTCTTTTCCGATGGCTTTTGTCAATGCACTACTGAATTGTTGTTTGAAATTCATTTTCTTAATTCTGGTTCCCAAAATGATCGTTTTGTCCACATCAAACGATAAAAATCAATCATAACATCACTGACAATACCCTTGATATCACGATCCAATTTTCCGTTTTTGATTTCTTTTTTTAACTCATCGATCAGTTTATTTTCAAATTGTTTGACCGTATTTGCATTCATAAAGTCCTTGATTTCCTTTCGGATCATCACCTCTATTTGATCTTTTTCTGTCTTACTTAAGGCCATAATAATTTGATTTATAATGATAAATATACGGATAATAAAAAACCCTCCTTAGGAGGGTTCTTTTTCATTCTTTGGAGTATTCAATTCTTCGAAGAACTTCTTGTACATGTCATAATTTTTCTTCTCGAATCTTTGGTCCTTGAATTGTTTTACATACCATTCATAATTGATGTAGTTTGACATTGTATTTTGGTTTTAGTTTTTTATTTCGTTTTCACTTGGTAGGAGTGAATACACCTTTACGATTTTCTTTGCAACTTTATTTGACGCAAATTTAAGCTTTTTTTCGATAAGATCATACATTTTATCAGGATTTTCTGCAAAATTCTTTAATTTTTGTATATATCTTGGAAAATATTTTTCTCCGAGTTTATCGAACTCGGATTCCATACCCAATACTTTCATCATCATCTTTTCGAAAGGACCTTTTTTATCAAGTGCTGATGAATAAACGTGAAATATGTTTTGCCACATGTTTGAAGATACGTGACCAAGAACCATCGGTAATTTATTCAACACATATTCTATTTTTTGATAATCGTCTTCTGTTTCAGGTCCTTCAGTCATTTCGTAAATGTCACTCACACACCCCATATAATCATTTTTCAATTCCTCAACCAAAGAGTTTTTGGAAAAGTTCCTTGCCATAGATAAATTCTCATAAAAGTAAGTTTTAAGGAATTCGTCATAAAATTTTTCTTTCGTTATATTATTTGTTTTCATTATGGAATAAAGTTCAGATGCTCTGACAGAATTCTCATTTACGTCGAAATAATAAAGTAAGAAAAACATTTGTCTCATCGGAACACATACAGGAATACTTGGATCCTTAATAAACCTTACACTACTTTGATAGTCCACAAGTTCTTCAAAATCTTTCGTTCTATTTTTTACTTCATCATATAAATGTTTGAGTTCGTGAGTAAAATCTTGGATAATCACATTCTTATTTTGTGGTTCAATAATAAAGTTCTTCAATTCTTTATTCAAATCATTCAATTTATCTTCACTAACCACAAAACTAATTTGTATTCTTATTGAATTTTCTATTGGAATTAAATCTAATTTGATTTTTTTACCCACCCCTCTCATTGCTTTGGGATCGGAGGCTTTGACACCCGCACCAATCAATGTGGTTTCTATTTCTTCATCTTTTGAAATAATCTCCAATACTATTTTGGCTGAGTTTACTATCATATCAGATATTTGAATCGGATCTGATAATGGAATATTAAACTCAAACTCCCCATCCTCGTCAAGTTTAATTTTAGTGTCTATATTTTTTAAAAATTCATCGTATAAAATCACAGCCGCTTCATATATTCCTTCAGGAACACCTACAGCTTCTTTAAGGACCTTTTTTATTATCTCTTTCATTATTTCTTATTGAAATTCAAATTAATTCTTTTCCCTATACTAATAGATGGTCCAATAACAAAATCAGGTCTGAGATTAAATGGATTTATTCCGACTGCCGCGGAAAACCCAAAACTAACCAACCAGTCGGGTTCAATAACCTCTTGTGGTTTTTCGATCCTAAGTCCTTTTATAATTGGAATATCCAATAAATCTTTTGGTATTTCCACCATTTGATCACCAACTCTTGAGAGTGGAGTTACAACCACTTCTTGATATCCTTCTTTCGATTCAACAAGTGAAATACCCAATCCAAAATTCAATTTATCTTCTACCACAACTCCACTGTCTTCCTCTAAATAAAGAGAAAATTTATTGGTTAAGTTTAATTCATTACCAACAATCTGTTCAGTTGTTTGTTTTTTAAGGAATATACTTGCATTACCTTTAATACTCCTCACCAAGTTAGTATCGGCAAAGGTTAATTGATATGTTGAATCATTCACCTGTTGTAGATTTGAACTTACAACAACACTATTGTTGTATTTTGGTTCTATGTAAATAACTGTTCCAGGTTTTGCTTTTAATTTTTTGATTTTTTCTAAAAGAATCTGTATCTCCTCATCTTTTTCCGCAATTTTTCCCGCCATCCTTTCGTTGTTTGCGATATAAATCGCCTTGGTGTAACTACCCTTGTAGTATTCAACCGTATCGGTTAATGCCTTTGTGTTTTGGTCATTGAGACCTTTATAATATTCAACTTCGTTACACCCTTTTAAAAGAAAAAATCCCAACACCACAATTGTGATTATTGAGATCAAATCAGTCAACCTGATTTTTTTTTCTTCATTCATTTCCTTCTTCGGGTCCGGTCTTCTTTCTGGATCCGAGAACTTTACCCCACTTCGTTTTAAATTTAACATAAAACTGCTTAAGTTTTTCAATAAGTCCGACAAGTTCATCATCTAGTTTCATCATATCTCCGTTTATGTATACACCATTTTCTTCTCCGATAGTCATATTAAACTCTATATTGGATTCAATTATCTTGCCGGACCATGTGACCGTATTCGGATAAAGAATAAGTGTATCAAAATCAACGAGTTCAGTTACTTCACTGACAAACTCTTCCATCGTTTCTTGGAAAGTTTCTTTCTCCAACGAGGTAATTTCGGTCTCCTGTTTGGAGTCACCATACATCCTAATCAAACCACCAGAAACTCTATATTCTTGTTCGAAGTCCATAGATTTCTCTGTCTTGACATCATCTTCAATCCTGTCTTCAATATCTTTGGCAATATTTATTCTCTCATCTTCAACCTGCTCAATCAACATCCCCTTAGAGAGTTTCAACATTTTCTTTATTTCATCATATTGGTTCATTTTCAAATTGTTTTTTAAAATTTATAAAATCAAAAGACGGATTTAATTTTGTTGATCGTCTCTCGTAGTTACTCAGTGATGTAACACCTTTGAAATTTTCAACACCATCAATTTTCACATTGTGACCTACGAAGTTCGATTCTATTTTATGTTTATCAAATAAATATCTTAAAAGGTCTGATAAAGATTGAATTTGTTTTTCACTATACTTATCCCAAAAATTGTGGTTTCTCCATTTCTTTTCTTGGACTTGTGAAACAGAATCTCCGATCCAGTTAGAATATTGATTGGATAATGGATTTTTCCTGACCCATCCGTAATTTTCCAAACTGATTACGATTACTTTTGAATTTATTTTGTTGTTTCTAAAAAAAGCCGAAACCTTTTTATCTTCAACTATCTGATGAACCTGACCTCCCTTTTCGATGATGTAATGTGGGAGTTTTAGATAATTTCCGTTGTATCTATTTTTCAAGGACTCAAGATAGTCTTTGAAATTTCTTGAAGTGTGAGTTAATATAACTTGAGTTTTTTCTGACTCACGAAAGTTTCTAATTAGAATATTTTTCTTATTGATTTTCATTACTTTGAGTAAACTAATCTTTTCCCTTCTATATTATCGGTTTGTGGTTGTTCAGGTTGAACGGGTTGAACAGCTTCGATTGTTACTTCGATATTGGGTTGTTCTACCACGGGTTCAACAGGTTGAACTTTGGTTAACATTTTCTCGAGTTTTTCGAGATCTTCAGATGTTGGTTTGTAAGCCAAATCATTATCCGAAACTTCTTGTTTTCCTGCCAACTTGGATAGTTCGTCAATATCTATCTCTTTGACGGGGATAGGTTCCTTAATAGCATCAGGTTTGTTTTCATTGGTATACTTAACCAACATATGAATAAATGTCAAAGAAATCAAAGGAAGTAATCCTCCTGAAATAATCGATAAAAATCTTTTGTGACCTACTATGTCATCAGATTCAATACCCATCGGTTCGATAATTGGACCAACCAAACCAATCCAATCCAAGAAATACTGTGAGGTCTCATTTATGTAACTATATGAAAAGAAAATGTTACCCACAAATTGAATGAGGGTAACAATTCCAAAGGGGACATAAACAAAGTTTCCTAATTTCACTGAGACCGCGGCAAGAGCGCTCAACGCTGCAACCTCAATTGCCAATGAAAGATATATCGCCCAAGTGATTGGGTTGGATAACTCATAGAATGTGGTCACATGGGATATTGAAACAAATGCAACCAGTAAAATTGGGATGATGAATGTCGTTGTGATGATGGTTTTTAAATTTTTCCTGATCCAAGATCTCATTATTTATTTGTTTTGTCTTTTGCTTGGAGAGCGTTTATGGAGATCTTTTCTTTATCTGAAATCTCCTCAACTCTCAAGGTCTGCCAAAATGTTGTTGTTTCTAATGTATTTGTAAGTTCTTCTTGTGTTACATTTTGATCCTTCACCTCAGTGAGAGTTGTTTTGATAGATTCAATTTCATCGGTATTTTTTTCAACCTTATTGGAGATTCCGCATGTTCTAACAAATGTGATGAACACGAAAAAAAGAATCACATAATCGACGTAGTTTTTAAATTTACTCATGACTTTAATTTATATATAAATAGATGATATTACAAATAATCGAAAAGAACAGACGATTCATTACGAAGTTTTCTCAAAGCCTTCTCTTTAATCTGTCTTACACGTTCCTTGGTCAGAGAAAAATCGTTTCCGATATCCTCCAAGGTACGAGGTGTTCCATAAAGACCAAAATAGTCCTCGACTATTTGTTTTTCCCGTTCATCAAGGATTTGCATCATATTGATCATCTTTGACCTGAGGGTTCCCTTCTCATCAAAAAACTCGTCAGGACGTAGGGAGTCGTGGTTCTCAATAAGATCAATCAGTCCATCACCTTCATCATTGATATGGTCATTGAGTGATATAGTGGAAGGAAGACTATTGAATTTGTCCTCCAACTCTTTGATCCCGTTCTCCGCCTCTTTCTTTGCTCGATGAAGATCTTGTACCACATTTACAGGTAGTCGGATGGTGCGGGCATTTTCATTCAAGGATTGAAGAATCGATTGACGGATCCACCAAACAGCATAAGAGATAAACCTGAGGTTCTTACTCCAATCGAAGTTTTTGATGGCTTTGATAAGTCCGATATTACCTTCAGCAATCAAGTCAGCCATATCAAGACCCTGATTTTGATATTGTTTGGCAACTGTAATCACAAAACGAAGGTTACCCTCGATAAGTTCTTGTTCAATTTCTTTGATCTCCCTTTGGGTACAGTTCCCTTCAAGGATTTTAGCCGCAAGTTCTTTTTCTCGTTGAGGAGTCATCACATCAATCTTGCGAAGATCCTTCAAGTAAGTTTGGATTTCTTCTTGGTTAATAGAAATCCCTGTGTTTTTGGTTTCAACTTTCTTCATTATTGTTGGAAATGTTTTTTAAGAATTCTTTTTCTCGTTTGGTTAGGGAATCAATACCCCTCTTACTGATCTTCTCAAGGATAGAGTCCATGTCCAAAGGTAGTTCAACTTTCTTTGGTTTGGGCTTTTTAAACAAAGTTTCTTGTAGACCAGCAAAAGGGTCAAAATCAATACCCATCATCATAATCTTGATGTCCTCGTTATTGGGACCAAAACCCATCTTTGAAAGGCTGTTGTCTCTAAGATCTAAATTTACCGACTCACTATCTTTATTCCAATCGAAGAGGTGGGTAAAAATTTCGGGTTGCATCTTCACTGCGAACTTTTCGTTGTAATTAAAGAAAAGGTAAAGGTCACACTCGGAGTGGATGGCAAGGTCAACCAATCGTTGAAGTTCAGGAAACTCCATACTCGATGTGAAGTGTACTATAAGATGTGATTCAGAATATACAAATCTAATATTCTTGGAGTCAGCCATCGGGGAAAGAGCATAAATTATATTGGACATCTTTTGTTCTTTTCGGTGAAAATCACCAAAAATGATTACCATATATGATTGAGTCGGAATATTCATACTCTTAGGCTTATTAATAGATATATTGGTTTTGTGAAAAATTTTATAAATGAAAAAAAAATCTATTGGAATAAATAATAGTACGAGAGCAAAAATCTGAAATTCCATAAAGTTTGATTCATTTTACAAAGATAAGGAATAAATCCCCAAAAACCAAATTTAGACCATTCGGGATAAGACATTCTTGGAACTGACTACCCTTGAGACATTTTCATTCTTTTCCACCTTGACGATATTGTCCGCCCACTGGTTAATAAGTTCGTTGTGAGAGATGATAAAAATCTTGGGAAAATATTTCTTGATCTTGGTGAAGAATTCCAAAACCATATCCAAGTTTTCGTTGGAGATCTTTCCAAAAACCTCATCAAAGACAACCACGTCAGGTTTCGGTAAAGAACAAATCCTACTCAAGACTGATCTTAAAGCCAGACTTGCAATTGTTTTTTCATAACCTGAACCCGAAGCCATAAGTTTTTTGACTTGCGTTTCGTTGTCCACCATCAAAAACTCAACCTCGTTTTTGTCGTTTACAATTACCTCCAACCTAAAGTGAGCGGAATCCATAAGAAGTCTAGTAAGTTCGGAATTAATAACCGGAATCATCTTCTTCATAATGATTTTGGAAATTCCATTCTTTCCAAACAACTCAAGATATTTCTTATATACCTTTTCTTTTTCAAACTCATCTTCAATTCTAACAATCAGATCTTGGTTTTTCTTGATGGATTCACCATATTTGTCATTCTCGTTTAACAAAGTGGTTTTCCTTGTGTTATAACCCAACTTTTCAGAATCAAGTTGTTCAATCCTCATATCCGCTTTGATCATCAAAGCATCAATCTTTTTGTTTTCCTCGATGGCGTTTTGTTGTTTTATAAAATCCTTAAGAAGTTGTTCAAACTTATTCTTGTTCAAGTTTTCACCTTCAATATCAATCTCATAACGAGCTTTGATCAGTTTGTTCTTTTCATAAACAGAAAAATCTTCCTTTAGTTTTTTCCATCCCGAATCTTCTTGTTGCCAAGTTTCAATCTTTGAATTCATCCTACCCAACTCTTCCTTCTTTTCAGAGATGGTTCCTTCCAAAGTTTTGGAAATATCAGATCCAATAAGTTTTAATCCACAATGTTCACATTCAAATCCGTCGGAATAAGATGTCATCCTTTTTTCCATATTCTCAATCTCAATTTCCAAAAATAGTTTTGAGGCAATCAACTGATTGAGTTCTGAGACAAGATCGTCGTGAGATTTTTCATCATAAAACTTATTCGGTTCAACAACATAGACCTCATCCATCTGAGTTTTAAGTTTTTGAATCTTGACATCACAATTTGTGATTTCAAGTTCAATCTCACTTTGTGACATCTTCTGAAGATCTTCGTTGATTTGGGTATTCCTCTTTTGAACCAAGTCGTCCCTGAAATCTTTTCCCTTCTTCAAACTTTCTTCACATTCTTTGATCTTAACTTCAAGGTCACCAACCGCCTTTTTATTGGAGTCAATAAGTTCATTGTAGTTGTCAATTTCCCCTTTGAGTTTTTGTATATTATAAATGTTAGAAAGCATTTGTTTACTAAAAGTGGAATACATACCCTTAGCTATTTCTTCCTTCTCTTTAAGAATATCCAACCCCAAAAATCTTGTTAGGATCTCACCTCGTGCCGTTGGTTTAGAGTCAATAAGTCCCTCCAAGTTAGATCCCGTAGTTACAATGGTCATCAAAAAGTCATCAACACCACCAATAGATTTCTTGATAAACTCCTCCGTTTCCCTTCTCTGTTCACCCGTCATATTGATCATAGATCCGTCCTTGAACCTTTTATAAAATTCAAGATCGGACTTCACATTATAACCCCCCATCCTCTTCTTGCTCCTCTGTATCGTTCGTGAAATCACATATTCCTCTCCATCAATAACAATTTCGCCAGTAACAGAAACTTTATCTGAACTTGAGAATCTATTGAAGATATCCTCAGCCTTGGAAGTCTTGGTTGTAGTATTGAAGAACAAAAACAACAAAAGGTCAACACTCAAAATAGTTTTACCTCCGAAGTTGGGTGGGTTGGATTCAACAACCGTGATACCATTTAGATCTGAATACTCCAATACTTGGTTCTCACCATAAGACAGAAAGTTTGAGAATGAGATCTTTTTTAAGAACCACTTCTTAAACGGGATATATTCCCTGTCTTGAGTGGAGATTTCATTGTTGACCGACTTATCAAAATTAGTGATCTTATCAATAAATTCTTGGTCTTCTTCATTAAGATATTCGGTAATTAACTTCCTTTGGAAGTTTTCATCTGTGATATTAAAGGAAAAATCAACATCCTGAATTATATTTTCAGCGGTTTTGATCTTGGTAATAACATTAACATTTTTGGTGTTGTACTTCTGTTGGAAATACGATTTGATTCTCTTGATCCTCTCTTGAGAAAAACTATCTGAATCATCTTCCCAAACGACTTGCACGGTTGGGTTCTCCAAGTTTTTTCCTTGTAATTGTTCTATCATTGTAAAGTTGGGTTGTCTCGGTTGATTAAATAAGTCATACATGACCAATTATAATCAATTTTAAAATCCGAATCTACCTTTTTGTGCGTTAAAATTTTGTGATACTTGTGCAGCAGTTAGTGCTGAATTATAAATTCTTAAAACACCTAAATCGGCAAAAGCAAATTCTTGACCACTAAAACCGTTTTGGAATATTGTTGTACTTTCAGAGCTCGTCGCTGCACTACTATAAGTTGCGGGTTCATTTTTATCCTCCGATCCGTTAATATACCAATATAATTTTTTTGGAGTACCTGTTAAATCCCTTACCAACACTATATGATACCAATTATTATTTGTTAATGCTGTTGTTGAAGTAAATGTTTGAGCAGTTGTACCGTCACCATAGGAATAAACCAATTTGTTTGCCGAATTAGCACTGAGCGATCCTTCGTGAACAGGTGATTTGTAATACATCGGAATTGTCCCACCTGTGAGTTCTTTGATCCTAACAAAAAATTCATAAGTTACATCACCACTGAATCTGAGATGTGTATTAAAACCAAAATCAAAAATAGATATTTTATCATCCGCACCATCGAAACTTAAAATACCACCAAAATCACTACTTTTGGCCGCCATATTGTTTAGATTATTATTTGTCTCTGTTAAATTAGGTACAACCATATTTTTAATAGTTGGTGGTGTTCCTCCACTATAAACGGTACACATATAAAAACTTGGATCAATAGATATGTATAAATTATCTGTAATGATATTTTCATAGTTTCTATTAATTATAACACCATCAGTCCGAGTATTATCCCCAAATATTTGGATTAGATAATCATAAAAAGAAGTAGGTGGATTTAAAGGTACGGGATAAATCATCTTCATAAGATTGAAAGCATCCTCTTCGTTTTCGGGAACATAAATTGAAGGTCCTTGAGTTGCTTTGTTCAAATAAATAACATATCCTCCATTTGGAACTGATATACCATTCCAAAAATTAGTAGTACTCGTTGGTCCATAATCTTGATTCTGAACACCCAAATAAAAATTGTTGTATTTGAACGAGGATACTGGTGGTGTATTACCCGTAAATTGAACTACGTTTGGAATAGGCATGAGTTAATCCCAATTTTTATTTTTAAGTTTATTTCTGATTTGAGAATGCGTAAAAGGTCCACTCAAAGAGTTGATTGTACTCAAAAAACCCTTTGGTGAACCTTCTATTTTAATCAGACACCTACTCCCATCAGGACTTTTTCTCAAAGAGTCTAAATCCTTCTGTAAAATTTCATCAAAATCTATTTTACTATCTTCAGAAACATCTAAAATATAATATAATCTATTTTCAAACATTCAATTTATTTTTCAATAAATATCCTGCTCTGTTTGTTTCAATTCACCCAAACTAAAAGTTTCGGTTTGTGGTTCCTCAAGTTTTTCTTGTTTCATCTCCTCCATTTGTTTCATCATATTCTCTCGGAGAAGTTGATTGAATTTATTTTGAGCGTTTTGTAATTTTGAGTTTCTTGTCTGAACTCTTGCTCGGTGTGCTTTTTCACCACCCCTTTTTCTTGATTTTGGCATTTTTTTTAATTTAAAAAGTTTTATCTATTTTCCTCAAACCATTCTACGATTGAATTAATCGCCCATACTGCACCTGATGCTAACATACCATCAAAGAACCATGAATATGTTGGATCCACACCCACCAAAATTAAAAATGGTGACATAACAAATAAACCAAAGAAGAATCCAACCCAAGTGGAAGTACACATCATACACCCCAACAAATCCGAAATAAACTGAAATAAAAAACCCACATAAGGTAGTGCTCCCATATCTGAAATGAATCTCCTCATCCCATCAAAGATTGATCCAAAAACCAAGATATTTGACATCCCGTAAGCCGCAACAAAAAACAACACTAAAATTTCCATTATAAATCTTCGTTTAAGTTTGATGACCTTAAGAACTTAACTTTTGTCCGAGCAAGATCTTCGAGGTCGTTTATTTTTTCATTTAATCTCTCAAGTTCTCTGTCTTTGATGACGAGTTCTCTTTTGAGATTGTTAACTTTATCTTGAAGATTTTTGAGTTCTTGTGAGTTTAACTTCACATTATGATCCAAATCTTCTTGATGACTTTGAAGTTTATTTTTCAAATCTTCATTTTCTTTCTCCAAATCTTTTAATTTGGTATTGAGTTCACTTAATTCATCGTCGTCAATAACTTTAACCTCTTTCTCTACCACTTTTTCAACTTCGATGTATTCAATCCTTGGTGGTTTTGATTTTTCTTTTTGAAGTTCCACCATCAAATCTTCAATTCTCTTGTTTAAGTATGCCTCATTTTCATTTTCATTTAAACTTCCGTATTTTTCAATATAATATCCCTTCTTAAAACAGAAGGTTATAAATTCTTCTATATCAAGTTGATTCAGATTACAAAATTTGATCAGGTCTGTCTTCTGACTTTCCTTGAGATTAACAGTTAACAAGTTCTTCTCTCCCATGTTCAATATCTTCGATTGATGTGATTTTGAAGTTCAAATACAATCTTGGATTTTCAACTTCAAAAAATTCGTATTTATCTTCGTTAACATCATATACTCCATATCCGTGATTGTTGATATTTTCCCCAAAGTTCTGTTGTATGGTTGATCCCACCATATATGCTTTCTTCCCGTTTGGAATATCAAAAACCTGTCTCTTATGAATATCACCACACATCACCAAGTCACACCCACCAAACTTCGAAGGTTCAAATCCCTCATCAAATTTATGTCCAAGATCTGTGGTCAGACCTTGAATCGGTCCATGAAATAGACCGATATTAACTTTGTTTTTTTCTCGTTCAATAATCGGTGGAAGGTTATGTTCTTTCAAAGAATAAACACACCAATTTATGTTTTCATCGTTATAAACCCCCCTCTCAGTGTAATATACAATATTGTCATTCTGTAGGTTTTGAATGATCGGTGAAAGAGCGTCCATACGGTCAGTGTTGTTTTCCAAGAAGTCGTGGTTTCCGATTAGAAGAATTGTCTTGGTGATCTTTGAGCATTCTGTCAAAAACCAACTAACAAAACTTACCAGTTCGGGTGTCATCTGATTTTTGGAATGAACCAAATCTCCTGTGAACACAATACGATCGGGTTTATGTTCTTTCCATTCCTCCAAACTCCTTTCCAATATGGACCGGTAAAGATCGTGATCCCTATATAGACGGATATGTAAATCCGAGAAATGTATAATTTTATTAATCATATCCAATTATATTAAATTAAATCCAATTCATCAAGACTGCTGTAATATCTATCACCTCTATCACACAAAATGGTAATGACAGGATAATCAGGATTATTTTTCTCGATCCATCTTTCTGATGCAAGAACATTTGCCGCCGCTGAGATCCCAACAAACAATCCATGTTCTTTGGCAATTTGAATCGCTTTTTCTTTGGCATCCTTTGTGGAAACAATCAACACCTCATCAATTTGATCCATATCAACCAAAAATTTGCTTCCATCTCCGATCCCTTGTATCCCGTGAAGTCCGGGTTCACCCCCACTCATAACCGCAGATTCTGCCGGTTCAACAGCAATTAATTTTAAATCGGAAATATATTCTCTTAATTTTTTTCCAACACCCATTATTGTTCCACCGGTTCCAGTTCCCGAAATAAATGCTGAGATGGATGGATATCTATAATTGAAGTCAGTTCGTGTTTGATAAATGATTTCGGGACCGGTCTTTTCGTAATGACAATTTATGTTGAGTTGATTACTAAATTGTTGCGGATTGAACCATCCGTTTTTTTCGGAAAGTTCATCTCTGAGTTTTATCGCCCCATCAAAATCACCCGGTCCCACCTCAATAACCTCAGCACCATAATATCTTAATGTCTTTTTCCGTTCTTCACTCATATTGGACGGCATCACAATTTTACATTGATACCCTCTTTCAGCTGCGAGCCAAGCAAAAGATATTCCCATATTTCCTGAAGAAGCCTCAATGATGGTGTCTCCGGGTTCGATCAGGTCCAATTTCTCGGCATGATTTAGGATGAACGCCGCAGGGCGATCTTTAATTGAACCCGTCGGATTCATAAGTTCAGCTTTTGCAAATAGTTTCTCACCAAGTTGAATTAATGGTGTAGAACCCACGTGATTTGATAATCTCATATTTTGTTTAACTTTACAAGTTGGTTTATTTCCTCTGAAAAATCCTTACATTCAATTACTTCATACTTTTTGTTTGTTTCGTGGAACCAACAGATATAAAGTTTTCCAATCTTAAGGTTTGTGTTCTTTTCAATAATATGTTTATATAAATTTAATTGAAGGCTATAGGTATTCAATTCACAAACATCCATATTGTTTAAAGGTTCCAAAAACTTTTCACCATAATCATTCTTGGTTCCAATCTTCTTGTTTGTCTTCCAGTCCCAAATCTGAAGTTCGTTATATTTTTTGTTATAAAACAACTGGTCAACCATACCACAAATTCCATATTCCCTATCTCCCACCACAAGTTCGGACTTTACCGGAATTAAGTTGTCTTTGGAATCTTCATAGAATTTTTCAAACAACTCAATCAATTTATCATACGCTTCCCTGACAACATCAATCCCAAACTTTTGTTCGGCAATCCGTTGGTTATAAGGGAATACCTTATTTCCATACCAATTTTCAACATATTCGTGAAATGCGGATCCCTTTACCGTTGAAAATTCTCGTTTGAAATCCCAATCCCGTATCACACTTTCTTTATCCAACCCCCTCCGTCTAGCATACCCTTCGGCCATCTGATTGGTTTCAAACTTCGGTTTGAACTTACCAAGAAATTGTGTCGCCGAAATTTGTTTTACTCCATCAATAAAATATTCGTGAGGTTCATCATAATATTTTATATAGTTAAACTTTGATAATTCTAATATTGTATCCATAATTTAATTTTTCCATAATTTATCAGGATCCACCCAACATTCTTCAGGAACTTGTCCCCGAATATCAGCCAGATCTTTGTTCTTTGGAAGGTGAACAATTCTTACCTTCCCTTCAAGCTTTCCACCATTTAACACATTATACATCATTTTGGAATTCTCCCACGCATCCTCATCCAAACAGATGACAACACTGGTGGCTTTGTTATATAAAAGATTCCATAGTTTATCCGATAACACCTTTCCAAGAATAGGAATGGAGTTTGGAATAAACAAAGAATCAAACGGACCTTCCACAATCCAAATCGGATTGAACCAATTGATTTTGGATTCATTGAAGATAATCTCTTCCTTTGGATAGGTTGGGTTTTTGTATTTTAGTTTATCACCCACAAAAGATCTTGCAACAAAGTAATTGAGTTCCTTGTTTTCGTCATAGGAGGGGATTATAATCCTATTAACATAAGATCCACCTGTTGCCACCCCAAGATTAAACTCTTTGATCATTTGGTCTGTAACACCCCTCTCTTTCAGATATTTCAAGGATTGCCGTTTGATAGGGAGCCTGTCGTGAAGATCGGAGAACTTAACGAACTCTTTGGGTAACTTCGGTTTTCTGTAGGTTTTTTGAACAATCTCTTTCTTGTCTGATCTTAAAAGGTTATAAGTCCTGAGATCTTCTTTGGTCCCGTAGGTCTTTATAAGTTGTTCCAAGTGACCGTGAGTGTCATTGGTTTCCCCACAAGACCAGCAGTGATACAGATTTCTATAATAGTTTACCTCCAAGTTTCCCTTCCCATCCCCACGCTCAAGTCCTTTGATGTCATACGAGCACACAGGACAGTCATAAGAAATCTGACCCGTACCCTCGTTGTGTTTACGGGACTTTCCCAACATACCATTTAGGAGATCGATAAGGTAATCATATTCTGGGTTCATCACACAAAAATATAATCAACCAAACTCAATAAATCAAAATTTACCAGATATTTTCTTTTCTCATATAACCAAGAGCACAAGTATACGCATCGGCTTGGTCAAAGTTTTCTTTCTTAAGAGTGTTGTTTTTTGTATACAACCACTTGATTTGAGGTTCTTGTTTTGCAACGTGTTCCCAAATTAACATCTTCTTGTCAATATCTTTTGGGTAACCTCCAAACAATACTTTTTTACCTTTGTCGTTTTCTCTAACCAATTCAGGAAAAGCAAATTTTCTTGAATCATACGTAGAGATATATTCAGGAACCAATCCCAAAATATCAAATATAGATTTGGTGATCATAGAATTATATCTCAACAAAGTTCCTACAGTATAAGTGTTGTTGGAGTTGAGAAGAGGTTCTTCAATTACCACTTTGGTAATACCCAAATTCTTATACCCGACCAACTTTTGTTCAAAAAGAAGGGTCTTATGAATAAGAGCTTCAATTTTATTTTCAGGTTCTGGTTTAAGGAGGGGTGTAAAATGAGTTAACTCCAATAAATTTTTCTGTTGAATATCAAAGAGAGCCCATCCAATAGTTTTCGTTGATATATCAAGGCCAAGCACCTTTGGGCTGTTTTTTAATTGATTTGACATAAATATTTTAAAAATCGTACTTTATTAAGAATTGTTGAACCCCTTGTCTTAATTGCGGAGATTCAAGCTTCGAAATAAACATAAGATCATAGTCAGAATCGTAAAGTCCAATTTCGGTAACGTAAATATCATCACCATTTAACGTGGGATTCGTCGATACAGTAAATTGATTATAAGGTAGATTTACATAATATCTCATCTCATATACCGTTGCTTGGATATCAGTTTCCACATTTCCGAAGAAAATGTATTCATCACCAAAGTTGATATAAGGTCTTGTGGTTCCACTTTGAATCAAAGGAATAAAATTATTCAAATTGAATGTGGTTCCCGCATCGTAATTACCCTGAGTAATAAAGAATGTTTGACCGGTAATTCCACTTACAGGAATCAATCCGTTAACCAAACTAATATCACCCGTGAAGTCAATCTGTTTCCACGCATCCGCAACAGGTCTTTCACCCGTATTGACAAGTTGAGCCAAGATATAGAATTCATTAGCACAGAATCCCGACGGGGTGGTGACAAAATCGGTATTTAAGAATGGGAATTCATCCCCGAATCTAACTCCGACATTCGCAGTATCAGGCGGACAACTCGGATCGGTTCCTTGAACGGATGTAAAATAGTTACAGTTCATTCCCGCCGTTCCAAAATCATTGTCAAAGATATAAGTAACCCACATCGTCTGACCTGTTCCTGTCATAATACCAACATCATCACCTGCATCAACATTACATAGGTTTGGTGCGGTGAGAGATAATCTTGGGGCGGGTAATGTCCAAGTTCTCTTTGAGATCCAAGACATAGATGCCAAAATTTCCTCATCGTCAATGGTGACAATCTTAAGGTCGGGCCATACTTTTCCAATTCTATTTGGATAACCTGTAGAATTTTCGTGTGTATCCCAAAGGTGATAGTACCTCAATCCTGGATCGTTCATATTGTTGTTCACATTTGAACGGATATAGTATGGCGTCAAAAGATCCAAGTCATCAAAACCGGGTGGGTCAATATAGAATGTTTCACCAATGGTTTTGTTTGGATTTTTGTGCCACATAAGAAGTGGCATTTTGATTTTCAAATTTCTTGCTTGGCCTGTCGCTCCCGAATCAGATGGGTCGAATGGCTCAGTTGCGAATTTCTCACCATAGTTGTTATTGATTTCATTGTTTGTATAATGAATAATACCAATAGCTTTTTGATCACTCGGTGAAAGGATTATCTTTTCAGAAAAACTATTAAAGTAATATGTTGAATCCGTATCACTTTGTGCTGAATTTGTTTGATATCCCAAGTATTCTTTTGTTCCGAGATAAGTTCTACTTGCAAAATTGTTGTATCCAACAAAAGTAGAACTCCACAATCCCGCAGGATCCTCTGACCAGGGAATATTAAGATTCCAAACTAGTGGTCTTTCATCTCTGATCGTACAATTTAAATCAAAAGCAAATGCTTCATCAGGCCAATATGATTCAGGTGTTACAGAATCATAATAAGGAGTATACCCGGACGGGTATATAAAGATTTTTGCATCACCACTTATTCCCGACAAGGTATAATTTGGAAGTGGTCTATCGACAAAGAAACTTGTAGTACCAGTACCTGTAATTGTGTAAAATTCTGTCATATATGATCCAGTTATAGATCCACAACCAGATCCACCATTGGGGTCATAAAATAGTGCTAAGATTTGTCCTACTTGGGGAAGTTCATCAGAATCACAAATAACATTGTATATAATTTCTAAATTTGTTGATCCTGATAATCCTGAAAAAGAAAATGAGTAATTAGAGTTGGTGGTGTACGCAGTGGAGGTTTGGAAACTACTTCCTGTAAATGGACCTCTCGAAATCGTCTGATTGAAAAAATCATCAATTCCTGAATTTTCAAAAGGTATTCCCCATGTAGTACCTGAGGTGGGATCAAGATAAAATGGATATTTTATGTGACCCTTATTACTCTGAGGGAGACCTGAATCATTTTGTGCGTTATATTGAGGTGTGAGGATATTAAGTGTTGACTCATCCAAACTGGTCGTACAATTATAACAAACTTCGGAATCACCAATTTGAAAATAAGAGATATTGAAATTACCTTGAGATAATTTTCTTCTTCCCGCGTCAGTGAGACGTGTATTAATAATTGCTCCTGTATTTTTAACTATATATGACATTTTCTATAAATACAATATTTTTCATTATTCACTCTTTTTATTGACTACAATAAACAGTTAGGAAACCATTTTGAAAAACTTGATATACTATACCATTTAGTTGGAAGTAAGTTCCAAAAGGTACGTAATTATTAAGTGATGAATCACTATACACAACGACTCCTGAATTCAAGGTTGTTACATTTGGTTCTGTATATATAATGTTTGAATATGAAGGATACGCATCACCACAATATCCGTCAACTTCGGGTGTGTTTAAATACATTACTGAAAATGCAGTATTGGTCAACAAAGTACTACCTTGTAAATAAATTATATCTTCGTTAGTCGTAGTAAGTGGTACAACGATTGTTGAACAAGGTACATTATTTAATTTTACATTCGAAACTTGTAAACTTGTTTTTGTTTCAGCATAAGTTGGACAAGAAGAATCTGAAGAATTGGTCACTATTTGAATATCTGTAACACAAATTACTTGAATAAATGGTGTTGTAGAATTTAAACTTAATAAATTTTGTGAATAATTGTAAGTTGTAGTTGTTTCGTTCTGAAGTCCAGAAGCACAAGTTCTCGTTTTTGATGTGGATTGTGAACTTGTTTCAGGTATTACAGAAGTTACACCATTCACTATTTTTGTCCATGTATGTTGGAAATTTGCAGATCCCGGTTCTTTGAGTGTATCTACATTCTTTCCCTTGATATTGAATGTTAAGGAAGATCCAAAAGGTAAAGAAGGTGATACAACAATATTATAATTGTATTGTTTTTTCTTATAATTATTTTGATTAATCAATAAAATTGAAAATTCAACTAAATTGAGTGTGTAACTTGAAACCTCCGAATCGTACAATAAAACAAAAGGTACAGTAATTTCCACTCCGTTAGAATCCCTAACAATTATTTCACCTGTCCCTTCACATAATCCATTAAAAATATTTGAATTTTGGAATGTTATACCGTTGTCTATTGAATATAAATAAGGACTTTGTCCTCCCTCAGGTATAATCGTAATATTACCATTACAGAATCCTTGACAACTCACATTATTAACACTAACTGTAGATATAAAAGAAACTTCAGGACATGCCTCATTTGTTGCGAGCCAAGATTGGGGTACAGACAATCCAACTTGTGTCCATGCACCCAATGGATTGTCGATATTTACTGTATTTATTATCTGACCCTCCTGATCCCAACCATTAACAAACCAATATGCGTTGATCGAATCCCATTGTATGGTATAACTTCCTGAAGTCCAAGTGTTTCTTCCATTGACAATATCTGATGTCACCTCAAATTCATATTGTGTGGTTCCATCACTCAAACAAATAAATGAACTAATACATTCTGCACAAGCTTCACCCGTAGAACTATAAAAATAATCTGCCGGTCCAACAGGAATCCACTCTCCAATAGGTGCGATTGTATTTCCTGTCAAGATTTGTTCACCTGGAGACCAACCCTCTATATACCACCAATCATTGGTAGTATCCCATTTTATTGTTAAATTTTGACCAGTATTTACCCACGTAGGTTTCCCATTAAAAGTCGTGGATGACTTTTCAAATTGAATATTACATATGGATAAACTACTTGTTGCCATTATTTTTCGTATGTAAAGTTGGTACTACCTATAAATGTAGCGGCAGCCCCGAGTGGTGTTATGCATACCCAAAGTTGGTCTACTGTACCATCAATTTTTCTTCCAGGTTTAATTTCACTTTCATTTAACTCTATATTAGTTATTGCTGAAGTTCCAGCTTCACCGATGAATCCTGCAATAATCACACCATCCGATGTTACAGTCTGAGCACCATTACCTAAAGAGTATTGCCATTCAGCAGTATTTCCACTTGAATATGTCATACCTGATGAAATGGTTGGATTTATCTCAACTGTAACTAAGAAGTTATCATTTGATGTGTTGAGTACTTGGCAGTTAGTTAACTGAATTGTAACTTGATCATAAATAGGAGACGCTCTCAACCCAATGAAAGGATATTTAGTACCCGAAGATGATAGGGTGACCGTGTTTATTTGAGATAATGATCCCGTCCTTTTGATTGTATTTCTTGTTCCTTCATCACTAATAGTAGAACATATTTGATGGAATGATCCAGTTCCTCCAGAGGATCTAATTTCATATCTTATAGGTTGATCAGGTGATGTCATATAAACATCAGAAAGGTTATTTGTTCCTGAGTTTGTTTTGAAGATATAAGTATTTCCACTCAAATTTAATCCAAATCTAACTCTTCCTACTCCCAACCACTGAAAATCTACTACCATCAAATTTGTTTTTGACCAATCAATGGTTGATGGATCTACTTGACTTGAATCCCAAGTATCAGTCGCCGCACTCAAAATCAATGTTCCTGTCTTCCATATTTGAAATGATACTTCATTATTAATACCATTACTTTCAAGAAAAAACCCATCAAATTGTGAGTCGTATGTTGCCGCAGTTGAAGATGAAAAATACCCAACTCGTTTAATTACATTGGTATCCAATTCAAAATCCGAGAAACTGAATTCACACAACTGACTTTTTCCAGGTTGATAAATTCCTCTTTCTTTTGATTGTCTAATGACATAATCGCCTGTTGTTGATACAGTCATTATTACACATGCGTTTACCGCTTCAAGGGTAGAAGTCGCACTTCCATTAACAACCTCATCAACTTGATTTGGTAGTTTATCCTGTTCATATTTTATCTCAATTAAACTTGTCAATTCAGAGACTCTAAGTCTTCCAAAAGCATCCAAATTGACTGAATCTGAATATGATATTTGATCGTTAAAAATGTAGCTCATATTATATACCAATTATTATTTCTTGTCATTATAGTTAATGACATATTGTTTATGTTCATATCAACATAAGAACTCCCATCAATTAATCCATCTGTTGGAGTAATCCTAATTCTATATGTTCCGCAAATTCCTGCCTCATCCTTTACGATTAAAAAATATCCGTTTTTACCCGCCAAAGAAGGTAAAGTAACATCAACATTTGTAGTACCCGAAATTCCCCAATATTGTTTGTCCCAACTCAAAGTTTGACTTGTGGTGATTCCAGTTGTTACATAATTATTGGAACTCGTTCCCGAAATCGAATCGGTCAAAGCACTAAAAGCAACTTTATATGTGGATCCATCTTGTGACAATGGAAAGAACGCTTGGTTGGATAATGATCCAACACTCGTGAGTTGGGATATTGTTAAATCTGACATTTATACTTGAGTTACGGTTACGATTACAGAGGGAATTGCGGGTCTTGTAGGATTTGTGTTGGGTCCTTGATAAACAAATCCTAATCTAACATCATCCACTCTCCATTTTATTTCGAAAAATCCACCAGATGTATTTGTTTCAACGAAGTTCCAAGCAGCAACACTACGACCGTTGTTTGAGTTACCTACAATTTGAGTATTTGTATAATCAACATTTGATCCGTTTTTGGAAAGCCAAATATCCACAGTCTGAGCATTACCACCACCTGAAGATTCGACTTGTGCTGAAAACTGAATATTAAAAGTTCCTGCTGAAGCCACCGTAAATTTAGACCCATCAACCACAGTAACTCCACTTGAAAGGGTTGTTGTGTTAGCACTCATTGAATACGCAACGGTAGTTGAAGATGCTGTTTGAGATGAAAGTGAAATAAAAGACCCAACCAAATTACCTGAAGATAAATTTACGGATTTTACTTTATAAGTCACCCCATTTGAAGCGACAGCAAATTCTGTATTGTTCGTCAATGCTGTTAATTCAGGTAAGGATGATATTGGTAAATCTGGCATAATTATAAATATTTTTAGGTGATAATTATTTTACTTCCATCCTCTTGAAGGATATAGAATTCATTTTCCTGTTGTAAATAGAAGAGAGGGGATGGAGTAATTGTTGGAGTTATAGATGGAGTTATTGTCGGACTTGGACTTATAGTTGGTGTAACCGAAGAACTTGGTGTTATAGAAGGTGTTTGTGTTGGGGTTCCAGTATTGGTAGGGGTTATTGAAGGTGTTAATGAAATTGTAGGGGTTAAGCTTGGAGTTGGTGTATTTGTTGGTGTATTAGATGGTGTAAAGAAAGGAGTAAGAGTTGGAGTGGATGTAACTGTTATTGATGGTGTGACCGTAGGAGTTGGTGTCACCGTAGGCGTTTGGGATTGTGATGGAGGAATACAAGGAGAAACCCCGTCACAAATTTCACAAGATCCATAGATTGTATTATCAAAGACAACCGCTCCTGCCGAACTTAAACTCTTCAGAGTATATGAAGAATTGAACGCAACCCTTGTGAAACACTTATTGTTTAAGAATGGATTTGCAGATGATTCATTTGTAAATACAACAATCTGAGTGTCACCGACATTAGGAACGATTGGGAATACCGTTTCGGTTGTATTCACGTTGAAATATTGATATCCACAACATGAATAGAAGGAAACAAGATTATTAGCACTTGTACTTGGCGTGATAGACGGTGTGACAGTGGGTGTAGCAGTTAAAGTTGGAGTTACGGTTGGAGTTGGTGTGATCGTTGGTGTGGGTGTTGGTGATGTCTGAATTCCCTTATTCAAACAAATAGTGTCAGGAACATCGGATAGTGATGGATTACATTCTACACAAGAATCAAAATCATAGAAATAGCTCGAGTTATTTGATATAGTTTGACCCGTATAATATTCCTGACCCAAATAAGTCCAACAATTTGGAGTCAAAGAGTCATCACAACAGAAAACTACCGTTTGAATTCCTTCAGAATTAGCCAATTCACCTGCCGTTGCTAAAACCCATAAAGTATATGTTTTACCCAAATAAGATATGTTTGGATAAGCGAACCAAGTCGAATCAAATGAATCGTAGGTGACACCATTACAGATTAAATCTTGTTTACTCGGTAATTGTAAAGGAGCATTAAAAATACTTATATAAGATCCCAAATAAGTAACAGAAGGATATGAGTATTCATATATGTTTCCATTAGAGTAGTAATATTCAATTGTGATTCCATTACTAAAATTTTTCATCCCCAAATATAAAGGTGAAGAAAGTTGTGCGGGCGATCCAACGGGTATGAAGTCTGTATATTCTAAAACTATATTTGTACAACTCCCCGAAATAAAATTAGATAATTGATATATCTTACCTACGGTCAAATTAGTTGTTGTCGCACTGAGATAGATTGTTGTTGCACTATCAGGACAAGATGTGAATTTGTATAAATCAAAAGTTTCGGATCCAACAACACAAGTAGTTGATGCTGTATAATCACCATAGTAATCAATAATCGTTGCAGAATATGATCCGGCGGCTAAATTCAAGATGGTTGGTGAAGATTCACCATTACTCCAAGTAATATCATAAGGCGGTGTTCCTCCTGTTATATTCAAACTCAAAGATCCGTCCGTAGATATTGGTGTTGATGTATTCGTTGATACACATTCAACACCCAAAGGAAAAATCGTTATTGGTGAACAGTCGTTTATGTTATTGAATATACTCATTTTCTTTATTCATTATTCACAACATGTTGTTGCTCCACTCAGACTATAAGACCAAGAAGATTGAGGTGGTATATATGACACTACGTCCAAGGAAGGTAAATACATACACCTATTCACTTGTAATGAATCATTTACATCCACAGTTACTTCATCATAGGTTTCTTGGTCACAACCATAGAAACCAAAATTAGCACTTCCTGGACAGATTCCAGTAGTACATTCGAATGTAATTGTAACTCCCGAATAACAATCACATCTCGGAGAAGGTGTTATACTCGGTGTTAAAGAAATGGTAGGTGTTATACTTGGTGTAATTGATGTGGTAGGCGTTATTGTTGGAGTGTTTGTAGGTGTCTCTGTGTTTGTTGGTGTATTTGTAGGTGTCTCTGTATTTGTTGGAGTATTTGTGGGTGTTTCTGTAGTTGTAGGTGTTAGAGTTGGCGTTGGTGTTGATGTCGCCGTTTCTGATGGTGTAATCGTATTGGTTGGGGTTGTTGTGATTGTTGGTGTAATTGTGGGAGTTACTGTAGGTGTTTGTGTTGTAGTAGGTGTTGATGTTTTGGTAGGTGTAGGTGTTTGTGTAGATGTACTCGTAAAGGTAGGTGTAACGGTAGGTGTCGCTGTATTAGTAGGTGTAAGGGTAGGTGTCGCTGTATTTGTTGGTGTAAGGGTAGGTGTCGCTGTATTTGTTGGTGTAATTGTTGGTGTTTGTGTATTTGTTGGTGTCGGAGTAGGTGACGCCATGGTAGAGGTAGTTGTGAACTGACATAAATTGGAGTCTACCATTTTCACGACAAAATTATTTCCATAAGTTTGAAATATACTTGGAATATCGAAATAAAATGGTAATTGACTATCAGAAATATTATCAATCCAAATACAATTCAATGCGTCTATATCACACACAAAAATGTCGTATGGTTCCTGTCCTGATATGTTAGTTATTTCTACTTGCATTTTACATAAATAGTATTAACATGCCGTACCACCAGAGAAGAATACCTGTCCTGTAGCAGGTGCATTATTCATAAACGAAACTACACTAATACAAGATGTTTGTGTAATTTGATTCCCTGCTGGTATAGTCGAAGATGTTGCAACTCCATCACATAAAGTATAATTAACCGTCTGAGGTGAATCATCAGTATTGACTAATATAACATCTTCTCTACATGAATCACAGTTCGTACTCACACAACTTGAAGTTTTTAAGAAACCACTTTCATTCTGTGCCCATTCATCTCCGAATATTCCAGTCTGTGATAGATTTAATGATGATTGAGGTGCTATTATCTGAAAACAAACTCCTGAGAATTCATGACCTGATAGATATGTTGGGGCAATCGGTAGTATTGTTGGTATTCTTGCGGTACTACCCACAGTCCATGTATTTGCAGTTAAGTTTGGTATATTAGCCGAACTCAAAAATTTATCAGTAGTCCCACATTCTTGTAATCCAATATATGTTAAATCACACTTACCAGCCCCACATGTTGCCGTCGTTCCTACTGTATAATTCGCAGGCTTGGTTGGTTTGGATGCGTCATATGTGATCACAGAATAACATTCATCTACTGAAAACTTACAAAGCGGACATCCTGCACTGATGAGTATAGAAACCTCTACTGTACTCCCTGTTGAATAGACTGTACTAGTTGTAAAATTAAAAGCCGAATAATTGTACACAACATCTATGAGGTCAGGTCTCAGTTTTGTTGCACAAGATTGGAAAGTGTAGGTGTTGAGTGGAGGAGTATTAGTTGGTGTTACAGTTCTTGTGGGTGTGACAGTTGTTGTTGGCGTCACTGTCTTTGTCGGAGTTGGAGTTACTGTTGGAGTTACTGTTGACGTTACTGTTGCAGTAATACTAGGTGTAATAGTCGGTGTTTGAGTATTAGTAGGTGTAATAGTATTAGTTGGAGTATTGGTAGGTGTCTCAGTAACCGTTTGTGTAACAGTATTCGTTGGAGTATTTGTAGGTGTTTGTGTCAGGGTTGGAGTGACCGTATTTGTGGGGGTATTTGTAGGCGTTTGTGTCAGGGTCGGAGTAACCGTATTTGTGGGGGTATTTGTAGGTGTTTCTGAAATAGTAGGAGTTACAGTATTTGCAGGTGTACTTGTTTGAGTTGGAGTAATTGTTGGAGTCACCGTATTTGTCGGGGTTTGTGTCGGTGTTTTTGTGATTGTTGGCGTGATTGTATTTGTTGGTGTTATAGTTGTCGTAGGTGTGTTAGTCGGTGTTTCAGTGACTGTAGGTGTATTGGTCGGTGTTTGAGTGACTGTAGGTGTATTTGTGGGTGTCTCGGTTGGAGTCTCAGTTGGTGTTTGAGTATTCGTAGGTGTCGGAGTTGGTGACAAACCTGGAGTAGGAGTTGGTGTTTCAGTGTTTGTTGGGGTTGGTGTTAATGAACACGCCAAAACTCTGTCGGTTAAACACGCCGAACAACCAGTATATGGTGAAGCAGATCCATCTCCGTAAATTTCTACCTCATAAATTGTTCCACCAGACAACGTTGTTCTTATTTCATAACATCCTGTTATAATCTGACTTGGATCTGAAACTGAAAAACCTGATAAATAGAAAAACTCACCATCATTTACTATATCATCTCCATTTATATCATATAATTGAATAATTGTTCCATCACAACACTCAACACCTGCATAATAAACGATTGGTCTTGTCTGACTTGGAGTCACCGTGATTGTTGGTGTGATAGAGGGTGTAATAGTATTGGTCGGTGTATTAGTTGGTGTTACAGCAATACAGTTATTTATATCACAACCAAGATCATCAATAATTGACACACAATAAGATGATTCTGTAAAAGCCGACGGTAATTGGAAAGAAAATGGTAAATCAGATTCATTTATTGTCTCAATAAATTCACAATTCGAACCAAATTCGTCACAAACATAAACGTTGAAAGGAGGTGTACCTAATATTTGTGATATATTTAGAAAATACGGCATTTATCCTTCTGACGTTGGTTGGTTTATTGTTACTTCAATTCTGATATTCCTTAATAAAGTATAAGGGAATTCATAAGAAGTTACATTATTTAAATTATATGTATTCAACAATTCGTTTGTGTCATCATCGTAAATTCTTAATGTTGTGAATTTTGCAGGTGGACCCGCCTGTGATGAAGTGGGATTTTGTACTCTTATGTACATAGAACCTTCGAAGAAAAATCCAAGATTCACAGAGGTATAGTTTACTTGGTCATATGACTGTCTTAACTGGTATGAGTATATTGTATTATTGTTTGTATTTCCTCTTCTTATTGAGAATTGGAATGGATTCTGACATTGGTTACAACTTTCAAAAACATAATAAGGATTTATATTACCAAAGTAATTTCCTGTATATTCGAAAGCATTGAGTTGAGGATTAACAAAGTACTCACCTAAATTATATTCTCCAAGATATTGGAAACATGGTTGATTGTATCCTGTTCTGAATGTTTGATTTAAAGTAACACCCGTCACCTCGACTGTCTGAATTACTAAATCATAAGCAGTGGTGACAGGTGAACATGCTTGATACACATAGATTTTATGAGGTGGAGTTGGTGTTACGGTAGGTGTAGGTGTAGATGTCGGTTTTGGTGTTTTTGACGGGGTAGTTGTAATACTTGGTGTTACTGTACTAAATGAACTCGAAACCGTAGGTGTCTGTGTTAAAGTCGGTGTGACAGTTGGTGTCTGAGTTAATGTTGGTGTAACTGTTGGTGTGGGTGTTACGAGACAAAGATCACATTCGTTGTAAATTGAAAGTATTTCATCCAAATAAATGTTTGGTGATCCCAACTCTCTTCCCAAATATTCATAACAAATTCTATTACCATTAACAATCGCATCAAATGTTTGACCTGTTTGGACATACGTTTCACTCGAGTCGATTAGTCTTTGAGAAACATAGAATATTTCACCCGATGTACAATTTCTTAACTTATAAACTTCCGGACAAATGAAATCAGAACAACAGATTTCAAAATCAACAGTTCCACTAATTGTGATCGGTGGTTGAGGGCTTGGTGTGGGTGTTGGTGATGTTACAGGAAGTGTAGTTGTGGTGGTGGTATAAGTAATTGCGGTCAATCCAACATCTCTACAACGATCAACATAAGGGGTAGGACTTGGAGTTGGGGTAGGTGTTGGGGTTAATGTTGCGGTATTTATTGGGGTTTCACAATTGAAAACCGCATTGAAATCAATAACATTACACGGGTCTGTAGTTGTAGTTGTTGTTATACAAATACCTGAATAGAAAAAACTCTCGTGGAATGCAGGACATGGATCCAATGGATTATTTTGACCTTGTATGATACACGATCCTCCTGGTGTATCAGACAAACACCATTTATTTACTTTGAAATAAACGTAACCTGTACCTCCTGTATTTTCGTAGTAAGGTAAATTATATAATTCAGTACCCGTTATAAGATTATATGTTCCGTTATAGACAGATAATGGACCTTCCAAATTCGAGATACAAAAATCCTCATAACAATCACTGAGTGTAGATATAAAAGAAGTATCACTACAAGGTAAAGGACTAGGTGTTATGGTTGGAGTAACTGTAGGGGTAGGTGTTGGAAAACAGGGATAATTACCCAAACAAAACGAACAACTTACATATTGTAAGTCAACTAAGTAGTCAACACCGTTGTTATTACCATCATATTCAACAAACCTGAAACAAGTCCCACCACTAACAACAACAATTTCAGAACTAGTATTGATCCAAGGATATGTTAATGCATATATCAGATCACCAGTGCAACAATTACTAAAAATTGCAGAAACCAAACCTGACGTAACAGTAGGGGTTATAGTGGGAGTAACTGTTGGTGTTGATGTTTTAGTAGGGGTAAGAGTCCTTGTTATGGTTGGTGTCGGTGTAGTAGTTCTCGTTAAGGTTGGTGTTATTGTTGGTGTTTGAGTCTGTGTTGGAGTCGGTGTTGCCGAGGGATTCAAAGATAAACAAGTAGGACAATCAGAATAAAATGTACTTGCTGAAATTATTACCTGTTCTTGAAAATCAGTAACTGAATAATTTACTTCATAACATTCACCACTGTAATAAACGACATTATCAGGACTTGTATAAGCGGTAGAAACCCATATGTACGACGAAGAGTCTGTACACTTTTCCCACCTATAACAATTGACTAATGCCATTCAGATTGAATTGTTTTCTTAATAAGTATTTTTTTATTCCATTTTCCTAACAAAATCTTTCATTTCTTGAATATAAAAAAAACTTGCAGAATTTGTTGACACATAGTCAAAATAAGTTGAATCGTTCTTTAGTAAATCGATTGGGTTTTTTTCAATAAAATCACCCTTATAAAATTTACCCTCTTTGGTCTCTTTGGTAACACCTGCACAGTGGAATATATTCTTGGTCATCAACAATTGTCTATTATCTGAAGCCCAAGAAAAATCAAGTTCTTTGGTGATTTTGGTTTCATATTCAAAGAACCACAAATTCCATAAGACCGCCCACATCTCAGCGGTCCAAAACTGAACAGGACTGTTTGACAACGGATATACCTTTTGGTACATCGTCATCTTATCATAAATCGATTGAGCGTCCCTTTCGATTTTCTTCCATACTCTCCAATCTTGATTTGAGAATGTATATTGAGCACCTCCCGCATTTTCGTCCATTTTTTCAATCAAATCAATCGGAATTCCAACCTCATCCATCATCCATCTGATCAATTCCCTGTCTTGAGTCTGAGGGAATTTTTCTTTATATCTCTGACAACAATCCAAAAGATATTGATATCCTATATAACTTTTTGTATCACTCAAATAAATTTTATCATCATTGAATCTTGAAAAATCGGGAAGTTTTCTAAAAAGTATGTCAGAGTCATGAAGAAAAAACTTATCCGTTGGGTTATCCTTCAGATATTTCCATATAAGATGGGGTTTCAGAGAGGGTGGATAATATTTCCTGTTTCTTGTGTCCTTGTAAAAGTGAACGTTGTATTTTTCGGCGAGTTTTTTTAAACCATCAGAAGGTTCATCACCCTGCAGTCCAAACAACATCACAATATCATTCGGATCAATACCTAATCTTTGAAAATTATATCCATAGATTTCACATTGCCAATGAAAGTACGGAACGTCGGGTTGGGCTGAGACAAATTTCAATTTCTAATTGCTAAAGTATCACCGTCAAAATCTCTGATCATATATCCTTTTTCCCTCAAAAAATTACAAAGTAATCCATAATCTTCATTTTCTTTTATGTGATTACTTTCAAATATAATTATCCTAGGTAAATATTTCAAAGACATTATTAATTTGTCGTCATAACCTTCTAAGTCAGTATGTAACCAATCATATTCTTGATAATTATATTTTTCAATAATTTCATTTAAAGTTTTAGTTTTTCTTAGCTCAGATGAAATTTGTTCGGGCTTCATATACTTGTTTGGTACTTCCGAAATAATTGAATCAGTATATCCTTCACCACCTTTATACCAAACAACATCTTCACCGTCCTTGGTTACAATTTCGTTGATTAATATGTTTTTTGGTTTATCAGAATACATTTTCTTAAGTTTCAAATATTGTTCATTAGAACCCTCAATGATTATTGCCGAAGTTTCTTGATTCAATACTGAAAAAACCCAATGACCAAATGTTCCATCATGGGATCCAACAACAATACCTCGTGTATTTTTGTTTATTTTACAATATAAATTAAAAAACTTTTCTAAATCAGAACCATAAAGTAAGAAATCAAATTTATGTTCGTAAATAACCTCATCATCACAAATTAATTGTAGATCATAAACAGTAACCCATCCTGTATTAAATGTAACCCAAACACCAGGACCTATATTATGTTCCCAATAATCTTCACATCCTAGTTTACAAAATCTTACTTTTAAATTTTTATCCTCACCTATTATTGAAGTTGTAAATTTATCAAGTTCCACTTTAAAACTTAGATTTCCATCTGTCTTTGTAATTTCTATGTTAATCATTTTTTTTCTTAATTATGTATTTAGAATTTTTGACTTTATTCAAATCTTCCAATAGATTATAATTTTTACCATTATATTCAATATTTATATTATTTAAATTTTTATGGTCTATAATAATTTCACTCCAATTATCAATAGAAAAGTTTTTTACACTATCTTCATATTTTAGATTAAAGTTTTTTATTTCTTCAAATCCATAAAAAAGTATTTTTAAAAAATTATCATCTTCATTATTATGGACAAAACACTTTATATCGTTCAAACGAAAATG